AAGTAAGGTTACTTTAGTACTAAGGTTTGCTATAAATAATTTGGTAAGAGCTATGCACTCCAGCATAGAGCAGGATCTTACGAAGCATCCTAGAGGCCGACACGAAGCAGAGTGGAAGTAGTCTGTGTATTGCCTTAATAAGCAGCTTGCATATTAAAGAGAATATGAAGAAGGTAAGACTTATTAATGAGTGCCTACGCTGAATCGAACAGCTATAACAAATAAGGAGAGTGTCAACATGTTCAACTTAAAAACAATAGGGAAGTTCAATGGTAGTAAGTTTGACAAGCTTACAAGCCACCCCGCTATCGAAGAACCTTGCTACATGAAATTTCGTAAAGTAATATGCGCAACATATTACCTAAGAAGATCGCTGAGACGATGTTTTAGTACCTCTCATTAGGGTATGTCGTTGAATGGTTGGAAATACCATGAGGTGAAGTAGTAACCCGAGATTTGTCGCAATGTCGGAAGTGAATTTGTCCAGAAGTGGGCGTCTTGGAAAATTAGACGGCTTTTTGTAGGTGTTTTAGTAACGTTTCTCAACAGAAACGACCCTCATTCGCCAGGTCCTATTAGGATAAGAATGTTGTAATCGCTTATATGCCTGTAGTAGTATCGTACTATGATGATAGGCTCTTTATAATGCATCTAATCGCGTTATAAGGCACGGCAAATATAGGGAAACGGTAGAGTTACGAGTCCCCTTTTTAAGTACAATCTCGAAGCTCAGAAATAATTAACAGATTATTTCAAAAATTAACATATTGTAAAAGTTTAAGTGAAAGTAGATAAGCAGAAGAACAGTTGACTCACATGTCTTATGAGTAAAGTCCTACGGGGAATACTGAGTATGAAGAATCAAGTAAATTACAGATTTTATCAGACATTAACAGATTTACAAGTAAACTTCAGAATATGCAATAGCATTACGATCTAGTAAGTGAGTTCTACTATACTTATACACATTAACAGTAAATTACAGATTTTATCAGACATTAACAATTCGCCGTATTACTGAATACATTATTGAGATTAATTAACCTCTTTCGAAGCTTTATTAAAGCGGCTCTAAGAGATTGAGCAGGTTAGCAGAATATGAGTAATACGCTAAATTTAAAATTAGTATTAACAAAAAATGATTGTATCTCGCTAAGAAATCAATCTTAAAATCAAGTAGGAGATATTAAAATGGAAAAAGCAACTATTAACGGTGCTATGATTGCTCCGTATCGGGCAGAGTTAGAAACTTGGAATCTTATCGGTAAGAAGATTCTGACAGTAAAAGCAGAACCGGCTGATTTGGAATATAATGACAAAGTTCGGGCAAATGAACTTCGTCTCGTTCGGCCGATTATGAAGTATGTAATCGAAGAAATTGACATTACAGGTAGTCGTATAACTTGTCTTCCTGACGGCTGTACGCCGGTCATTGAATTGAACAATGATCCGTCTTTGCAGTTCAAAATTGGACCCGCCAAGTTCAACGAAGTAAACAATGAAACTATCGCTCAGGCTATTGAGTTCAATAACAAACCGACTACAACTGGTCGTGCTCCAATCTTCTTTACCGATTATTTGAAGTTGACTGAACATGTCAACCGTCTGAACGGCTTCGAGATGGAAAAGGCTGATCAGATTGCAGAAGAGATGTTGAATCTCTCTAAGATGCTGAAGGAACTTAACAATCTTCAGGCTTCTAACTGTGATCGTTATTATGACGAGCTCGGTACTCCGATTAAAAAATAACGAAAAGTTCTCGTAAAGGATGAAAATACTTTCTGATTCTAAGAAATTATTACTTGAACTCCTTTTGAAAGATACTCGTATTAGTAGTGAAATTCTTCTTAATGAAGAAATTCCTGAGTCTATTAAGGTTCACGACGATGGGTCAGTAACCTTTTATAGAAGTAGACAGCATTGGTGGAGTTGGCTGTTTCAGGATAAAAAAACTTACGAGTTTCGGGAGTTGAGTACAATGATGCTTGCAGCTTATAGCAAGTATTTACCGCCAAATAAGTATCTCAATAACATTCTTACTCAGAAAGTTATTGAAGAAGCTTATAAGACTCATGATTATGAGTCGGTTATCAATCGATTTGCCTTGTATGCTTTTCTAGGTGTAACAGAAGGGGATTACAAAATTAGCAAAACTATGCTGATAGACGACGATCCACAGCAACAGCAAAAAAATGCGCGTGGACAAAAAATAGGCTCATGTATTGGCTATCTTAATTTAGGTGGCGGAGACATGGCAATCAACATTAATCTCATGGAAGATTAATTTATTCATGAATAAGTATTAGCAGATGTACGCTTATTCCATGCTTAGAATTGAATAGACTCATCAAAAGAGTATTTAGTAAATATGTAAAGACTAAAGTAAATAGATGTAAATGTTACTAAAGTAATTATATATTGAATAAGAAATAGAGATGTTTATATAAAACCACAAGAGCCCAAGATGATGGGTCAGGGCTTCTTGGTTTTTTATCTGCTAGTAGATAATGACCGTAAGGTTAATAAGGCAAGCTTGAAATAATTAGAGCTACTCTTTCGATAGAGCTACTAGCACTACAGGTAAGCGATTTCTAATATACGTTATTTTAATCAAGTATTAACTTTTTAAAAATCAACATATATGACAAAATCAATTACAATAAATATTAAGCCAAACATACTCATTACAAAACGTGATAAATTAACTGCAGAGATTACTCGTAGCTGGCGAATTATAGCTACAGAGAATGTAGTTAAAAAAGGTTTTACTCGTAATTATGATTTACGAGCATTACTAACTCATATTCGTGCTATGTACGAAGAGCTAGTAATTCTTAAATTACGAATTCAGTGTGCTAATATGGGAATGAAGTTTAAAGATCTTCCTAAGGATGCTAACATTATTAACATTTATAAGCTATCTGCTTTAAATGAATTCTATGTTAAGCTAGGCGAAATGGCTAAAGAACATACAATTAATCCTGTACTTAAGGCTAAGAAAGGAAAACGTAATTTAGGTATTACTGAAGAACTTACACGTACATATTTCCGTAATATGCAAAATGGGTGTTTGTTAACATTGAATAGTTTGCGTAAAGCAATTGCTGATTTCAATGACAATACGGATTTGAGTGATGATTCTGCACCTTTGTATTTAGTAGCATAACATTACTCTTTATTGTTTTTCATAAAAGTTTTAAAAATTAATGAGTGAAAGGAGTAATAGGAATATTACTCCTTTTTATAAAATATTACAACTATGAACAAAACTGATCAACAGAAAAATAATACATATATAGACTACTGGACAAAAGCTGGTAAGTCTTCTAGAGAAGCTAATCAATCTATTAAGATTGCAAAGACTGTAACTTATACAGACAAGAGTGGTACAGAACGTACTCGAACTACATTCCAACATCCTACTTTAAAGGATATTACGTTTAGTAAACCACATGTTAGAAATAGTGGTCTTACTGAGAAAGAGAAGAAAGAACGTTTTGACAAAGCTCCTTTCAGTGACTATCATGACAAACTGATTAACTCTACTTATAGTAGAGAGAACCGTATAGCTAAACAGCAGATGCTGAAGGCTATTCATGATGAGAAAATACAGAGTATTATGTTTAAGAAAGCAACACATAAACTTGCTGTAACTAAATATAATCAAGGAGACTGTCCTAATTTATTAGTAGTAAAATTATATGATAGCAATAATCTACCATATGATTTTAGCAGTACACCATCTCGACTCAGTTTAGAGGAACTTCGTAAAAAAGCTGAAACTATGAACTTAGAATTCAGCAAGTCAATACGAAACTATGCTGGAATTGAAATTTGGGAAAAATCAGAATATATGAAGAAATATAATGGCGGAAACTATCGTTTCTGTATATTCCGAGAAAAACAAGACACTAAATCAGAAAAAGAAACCAAATTAGCAGCATAATGAATGAAATTACAGCGTTAGACATTATTAGTATTAAGCGAGAAGCAGCAAAACTAATTCGAGTAAATACTGAAATACGTGAAGGACAAGCTATATACATAGCAGCTCAGAAAATGTTCCCTAAAGCAGTTGATAAGTTGAAACATACTAAAGTTGATTGCTTCTATGAAGATTCTAGAATAGATTCATTTCTACTAGAGTTACAGAAATTAAACAATAATTAAAGCCAGAGCTAGGAAACTAGCTCTTATTGCGGGGTAGAGTAACGGTAACTCATTAGTCTCATAAGCTAAAAATATAGGTTCGAATCCTATCTCCGCAACTAACTAAACTTTAATGATATGCAAATACGTGGAAAGACGGTATTTGTATTCGATATCGAGGTATTTCAAAATATCTTTCACTGTTCTGTTAAAAATACAGAAACAGGAGAAATATATAAATTTGAAATCTCTGAAAGAAAGAACCAACTAAGAGAATTAGTAAGGTTCTTTAAACAAGTAGATTCTTACATAAAATGGGGTGATTTCTATACTACAGATTTAGAAATAAAATCTGAGATTATCTTTTGTGGATATAATAATCTACATTATGATAATCCTATAATAAACTATATTATAGAGTATGAAGACAAACTCATGAGTTATAATGTAGCTACAATATGTAGTTCTATATTTAACTTAAGTAGGACTATTACTACTTCTACAGAAGATGATATAGAAACTTGGAAACATTGGAAGTATCAGATTTGGTTTGATACTTTTGATTTACTTACTATGCTTTACTCTAATAAACTTAGAGTAGGTTTGAAAGAAATTCAAGTAACTATGCAATATCCTAATGTACAAGAATTTGTATGTGATTGGAGTAAGCCTCTTCCATTAGAAGATTTTGACAATATGATTGATTATAATATCAATGATATTGAATCAACTACAGAGCTTTTAAATAGATGTAAGAAAGATATTGACTTACGTATAGCTATTGAAGACGAATACGGTGTACGAGTCCTTAGTAAGGATGGTGTAAACATTGGAATGAAGATTTTAACTCAAAAGTATCTTGAAAAAACAGGTCTAACCTGGTGGGATATTGAAGGATTAAGATCACCAATGGATTATATACCATTAAAGGATGTAATACTACCGTTTATTAAATATGATAGTCCTATCTTACAGGAAGTACTAAATGATATGAAAAATCAGATAGTATCTCCTGGTAGAAAAGGCTACGAAAATAACTTCGTATTTAATGGTTTACGTTACACTGTAGGAGTAGGAGGGATTCATTCTAAAAATGATCCTGAAATTATTATTCCTAAAGAAGATGAAATGCTCATTGACATCGATGTCGCATCACTATACCCAAGTATGTTAATAGAATATGGATTTTACCCTAAACATTTAGGTCCTGAATTCTTAGAAGTATATTCTCAAATTAAAGATGAGAGAATAGAAGCAAAACATAATGGAGATAAAGTGAAAAATGAGACATTAAAGTTAGCGTTAAATGGTTTGTCAGGTAATCTACAAAATCAACATAACTTCTGTTATAGTCCTTTCGCAGTAATGCAAATTAGGATAAATGGACAGTTATTATTGCTAATGTTAGCTGAAAAGCTAACACAAATAGGATGTCGAATCGTCCAGGCAAATACTGATGGTTTGTTTGTATTACTTAAGAAAAGTATATATGAACAGGCTAACAAGATTTGTCGAGAATGGGAACAACTTACTAGACTTACTCTTGAAGAAGAGCGTTTTGAAGCTATGTACCAATATGCAATTAATGACTACATTGCAGTTAAAGAAGGATATAAGGAAACTAAAAATCCTGATTTAATTAAGACAAAAGGTATGTTTATTACTAAAGTACTATTAGGTAAGGGATTATCTGCAAAGATAATACCTGAAGCTATTATAAAATACTTTGTAGATGGTATACCAGTAGAAGATACTATAAAAGGATGTACGGATATACGTAAATTCTTGATGTCTGAGAAAACTGGTAAACAATGGCATGTTGAATACATGAACCAAGAACAACAGCGAACTAATCGTTTCTATGCATCTACTAATGGTGGATACTTATGGAAATGGAAATATACTGGTCATGCAGAAGGTGAAGTAGTAGAATACTATGAACCTTATGTAGGAAGACAAAGCTATATTGCAAAAGAGAAATCATATCAAAATATGCTTACTGCATCTGGTGTTACTCTTTTGAATAAGTTCGATAACAAACCAATTGAAGAACGCAAAATTAATTACAGATATTATCTTAGAGAAGCTCTAAAGATAATTGAAGAATTACAACCAAGACAATTAGAACTGTTTTAACAGAATCTAACATATTGTATCAAAATTTTAGGATTGTCATAAACTTTAATGCTTATGATACTAGAACTAGATACATCTCTATTAAACAAGTATAATATTTCAATAAATCAATTAGTATTTATTTCTCTTGTATTGAATGATAATCAACCTAATAATCAAGACATTCAGGAACTTCTCAGCCGAGTTAATGAAGAAGAGATACAAGAGTTAATTCAACGTAACATTGTTGTAGTAAGTATTTCTGACAACAATCAAATTTATAGTCCTTCAGAAGAACTACTTGAATCTATTAAAAAAGATAGGGAAAGTATGTTCGATGAGTTCTATGAAGTATTTCCAGTTTATGTTACAAGACCCGATGGTACAAAAGGCTTTCTAAGAGCTAATATAAACAAATGTAGAAAGGAATATAACCGTATCATAGGTAAATCCAAAGCAATGCATAATCATATTATGGCTTGTCTGAGGTACGAAATAGATGATAAAATGCGAACAGGCAAAATAGGTTATATGAAAACTATGTGGAAATGGCTCACTCAACATGAGTGGGAATGTTACGAAGAGCAAATGAACTTAGAACAACAAACAGCAAGTAGTTATGGAACAGGAATCCTTTAAAACATTACCGTTTAAAACAATAGCTGAAGTAACAGATGAATCTGTTAGATATATTCAAGCTAGGAAGGATAAGACAATCGTACCTTTAAAAACACGATGGTCTAAGTTCAATAAAGTTTGCTGTGGTGGATTAGAACCAAATATGATTTTAACAATTGCAGGAGGTTCAGGTTCTGGTAAATCAGCATTTGCAAATACGCTTGAAACTGATTTAATTGATTTAAATACCGATCAGGATATTGTAATCTTAGATTTTTCGTTTGAGATGCTTAGTTATAGACAAATTGGTCGAAAGTTAAGCAATCGATTAAGACGCACTACCTCGGAATTATATAGTGCGAATGACAGTATAGATGATGCTACTCTAGACAAAGTTAAAGAAGAAGCAGAAAAAATTAAAAAGTATCAAATATTTTACATTGATACTCCTAGTACTGTAGAAAGTATCGAAAAAACTATAGATTATTTTCACGAAACAATAGCTAAGGATAAATGGCTTATTGTTATACTTGACCATGCCTTACTTGTAGAAGGCGAAAGTGAACGTGGAACAATAGTCGATTTACAGAAAATGTTTATTCGTAAAAAGAAATTATCTAATACGAGTATTATACAGATTTCACAGATGAATCGAAATATTGAACAACCTGATAGGATAAACAATCCTTCTATGCATTATCCTATGCGTAGTGATTTAGCTGCATCAGATGCAATATTCCAAGCTAGTGACTATGTGATAGCTTTATCACGTCCAGAATTACTTAATATACTTAGCTATGGAGTTAATCGCTTACCTGTAAAAGACAAGGTATATCTTCATTTCTTAAAAGTAAGAGATGCTGGAGAACCATGTATATTAGAGTTTAACAATGAGCTTAAGTATGGTAATTTGATAGAAGCTAGTCCGAGTACTACGATGCAGCATACAGTAGTATTTAATAATAAAGTAGGCTGAAATTATGAAAAATATTTTAACTATATCTCTTCCGAACAAAAAGTGTGATAAGAATGGTATTTATAAGAACTATTTGCTAAAGCGTTTAGCTCTTACTTATCCTGAGTTGTTAATCGATGGTATCGATACTGAAGAGACACCGTTTAGTTATCAGTATATTGGACCGAGCGATAAGATTCGTTTTGGTGCAGATTTATATTCTACATGTGACGTAGCTAAGTATCGGAAGTGTACTTATTGTCCGTTTGCAGAAGAAAACTATAGCCTTGCAACACAGTTTGAATTGGCTATGAAAAAATTAGATGATTACGCTAAACTTCGCCGTGATTATCGTAAACCGTTATATGATTTCCGTTTGCCGGATGGTACTCCTGTTAAAGAGTACGGAAATTTTATTCAGGTAGGTTATAAGCTTATCCCGAAGTATAATCGTGGATATATTATGTCTTTACCTCGCGAAGAAAAGACTATCATTAATAACGTTATTGTTATGATTAATAACAATACTGAAATTAATGCTTCATTAAATCTTTAATTTACTTTACAATATCAGATTCTTTCAGATTATATCAAATACTATCATATTAGATGTAAAGTAGTATAACCTAATTTATTATGTTAATACTACCAACTGAAAAGAATAAACCAAAGGTGCAGAATCCACGATTTCTGATACTTTTCGGTAAACCAAAAGCTGGTAAAACGACTTTACTTTCTATGCTTGAAGGTTGTCTCATTATAGACTTAGAAGGTGGTTCTGAGTTCTTAGAAGCACTTTCTATTCAAGCAAGAAGCGTTAATGATTTAGCTGAAATAGCAAATCAAATTAGACAAAAGATTACTCAAACAGGTACAAAACCCTATAAGTATATTGCAATTGATAATGCAACTCGCTTAGAGGAAATCTGTTTACCTTATGCTGCTACTTTATATCGTCAAACTCCTATGGGTAAGACGTATAAGGGTAATGATGTAAGACAGCTTCCTAATGGATCCGGTTATTTATATCTTAGAGAGGCAGTAAAGAAAGTAATTTTTATGTTTAAAGAACTATGTGATAACTTCATCCTCATTGGTCATACTAAAGATAAAATGATTAATAAGGATGGTGAAGAGCTTACAGAAATGGCAATAGACCTAGTTGGAAGATTAGGAGACATTGTTTGTGGTGAAGCAGATGCTGTAGGTTATGTCTATCGTAAAAAGAATGAGACTCATATCTCATTTGAAGGTGGAGATAACTCAGTACGTGAAGCCAGAGCTCCTCACTTAAGAGGAAAGAACATAGTTATTGCAGAAAGTAATGAGAACAATGAGATTACAACTCATTGGGATCGAATCTATTTACCAGAATAAAACACATTGATATGTATAGTAAAGAAAGAGCGCAACAGATAACAAAGAATGACGTTAAGTTTATTCCTGCAGGTATTCAAGAGAATGTAGCATTGAAAAGTGCACGTGTAGCTGAATCTCCTACAGGTAGAAAGTTTTTTGAAGTGGTATTTGAGAAAAACGGAGCAACTCTAACTCAAACAGAATGGAAGCCTGATAATAAAAACGGGCAACTTAGTGATGAAGATGTACAGAGAAAGGAAGATAATCAGTTCTCTCGTACTATGCAGTTGCTTCTTTGTTTTTACAAAGACGAAGAACTTGTATTTAACGGTACTAATTTTGAAGAATTTGCAAAAGAAGTAGTAGACTATTTGAATAAAGCAGATAAGTCTAAACTTCTGCGTGTTAAAATCGTATATAACGATAAGGGTTATACTACCCTTCCGTCATATGCAAAATATACTTTTATTGAGCCTATGATATTGCCTGAAGGTCAAACTTCAGCAATTACAGAACTGCGTATTGATAATTTTACTAAGCCAGTAGTTGCAGATGTCGAGACACCTGTAGCTAATCCGGGTCCTAGTGAAAGCATCAGTATCTCACCTACAGTAGAAGCTGCAGTAGAGAACAACGCAGAAAATCCTTATGGATTGCCGTTTTAATAGGACAATAAAATCCTAAGTCTACGCTAGGCATAATATAGCGATACGTGAGTAGCATACCGCCATGTGAGTCTTTAGACAAAATAATGGATTACTAATAGTATGCACTCACGTTTTTTTATTTGTAGAACTAAAAAATCAATTTTTATATGAGATTATCAAAATTTATTAATAAAACTTTCCTTAAGAAAACAGGTACAGATGCAGAGATAGTAGATACTAAGTACACAATTCAAAACATTAACACCAGAGATGGAGTTAATGTAAAACGAGATGAATTGAAAGTAGGAGATATTATCTATGCCGCTATATCTACTACTATAAAAGAAAATGGAAAGAAAAAGCGATTAAACTTAAGAAAAGATATCTACCAACTTAAAGACTCATATGGTAGATTTACGTTTATCGATTATCTTGGTAATGAGTACAAGACATCTTTGACGGCTATTAAGATTATTAATTGTTTATCTGCTAAGCAGAAAGAAGCAGAAATAAATGATTTACTTGATAAGCATGAAAAAGAACTTATAGAAGCAGAGAGACTAAAGTATCTAGAGGAGAGTAAACGACTAGGATTTAAGTTTACTGACCTTGAGCCAGAAGATAAGTTACGTAGAACTATTGACGCTGGCATAAAGAATATATGGATGGTTGGTCCAGCAGGATGCGGCAAGAGTACAATGGCAAGAAATGTAGCTAAAGAGCTAGAATTACCTTACCTTTGTATTAGTTGCGGCATTGGTACTTCGGCTACCGAGTTTATTGGTTATAAGTATCCGACGCGTGAAAAGACTCGTTTTGCAGAATTTTACGCTGAACCATCTATTATATTGATTGACGAGATAACGGCATTAGATCCTGCAGTTGCACAGATATTAAATGCAGCGTTAGCTAACGATGAAATTGAGACTACTACGGGCTTAGTTCATCGACATCCAAACTGTATTATTATTGCTACTAGTAATACTTTTGGTTTTGGATGTGATCGTCAATATGTAGCAAATAACCAGTTAGATGCGTCCACTATAGACCGCTTTGTTGGTGGTATTGTAGAGGTTACGTACTCTGCTAAATTTGAAGATAGATACGATGCAGAAGTTGTAGAATATGTCCGAATTCTTAGAGCTTTCGTTCAAGAGCAGAATTTACGAAAAGTATGTTCCACTCGTATGATTCAAGCGGGTCATAATCTTAAGTATCATCATTTCATGGATTGGAAATGGCGTCTGACTATTAACTGGACAGACAATGAGAAAGAGCAGTTAACTAGATGGTTAACTGAAAAAGGAAATAGAAAAAGCTATTAAGAAACATTAAACAACTTCTATATGGTAGAATTATCTTATACGTACGATAGCATTAGTAAATTTTATGAAGACGCTCTTCATCCTACACCTGAGGGTAATATAGAAGATACTTTGCGCCACCTACAAACTGAAGAAATAAGCTTTAGAGGTAACGATATTGCAACTATTAAAAAGAGTCAATATAGTTATACTAAAGGTCTAGCTGAAATGAAAAAGCTAGATTTAAATCTTAATTTAGGTGGTTCAAAGAGATCTTATAAATGGGATGAAACTGATGGTGATGATATTAGCTATGATCGACTTATAGACGGTTTTCCAGCTATGAAAAAGCGAATTAAAAGTCATGGAATAGGAAGTGGACGTTTAGTAAACATATATGTAATAATATCCGAAAATTGCTGTATTGGTTCACAAGAGATGCTTGTTAAAGCCTATACTGCAATGCAGATTGTAGATTTACTCGAAAATTTAGGATATCGTGTAGCAATATATTCTTGTGATTGTACTCTTGATTCAAGTGGTACATATAAAGGAGAAAAAGGAGTTAAATACACGGTACAAGTATGTTTAAAACGACATGAAGATTCTTTGAATCAAGGATTAATACTTAATGGAATTAGTCCTTGGTTTTTTCGCTATTATTTATTTGCTCATCAAAAAGGTAGATATAAAAATGGTTGGGGAATGGGAAGAGCTGTAGAAATGGAGCTCGAACAGACCAGAGAGAATATTGTCATTAATCATGGAGAGTGTCTAAATAAAAGATCTGCTGATAGCAAAATAAAGCAGATAATAAAATTATTCGGAATAGATTGATACGTTATGCAATAAATAGCAGCTATGCCTAAATCCCGCATAGTGGTGTACAAAGATAGGTGTGAGTCCTATGATACGAAGTTTATTTCGACATCTTTTTTAGGAAGTATAGCTTTTATCACTAGATAAAAGATTTTACTGTCCTATAAAATGGTAGCAGTACTGAATGGGAAATAGATGACTTCTGTTTAACAGATATAGGGCTATTGATTTCTTGTACTGATTACTACTATTTTTGTGCGAACACGAAGATGTAAAGTAATTTTTCCAGAGATTATTCATATATTGTCTAATATTTTTTTAAACTTTACGCCAATGTAAAAAATAACATATAATAACAGATTTTATCCTATAGTAGTGAGAGCTATAGGATATACGGGAGATGCGTTAACTGTAATAGGTAGTACAGGTCGCCAAATGGGGATAGCGTGTGGTATGGTTCGAATCCATCCTCTCCCACACTAACGCGTACAGGATATGTATGATAAAAGAAGGGTAAAGAAACCCACAGAATGTATTACTTTAGATTATATATTATCTAAGGTAACCGAATACGACATATATGCTCATTACTTAGGGCAATTCAAAGTAGGAGCTATCTATAATAGTCCATTTCGTAAGGATAAAAACCCTTCTTTTGGAGTTTATTATAGTAAGCGAACAAAACAGCTATTATTTAAAGATCATGGTACAGGAGAATGTGGAAATGTAATTAAGTTTGTATCCTTATTTACAGGAATAACAAATTATAATGATATTCTTAAAGATATTATTAAACAATTACATATTACTCCTGATACTACTTTAGATAATAGTAAGCAGTATACTCCATCTACAGATACTGTTATTGGAGTAGTACGCCAAGACTTTACTTCAACTGATATAAATTACTGGCAACAATTTAATATATCTAAGGAAACATTAAAGAAATTTAATGTTAATAGTATTAAATACTATTTATGCAATGGTATTGTAAAAGGTATTTATAAACCTGAAAATCCTATGTATGCTTATAAAGTATACAATAACTTTAAAATTTATAGACCATTAGCAGATAAATATACAAAGTGGCGTAATAACTTAACTGAATATGATATTCAAGGTTATGCTCAATTACCTAAAAAAGGAGATGTATTATTTATAACTAAAAGTATGAAAGATGTGATGTGCCTTTATGAGATGGGAATACCTGCAATATCTCCTTCATCTGAAAGTACTTTTATTCCTAATGATATATTAGAGGGTCTTAAGAAGCGTTTTAAGCGCATTATAATCCTATTTGATAGAGACCCAGCAGGAGTAAGATATAGTCGTAAAATAAGCCTTAAAATGGGCTTAGAAGCTTGTTTTATACCAAAGTATTTAAATGCAAAAGATGTATCGGATGCTATAAAATTAAATAACTTTGAAATTGTAAAAAAAGAAATAGAGAAAATTGTTAACAAACAATATAAACATGCGTTATAATATTATATGTTTATATAATTTAACAGCATGAAAAAAGAAAATGAAATTTGGAAAGTTATACCAAATTATGAAAATTATGAAGCTTCTAATTTTGGAAGAATAAGGTCAATTGATAGAGTAGTTAAGAGAGATCGTTATACTACCAGAAAGATAAAAGGTAAAATACTACAGCAGTTTGCTAAAAACTCAGGATATTTACAAGTAAATTTATCTAAAAATAGTAAAATAGAAACAAAAACCGTACACAGGTTAGTAGCTATTACTTTTTTAGAAAACACAAATAATTATACAGATGTTAACCATAAAGATGAAAATAAACATAATAATAATATTAATAATCTTGAATGGTGTACTAGAAAGTATAATATGAACTATAATAAATTGCCACTTAAGAAATATAAGAAGGTATTAAAATTTAATAAAGAAGGATGTTTACTATGTATCTATACAAGTTTAAAAGAAGCTGCAGAGCTTAATAATTTATCTAAGAGTACAATAAGTGGTTATTGTAATAACTTACATAAAGATCCTAACGGATATATTTGGAAATATGAAACCAAAAAATAAAAAGAAATAGACAAAAGGTAGAGTAAAAAATGCTACACCTAATGTCTACAATGGTATAAAGTTCCGAAGTAAACTTGAAACCTATACATACAAAAAACTTAAAGAAGCTAAAATTCCAGCTGAATATGAATCAACCCACTTTGAGTTAATACCTAAGTTCGAATATAATGGAGAGAAAGTAAGAGCTATGACTTACTTACCTGACTTTATAGGTAAAGACTTTATAATTGAATGTAAAGGACTCATTGGAGATTCATTCCCTTTACGTTGGAAAATCTTTAAGTATACTCTAATGAAGAGTAATTCTAACTATAAACTATATTTAGTTAGAAACCAAAAGCAAGTCGATGCTATGATCGATGAATTAAAAACCAAAAATTAACAGATTATGTCAGAATTTATAAAAGTTGGAGAACGAATTGTCAATAAACCTACAGGTCTTGATTATGACTTGATAAATGGTAAAGTATATAATTTGAAATGGGACCGTTACAACGGAATGTCCTATTTTGAAGAAGATGGTTCACTTAGTCTCCCAGCCAAAGTATATACAACAAAGAGTGATGATATTTTCATCAAACGTGTAAATACATATTTCCAGAAAACAAGTAAATTGTCTACTGGAGTAATGCTTAGTGGCATTAAAGGTACTGGCAAAACCGTTATGGCTAAAGTTATAGCCAAAAATTCTAATCTGCCTATTATTGTAGTAGATGAGGATTATCCTACAAATCGTATTAACGATTTCTTCCGTAAGTTTGAAACCCCTGTTACAATCATCTTTGATGAGGTAGATAAACACTGGGATACAGAAGATTTGTTAGGATGGCTTGATGGTGTACAGACTAATGCTAAGAAATTAGTTTTGTTCACTTGTAATAACGAAGATAGAGTAAATGATTATCTGAAAGATCGTTGTTCACGTGTACGTTACATTAGACACTTTGAAGCAAACGATAATGCTCGATTCTTACGTGAAATCTTACGAGACAAAGGTATTGCAGAAGATAAGATTGAAGATACTTATACATTTATTGTAAATAACTTTGGTCTATTATCTATTGATAATATCTTATCATTTATCGATGAAAAACTCTTATTCCCTGAACTTTCTAATGAAGAGATATTTAACGATATGAATATTTCCTCTAAGAAAGGTAAAAAGAATATAATCGGAGAAACACCAGATGAAGAAGATGAAGATGATGATGATTGGTTGTATGATGATGACGAAGAATACGAGGAGGATGAAAGTCTACACAAGATAATTATGTGCTCTTGTAACTAAAAAAATAAGGTTAGTAGAAATACTAGCCTTTTCTAATATTATGAAAGTATGTGGTTTAAGTGATTTACATGGTAATTTTATTGATATACCAGAGTGTGATGTACTATGTATCTGCGGAGATATAGTAGGATTAGTTGAACAACGTTCAATTGAACAATCTAGACATTGGTGGTATAATAGATTTACTAGTTGGGTTAATAGATTACCTTGTAAAAAGGTAATTATTACTCCTGGAAATCATGATTTTTTTCTTGAAGATGCTTATAAAAAAGGCTATCTTGAAGAATTACGCAAAGATTTAAGCGCTAGAACTAACGGTAAGTTAGAAATTCTTATAAATAGTGAATATACTTACGAAGGAATAAAGTTCTATGGCTGCCCTTTTATACGTCCTATAAAGTTCCAAAATGGAAGATGGGCGTTTGAGGATGATTATAATGAGGAAAGTAATACTTGTTGTTATGATAATATTCCAAAAGATACAGATGTACTTCTTACTCATGATAATCCCTATTATAATGGTATATTAAACTATTTTATACCTAAAAATATAAAATATCATCTATATGGTCATTGGCATGAAGGAACTTCTTTTATTGAAAGTGATAAATATAGACATAATTGTTCTATATTGAATGATATGTATGACATAAAAGATAACTTTAAGCCTATAGTTATTGATGTTAATAAGGATATTGTTCCTATAAAAGAGGATGAAATTCCTCTACCAGTAACTGGAGATATTATAGATGATGAACAAGATTTAACAGATGAAGATTATGAACTTGATACAGAAAGCAATTAAGAAAGCAAAAGATTTTATTGACGAAAAAGTTATGTCCCGTAAATTTGATCTCTATATAGAAGCAAAAAGAATAGAGATGAAACAAGATATGTTAGAAGCAGAAGAGAATGTCGAAAATGCTTTAAAACAAGGATGTTTTGAGAATGCTTTCATAAATTTTCGTACAATGAATAGAATCAAAGAAGGTTCTGAGTATTTAGATAAATTTGAAAAATACGTAAAGGAAGATCGCAAAGAATGATGAATATAGAAATTCCATATTATGAGGATAATACTAGAATTTCAAATTCAGCAATAGGTTGGTTTCTTAAAAAAGGTCCAAGATATCTTCGTGATATGTTAGATGGAAAGGAAGAAGGTATGAGTGCTAAGTTCCTTGAAAAAGGTACTATGATACATGAATACATTCTTCAACCTGAGGAATTTTGGAAAGACTATGAAATATTAGATTTTGAAGTTCCAAAGGTAAAACAACAAAGAGATTTGTGTGAATATTATAGTTCACACAAATTAACAGATCCTTTAGCAGATAATGATAAATTGTTATTAGAAGCATACAATAATTCTTATAATAATACAAAGTCTGCAGAAATTAGGAAGAATGAAGCTAAGAAGATTGTAGAAACTTATAGTGACTATATTAACTATCTTCAAATAAGTACTACAAAGAAAGTAATTTCTTTTGCAGACTTAAATATGCTTAAACAAATTAAGCAAAATCTCCAAGAACATGTAGCAGCTAATAAACTGCTATTTAATGTTCCGACTACATATACCTGTCATAATGAGTTTCATATTAATTGGCAATATAAGAACATAGATTGTAAATCTTTATTAGATAGAGTTATGTTTGACCATGTTAATAAGAAAATCATTTTGATAGACCTCAAAACAACAAGTGATATTTATAACTTCAAACATTCCGTAGAGGAGTTTGATTATTATAGGCAAATAGCTTTTTACCTTTGTGCTATTACCTGGTATATGCTTAATGAGTTAAATCTCAATGTAGACGATTACGACTTAGAAGCATATATTATTGCTATACAAACAAATGGTAAGTATGAAGTTAGAGTATTTAATATGTTTAACGAAGAGGAGTTACTCAAGCGTAAAGACATAATATCAGAAGCTTTAACAGAAATATCATATCATATCAGTTCTAACAATTGGGAACATACTCGTAAATATTATGAGAATGATGGAATTGAAGAACTTACAAGCTAAGACAGTAGAAGACTTGGATATTGAGATGACAATAAATAGTTGTGTCATTACTAATCCGGCCGATGAAGTTGATGAGAATAAAGTTGAAGAAGTAGATAATTCTACAATTGAAGATAAAGTCGAAGTAACTGACGAAGCAGCATGATAGATTTTAGTAAATACAATAAAGGGCTACGATTATACGCAGCCCTTTTTGAACTAAATCCTCATGTATTTAATACTGACGCTTTTATAGATATGCTAATACTTAATAACAATAGTATTGGATTAATCTATAATAGATTATATGATCAGTATATTATTTCTGAGATTACTCAGAATAGATTCTATTATAACAAACAGTTAGTATTTTATAATGGAACAAAACAATATGCCTATGTACTTACTCTTTTTGATAAGGAATACATAGACATTTATAAAGATATTTATACAAACGGATCTCTACTCTTAAGTAAGCAATTTTTAATTAAAGTTTGTATTATTTGGAAAGATTTTTTAAGTGATTCTTTTTTTGATTGTTTAAAATGTGAAGCATGTGAACAGTGCCAACAAAAAAGCCAGGTATAATAGCCTGGCTTTATTTTTAATTACCTGCGATTTGTTTATCGTAGTATCTTCGTTTACTTGGAATATCATTAAGTTCTATAACATTCTTAAATGGAGTAGACTACCAGAAAGCTTTTTCTAGTTGTGTATATCCTTTATATGCTCCTCTAGATATCACTTTATTTTTATCTTTTTTATCTGTAAATAATCCATAGAATTGTTCTACAGGATAAAATACAATTGCGCCAAAGTTATCTATTAAACTATACAATGGTGTAGGAGTTTTAATAGTACTATATACATCTGTAAGCTTATATGGAGCTCCTAATTCAAAAGAGGTTCTTGCCATTACATAAGCAAATAAGTTTAATAATTTATTACGCTTATCATCATCTGCTGCTTGTCCTGTAATATAGGCTATAAATGGCTACACAGCAAGAATAAGAGATAATTCTACTTTAAGTTTTTTAAGATTAGTTCTTGTTAACTCATCTTGTATTCCTTTATTTAATACAAGTTGGTTAAAAGAAGTAGTAAGAATATCTATACCTTTTTTGTCTTTATATATTTCAGAGAATACTCTTAATGGAGTTCTTAATAGTCCTTCTACATATCTCTAAGAAGTATAGTCCCACTATTTAGACATTGTCCATCTTTCTTGCATAATGATAGGTATATACTATCTATGCATCATACACATAGCACCAAATACATTAGTAGTAAATTGTGCTTTCTATAAAGGTGTAAGCTAACCATCTGCAGATGCGGCTAGATTCTTAGCCGTATTACCTACAGTAAATTTAGCTTTATTAACAGCATATTGGTCTTTAGGGTCAATGGCTTTTAATTCTCCATTAACAAATTTGATAGAAGCTTTAAAGGATTTGTATTTCTTCCAATTATCCTTAGTATCTTCTGTTCTACCATATTTGTTGAAATATTCCTCTTTAGATAGAAACACACCGTTTACATTTTTATAGTTGTACATAACAGAATTTAGAATTTGTCCTTTAATGAAATAATCAGACATAGAATAAATTCCAAATGCCCACTCATTCTGTAATACGTTGAGCCATCTATTACGGTTTGTATTTCTTGACAAACTTTCTAATGTAGAACCTACTTCAAAATAATCCATAGTTGCCATCTGAGGACTCTTATAATGCTTATTACCAGCATTAATACCATACTTAAAGGTATCATATACTAAGTCCTTGAAACCCGCTGCTGCATCAGAAAAATCATAATATCTACCAGTAATTGCATTTACTAAATGTGAATGCAAAGCTGTAAAGAATCCAGTAAAAGCACAAGCAAAATTCAAACCTAAGTTTCGTAGAGTACCATAAATACGTAGGTTATTAAATAACTTAGTAATGTTATACTCTCTCTCTCCAATAGAGAATGTAATAGAGTTAAGCTTAACATCGTATACATTCATGTCTATGAATTTCTTGGCAAACTAATAAATGTTAGTCTAATCTCCATCTTTAGGTTCTATTTTCTATTTAAAGAATTTCTTAACAGCAGCTGCTACTCCAGTATTAGAACCAGTATACTTTCTTTGACCTAAGAAGGCTTTAATATTTTCTACTTTAGCTTTGATAGCTGATTTCTATTTAAAGTTCTCAGCCATTTTAAAGTATTGAATAACAGAACCAACCATATCTGCAGAAATAGTAGCAGGATCATCTAAGTCTTTAATAAAGTACTATGGAACCATAGCTAAGGAAGTACCATCAGGTGCGGTTCTAACCTTCTTCTACATACCCTAATCATCTCCCTTAACAGATACACCATCAAGTAAATAATCTTTAGTAGCAGTAAAAGGATTATAATTATGAGCCTTTAAGAATTTATACCAAGAGCCTGATATCTATGGCAACTTATACTTATTTAAGTTATGTAAATTATCTAATTTATTGTTAGACTCTTCCATAGTATCTATAATAGCTTGACGTAATTCCTTAAGCTCTTTATTCTGCATTACAGCTTTATAAGCCTTACTATTATCATATAAAGACATTTTAGGCTGATAGTATTCATCATTAGTTCTATCAAAGTTCTTATTATAGAAAGGAGATTCTTCAGATATTTCAGAGAAATTCATTGAAGGTTGTACAGTTATATATTTATCATCCTTAGGTACAATCTTAGTATAATAGGATTTAGGATGTACTCTACCTTGTGCATCTCTATAAGTATGTCTAAGCTCAAAGTCTTGAAGAGTACCAGGCATTTCCTAATCAAGCATAGCTGCTTCTGCATAGTCTCTTCTATATCTATCCGTAGGAACTATTTTAGCTATGTCTTCAAACTTAATACCAGCTTTCTACTTATTTGTTTTCTTAGACTTACGGATAACTCTCATTCGAGCATCTAATCTATTAATTAAATTCATAACATGATTAGACATAAGATTAGTATTAATCTCGCCAGTCTTATCATCTCTGAAAGCATTAAGTATTTCCCTTTTTTGACGGTTTAATTCCTCATACTTTTCTCCATAGTTAGTTCTATCTACTTTAGATAATAAGTCATAGAATTCTTCAGAATATACTGTACGAGTATTTCTTTCGTACCACTTATTATAGTCTTTATCGCTGAGTTCTTGTTCTTTCTATTTACGTACTGCTTCAAACTTTTCCAGATTAGTCTTCATTTTGAGACCTTTGGCTATCTTGTCATTAAGTTCAGTAAGTTCATCAGCTATCTGTCTTTCAATAGAACCTTCTGGCTTCTCATTACCCATAAGGTCATACTTACTTGCCAATTGTTTTTTCTCTAAGAATAAGACTTGTAATCTATTCCACTCTTCTTCAGTAAATTTCTCATACTGAATTATACCATCTATATTCTTATACTTACTTGTAAGGTCTCGAATTTTAATCATAATGTTTTCACGTGCATTAGACGCTTCATCACTAAGAGCATTAAACATATCATAATACTCTTTAGTATATTTACGCTCACAATGCTTAGAAAGCCATTCATTACGCTTACGATTGTACTGAATACGTAATTCTCTATTCTCTGGTAAAGTTAATTCTCCAGGATGTAAACCTAATTCTTTCCTTGTATCCTCTAAGAACTTTTTATAGTCTCTTTGAAATTTACCGTAATTCCTTTCTCTTACTATATAGCCTGTAGTTTTACCTTCATCATCTACTTCAAACAATACTTTTTGATTATTGCCAGCAGCCTTTAATTTCTCTAATAAAGAGTGTGCTTTCACAAAAGTATTATTATTAATAGTATTTTCAGTATTTTGAAGTATATTGAATAATGTCTTGATAGCTTCATCATTAATCTTATCGCCTGCACCAAACCATCGTGTAAGAGAAGAGATATCATTATTAGTCTCCTTAGTATTCTCAGCTAAGTAATTATATATAGTAGGTGAACCTACCTAAATACCATTATTAAGCATAATTTCTCTGGCATTCTATACCTACATACGCTTAACATGATCAGAACAGGCATCAAGAATAGATTTACATATAGATAAGTCTGACATCAATTTATCATATTCCTTAGTTCCTATAATATCACTATAGCTTGATAAGTCTACTAAAGAATTATATACTTCATTTGCATATTTACAATAGAATCCAAAGTAGTTCTTATTAAGAGAAACCAATCTTTCATCAGATAAAGCATTGGTACGATTATTATACGCATCTATTACTTCTCTTGCCACTGTTCTAATATCATCCTTAAGTTCGTTAGTAAAGTCCATAATAACTTTTATGTCCTCTATAACTCCATTCTATATATTCTTTATCTGATATCTGATTTGTTCTTTTAATTCAGTTCTCTTAGCTGGATCCTTTTCATCAATAGAATTAAGACGAGATATAAGACCTTGTTCGAGATTCTTTCGTATACTTCTTAATCTATCATCTAATTCTTTCTTAGTATTAAAGTTATACTTATTTAAATTATCAATAGATACTTCTATAAATCTAGCATTTTCATCTGTACTAGATAAAAACTACTCTTCAAAACTTAGATTTCTTGTCTATATATCAGCTGACAAGTAATCAAAGCTTTTAGCTCTTTCAATTATAGCCTTATCTCTATCTCCATTATATTTCTATAATAGGTCTTGGAATAGCTAAGACTAAGATCCATCAGGATCCTAGTCTATAGCGTAACCATTATTTTCAGATATGACATAATAAGCAGCGTCTTCACTATTAAGTACCTTTGCTACTTCATCAAAAGCTGCTTTAACTTCTTTATTCTTTAAATTTAAACACTGCATAATTATTCACATTCTTTTCTACGTTTCTTACCCAATTCCGCTAATGCAGACATATCTTCAAAACTTTCATTCTGTGCTGTATCAGATACAGTTTCTATATCAGGAGCAGATTGGGCTTCAAATACTTCAGTCAATTGACTTACATCTTCTATTTGTTGCATAAAATCTTCTATTGCCTCAATTGCAGTAAAGTCTTCTGTTTCGATAGTACCGTATACAAAATCAGTAGCTTCTTGCATCATTTCTGGAGTAATAGTAACATCTTCTGTTGGAACAATTACGTCTTCAACATCAATATTAGATACATTATCCATAACAGGATTTCCATCTTCTGTACCTGCTATTTCTTTTGCATCCTATTCTATTCTTGCTTTAATAGAATTTATTTCTCCAGGGAAGAACTATTTAGTAAAACCAGAATCAGCTTTAGGATCTTTAATAGCCTTTAATGCTAATGCTTCAATTTCACCTTCAGTCAGTAATGCATTATAATTAAATGAGTTCGCTTCAAATGCAGAAGGTTCTAAGCTATGTTTCTAGAATTCCATAACTCTAAATCCATTATCAATAACACCTAATTTAGGTATTCTTTGATATATATACTTAGTACCTCTTCCTACAGTTTCACCTTCTTCATTAATATAAGAAACTTGACCTACTTTTCTATATAGTTCTGTTACTTTAGAAGTACCAGCTCCATTTACTACTTTAATAAATTCTTTCTTAGAACGTGAAGTAGCAAATAAATCTGTTTTCAAGGTGGTTCTTACTCTTCCTCTTTCAGAAGTACGATGTAATACTTTATCCCCCTTTTCCACATTTATTTCAAATGGTTGAACTACACTATCATCCTACCATAAGTTACGTGCAATAGTAATATTAATAGAAGGGAAATACAAGGCCTCAGCATTATCATTCTCTTCAGCAATAGAAGCATAAGCAGCTTGATTAGAGGAACTCTTAAATGACTTTAAACCTTCTTTAATAACGTTTACATAACCATTTTCTTCTTTCCACTTATTAGGAACAAGATTAAAGAAGTTATTACTACCTCTTTCATCATAAGAAGTTAAGTATGCATACTTAGCTAAGTCATTAGCGAATTCTCTAACTATAGGATCATCAGACTCAAGTAATTCAGCAAAAGCAGATACCAATTGATTCTCGGTCTCATAGTCATTACTTAATGAAGAATCAGATAATACAATACGGTCTATTAACTATACTGTACCATCAGCTTGATATTCCTATAAATAATTAAGTAACTGATTACGTATATAACCATCTTGACCAATTAACGACGGGAACCTATCTTTGTTCTCCACTATGTACTACTTGATACCAGTTAATCTTTTACACATACTATCTTCACCATATAGCATACCTACTAATTCTTCATCAGTAGCATGTAATGCAGGTAAGTCTCTAGACAGTCTTGCTCTAATAATAGAGTCAATATAGGAAGAGAATCTGTTTACGAATTTCTTATCTCCTATATGCTTATAAGCTATTGCCTCTTGTCCATTATTATATACAATGTCCTTTCTTTGACCAAATATACCCATTGCTGATGTGAAGATATTCTGGAATACCTAAGTTGCAGGGAATGCCTAAGAACGCAATAATTTACGTGGTAATGAAGTACCATGATGTAACTTAGTACTTAAGAATGTTTTACCAAAATAAGTACGTAGAGCTTCTTGAGGATTCTTTTCATCAAATTCCTATCCTTCAATAACGAAGTATTCCGCATTATCATATATGAACGTCTCGTATGAATTTCTGAAGTTCATCTATTGAGCAAGAGTATTACCAAACTTCTTAGTATCAATCTAAGAACGATGTACTAATTCGCTTAATCTCTTAGCATCATTATTAAGCTCATTGTAAGCTTTAAGAACGATTAACTAAGTATAAGGATCTTTAGTGGTTAGACCGTTGATAAGACTACTATCATTGAACACAGTACTTCTATCATGTACAAATTTAGTTTTGTCATATATTAAATCTATACCTACTTCATCTGCTATACTATTATACTTCTTAATATGATCATACTTAGTAGGGTCATTATTATCTAAAGAATCTATATATGATTTGTATTGTTTAAAGTACTTATCATATAAAGTAGCAACTACCTGATTTTCAGTCTAAGTAGTAACACCATATACACCCTTATTAGCAATCATAGAATCAGCAAATTCTTTCAATATAGGCTATGCTAAGAAATAGAACGTAGTCTTACCCATACCACCACGTAACAGTAAGTTAGTCATGTTATAAGTAACTTGATTTACATTCAGAGCCATAATGTATGGATCTTTAGCAACGTCTACGTGAGCATTAATCATTGCTGATAACCAGTCGAGTATTCTAAAACCATCTCTACCTCTGATAGCATCTATAGTTCCTAAACCATAAGGATTACCTTTAGTATATATCATCTATAGATGTACTAATTGAGTTAAACAGTGATTAGTAGAATTAAGTGCAAACGGAGCAATACCTGCTTTACCACCTGTATATTCCTCTTTACGAGCAAGTTGGAATGAAGGTAATAGTTCATACATTGGCAAAGCTTCCTCTTTAACAGAAGGTTGTATAAGAGGTAGAATATCTTTCTAAAGTAACTTAGTAAGAGTATCAATAGAAGCTCTAGTTTCTGCCATATTCTTGCTATCTGATACTACTAACTGATAACTCTATATAATCATATTCTACAATGCCTTAGTACTCTGCTTGTCCTCTGGTAGTACGTTTCCTTCTTCATCTGTCTCATACTGCATTATATTGCCATTCTCGTCATAATTAAGAGTAGCTAAATACAATTTATCAACGTCGAAGTCAGAACCAGTCATAGCAGTAAATTCATCAGGAACTATGATGGTATCACCTATTCTATCTGGTAACACATCTACTACTTTAAAGCTAAACGTTGAAGAAAGACCCTGAGTAGGAATACGGTAACCAACACCCATGGGAGTAGCATCCTTACCTATTATACCTTTCTCAAGTAACCATCTTCTCATTTGGCCATAACTACCTTGATACTCTTTTGGTACAATGTGTCTAAAGAAGTTAGTACTAAGCATGACATCCATACTACCGTCTTTATTCAAGAAACGTAATTTCTTACCATCATTAAATGCAGTACCTATTGCAGATTGTTTACGAGCACCAGTAGCTTTGAAACCAAATGAAGACATCTGAATAGCTGAGCCACCTGGGGTATTTAAATCTACTACTTGTTTATTAATATAAGATATTATTCTGCTTTCAACCCAATTTCTTGAACTTGTTGCAGCAAGAGGAATACGGAATTCACCATTTTCATCTAACTTAAATCCATCAATGACTTCATCAGACATACCTGAGGAAACAGCCTGACTTATTAAGTAATCTGATAAAGCTTTATTATTAATAGTACCGTCTTTAAGGAATCGTTTTAATACGTCATTAGCTCCTCTTACAGATAGTCTATTAATCGCTCCCATTACTCTTTCTTTGATTTGAGCACCCGTAACAGATTGTCCCTTGTTATTACCGTAAGTACGATTATCTATAAGGTTACCAAGACATATCTTAACTGCCTAAGTACCAAATGAGCGGTCTAAATGTTCATGAGGACTAGTATTAAGCTGCAATCTTAAGTTACTGATATCCTACTTAAATACTGGTAGATTGCCCTCTTGATGATACTTATCATAAGACGGTTTGCCAAGATCTTCCATATTGAAAGTATTATTCATACTATCCAAATATGTTTGATACTTTTGTCTACCACCTACTTTAACAGCAGATTCAAAGGTAAGCATATCAATAGTTCCCAGTTCCTCATTGTTCATGCGCTCATAAAGAAGTCTATTATCGCCCTTAGCTAACACTTTAAACATGGGGAACATTGCCATCTTATCAAATACTGGTATATTCAAATTAAGTTGGCTATCTCGATGATCACCAAAGTAAACCATCTTCAAAGGATTGATAAGAGCTGAAGTAGTTTTAGCATATTTAACAGGATCATTAAGCCAACTTTCGTCTTCTCCTTCCATTATTCTATATGCCTCTTCTATTTCATCAGACCAGTTACCAAGTGCTTTCATAATACGCCTGTATAAAGCAGGACGTACATATACAGCAGCATCAGATTGATTAATGGCTCCGTCACTATAAGGATTGGCACTATTCTTAGAATAACTATCTACGAACTTCTATTGCTCTTTATCCAAAGAATCATAAAATTTCTATTCCTTTTCTTCAGTATTAAGAGCCTCTATCAACATATCATCTGTATAAGCAGGATATCTTTGACTAAGCAAATCTCTTAATATAGAGTTACGGAATATCTTATACAATTCTCCATAGTATTCGGAACCAATTTCATTATCCTTCAAATGCAATACACTAATAGAAGTATCATTTTCTGCAGGATTATCCCATATAGTTCTAAGATTAGTACCAGTAGAAAGTACAGCAGATAGACGTTTAATCTTATCTACATCTCGACCAGATATAACATCGTAGCTTGCTATTACTTCTCCACTATCATCTCTTACTTCTTTATTAAACTTCTTCCATTTATAGTAAGCAGGATCACCTGTAAAGCATTTCTCTACTTCTATAATAGATAAAGCACTATTAGCCACATGAGAACCAATAATAGAGTACAGTATATCCTCATTAAGTAATGAACCTTCTTCCGTAGTATACATCTTACTATCGGCTGCTTTTTTATAGTAAGAGTATATATTATAAGGAATAAGTTTATTTACAAATCTACCATTTTTAAAGCCTAATATACCTCTATTTACAAGTTTGTTCATCTCTCTTGTAGTAGCTCCTACAAGTAGATTATTCATAGCTTGATAAATATTAGCACTAGTAGTCAGTTCTTCACTACTATTAACTCTTTCAAAACCGAGCAACAATACTTTAAGGTCTTTAAGGTACTACATTACTTCTTCATTAGAACCATTTTTTTCGAGATTAGCTAAATCCTAGTTAATATTAATAATTCTATCACCAACTCTAAGACTACTAAAGTATCTAAATCTACCACCATTACCACTAGCATCCATCTTACCATTCTTAATCTTACCGTGGTAATTATCAACTCTCAGAGTAGGATTCTTTTCTACAAATGGCTTATGAACATAGTAATCAAATACTGCATCAAATTCATCTAACCAATAATTAATAAAGATATCGAGAGTTCTCTTACTAAATCGTCTATCACCAGTAATGATTAAAGGTACATCATCAGGTATCTCTTCACCTAATACAGCATAGTAATTAGCTGTACCTTCATCAAAGTACTTAGAGGTTATAGTATCTCTTACTAATTGTAAACCAGATATACTGTACCAAGTCTTTTTATCAGACATAGTAGGTAGTATCATCTGATTGTTGAAGGTAAGAGTTAATTTAGCTATATAGTCTTCAATAGGTGTAATGCCAAAGTAATCACGACTTGATTCTCCTATATTAAGTGCTAAAAAGTTATGCAACTTAAAGTTGGTATCTTTAGCATTTGCAATTAAACTTCTTCTACTATAAGGAGTATCTAATATCTATTGTCTTTTACCATGAGCATCTTTATTGATATTACGTATCTAATCTGAAAAATAGTTATTTTCGCTAATAGGATATACCAAAGCACCATCTGCTCCTACTACGCTAAATTCTTGTGGAGACGGATGTACCTTACCGTATGCTACAGCCATCTTATTAATTTGAGCATCTTTAGAGCTATAGTTGAAGATACGGTCAATAGTTCTTGCTGTACCTTGCCCAGAACGCTTCTTAATATAAGATTTACCTGATAAGCCAAGAGCTACAATATCACCTAATACACCGTTATTAAAGCTCTATCTTTCCTTAGAAGACCAGAATGAAATAAACTTGTTTAATTGTTCATTATCTGTAATGTTAGAATCTGGCATCTAAGACAATAAATAATTGAGAGCTAATTCATCAAACGGTATTTGAATAGCATTACATATTTGTATGAAATTATCTTTCATTTCCTGTAATACTAATTCACTATCAGGCATATTTTTCTTTAACTTCTTAGCTTTAGTAGCCAATATATTAAGTCTGGTTCTTCGTGAATTGACGTACTTAACAGCATTAGGATCAAGATATCTCTATCCGTTATCGTCTACTTTTACATTAGCAGATGCAAAAAATGCCTTAGACCATCTTGATGGCAAACGTCTAATCTTTCTAAGATTATCACTGTCTAACACTTCCCAAATAGATCTCTTAAGAGCAGCAGCTGTCTCAAAATCCTTCTATTCATCTGACATATCATATGTAATATTGGGAGTATCTGATTTAGCTTCAATTGTATTCATCTGAATCTTAGCTGACTTAATTGTAGTCTCTAGCTGAGTCTTAGTATTATCGTCAATAGGATTCTCTTCAGACGTAAACATTTCATTCAATGCATAGAATGTAGGATCTGTTTCAGCTAATCTAGCTGTAGTATCAATAATATCTTGATAAGAATCAATGTCCCACAAATTCTCCATTATCTTATTCCATACGATATTGAATGATTCAGTAGTAGGAATACCAAATATTTCATCTAATACTGGAGCTATTTCTCTAGTAACTACTCCAGTCTGTTCATCTCTAATAAATGTGTATTCATACTTAGGTACAGAATAGAAGAACAGTTTAGCTCTGAATGCAATATTATCTTTCTTAGATATATCTCCTTGATTCTTATCCCAAGTGTTATCAGGATTATCACCAGTTTCAGTATCCAATCTATTATCTTCTTCAGTCTGTTGCTTATCTACTTCTCTAATACCTAATTGATTAAGTCTACTTAATATATTTTTCTTGAATATATCTTTATTACTTACGACATCCTCTACTAACGGTACGTATTCCTCAGCAATCCAACCTGCATCTATTCTATCTTGAATAGTATCAAACATACCGTCTATATCCAATGCATGAACATCATCAATGGTTCTAATATTATACATTGATAGAGCAGTAGAAGTCAATGAATTAGCCACACTATAGAAAGTCTAAGAGTCAAATATGTTGGGCATATTATTAACTTGCTCTGCAGTAAGGCCAGGTATATAATATGTTACTCCATATGGATGTTTTCTATAGAATTCTTCAGCTATAGTATCAGCTACTTTATAATCTTTAAACTATCCTTGTTTAATAGCTTTAAATAACTGTCTAGGGAAATTAGGTTTACCAAATAAAGCTCTAATATAGTCTCTTATATTCTTAAAAAATTTGACGATTTTATATCGCAGAGAAGGATTCTTTTCATTAATCATATAACTTCTAAATTCCTCTGCGAGAGCTTCTTCAACCTACTGTTCAGTATAATCCCTAGCCTCACTATGGGTGTTGACATACTCTTGATATACAGCTCTACGCTGAGCTTCATTCAATAACAGTAAGCTAACATAGTGAAATGCTTCGTGATATTCTACACCTTCTCCAGATTGTAAAGATAAACCTATCTGTGGCATTATTTCTTGAGTAATAGCATTGACTACCATTCTCATAATACCATACGCCTTTTCATTAGAACCAGTAGCAAACATAGCATTAGTTACTATAATATTCTCTGGATCCAATCCAAGTGTATCTACTAACCATTTTCTAGCAGATTCAGCATTAAGTGTATTAGTACCTCTTACTGTAGAGAATACTCCTGCCACTTTATCTTTAGGAGTCTATAATACAATCTTCTTACCTTGTCTATTAGTGATAATACCCCAAGTGTGACCAGGAAGCAATTTCTAATTAGAAGGAATAGTAAGACCGTATTTATCAAGATTCTCTTGTGTAGCAGGTTCAGCTATCACTGGTTGTTTAGGAGTACCTTGTTTCTTTTCAGGAGTAGCCTTAACTGGAGATTGAGTAGCCATAGTCTGTCCATTAGAAGCAACAGAAGATCTCGTAGCAGTAGAAGCCTTCTTCTATGATTCTACTACTTTTACATCATCCGCATATACAAAAGGAGCTTTAAAAGCATGATCACCCAAATCAGTCTTTATCTTGCCATGATTGATAAACCAAGCAGCCATAAGAATAGGTTCATTAACTTTTACAAGTTTACCGTTCTATTTACTATAACCTAATTCTCTAAGAGAGAAAGTAATAGCATCATTACCGAAACGTATTTGAGTATCATCATTAGGTGCTAATTCGGGATGATTAGTTATTACTCTAATCATACCATTTACTACCTACTCAGGAATACGGGACATTAATAAATCTTTATCTGTATTCCAGTGTATATTCTGTGATATCTCATATACGATTCTTTTCTTCTATGAGTCAGTAATACCATCAAGTTTAGTATAACGAGTAGTATAACCCATTCTAGGATTAGTATAATCTCTTAATGCTCCGTTTACAAAGAATCTTTTACCAAGAGCATTTTCATATACATTTAACTACTTTCTTACCAAGAAGTTAAGAGAAACCTTTTCTTTATCTGTTAAACCAGATACAATAGTCTTATCCCCATTATTAGCAAGAATACCAAGTAAGAATTCATCTATTTCATTATGGAAGAATCCATTAACCATAAGTTCGTAAATGAACTCAGCAGTACTCATAGGAATAGGCTTACCATTTTCATCTCTATTGATAGTACCATCTACATTCTTACTTAGCTGTATTTCACTATAATTATTTACATTAGGTATTCGATGTAATTCCTCTGCCAACATTATAGGCAAAGTACTATTCTATGACGGAGTATTTTCTACTTTAGGAATATAATACAACTTACCAGCATATCCAGTACCTTGAACAGAAGTATCGTCAGTCTAATCTAGTTTTACAATACTAAAGGGATTTAAACCAAATGGTCCAGTACCGTATCCTATTTCTACATCTCCAGTAATAATAGCTTCTGTTAATTCGTGACCATCGCTAGGTATCTAAAAGTCATCAACTTCATTCAAATGTCTATAAACAGGATTACCGTTTTCATCTACTATATTATTAAGAGTACCATTGCTGATACGCATATTAGTAGGTTTAACGTGTTTTGCTGCCTCTAGAGGCAATTTACCATCTGTAAAATAGTTCGGTGCGTATTGTTTGATGATCTTAGTTCTAAGGGCAAGCAAATGGCTAATCTGAGCATCTACATCTTCAGGAGTCATACCAAGATTAAGTAGGTCATCTCTCAGACTTTGAGTAATAGCTCTTAAAGAAGTATTGTATACTACGCCATCTTTTTCTATAATCAGATGTATAGCTAAGTTCTTTAATGCAGTATCTCCTCCACTCATATCGTGTGTACTTGAGGTTACCACATAATATGCATCATCTACTGTACTAAGCCATCCTGGAGTAGCCAGGTTAACTGCTAATACAGAGCCAGGTCTACGTTCAGCTACTTTACCATCCTTTGTAATGAATGTAACAGGTTTACCTGCTACTGTAATAGGCATTACTTCATCAGTAGTAGGTAAGTAGAAGAAAGTGTTAGCTATATAAGCTCTCTTTTGTTTACTCTTAGTGATAATAGGATTACGTTCGTCCATATCTGCTGTATCGTTAGCATACGTAGCAGGACCGGTAAATCCATCATCATACATTTCATCGAATACATTCTGTACCTAAAGCATCTCCTCCCCTATAGTAATAGAATTATCCGGATTCTATTGCATAGTAGGATCCCATTTTACTTCATCTGTAGCAGGGTCAATATATACCTCAGATGCTTTACCTTCTTCAAGAGTAGGAGGAGCCACTTTATCTTTCTGTACTTCCTGTATTGGAGCAGGAGTAGGTTCGATGCTAGGAGAAGGTTCTGGTGTTTGTACTTCAGGTACTTTTGGTTTCTTTTCCTCTATAGTAGGAGGAACATCTCTATCTTCCTTTTCTTCTTCAAATGAAGACTGAGAATCATCGTTTGCTGCCTCTTCAGCAGAATCATTAATAGGATTCTCTGGAGTTACTTCTTCTGCAGCATTCGTAGCTATCTCTATATCTAATTTGGAATTATCATTATTATCCTAATTATTGTTAACAGCTTCCTCCTATACCTTAGTACGCTCTGTATCATCAACATAAGTATCGTCTAATTCATACTCTCTGGCTTCTTCTTCATCGAGTAATTCTTGAGGCAACGTCTCCAATTCAGGATTTGCTTCCTATTCCAATTTATTTACAAGAGTTTCAATCTAAGAAATAGTTTTACTATCCTCATCTTCTTTTTCTTTCATCTCATCCTGAGGTACAACGGGAGGAGTATTCTCTTCCATTGTATCCATAGGAGATTCAGTTTTCTCAGCTGGAGAAGGTTGTTCTAAAGTAGCAGGTTCCTCAGTAGTTACAGTTTGAGTATCTTCATCAACTACAGGTTCTTCTGCAGGAGTACCCTACTCTTCTTCTTTTTCCTGTCTTGCTACCTATTCTTTGCTATCTCTACGTATTAAATCTCTCTGAATAACAGATACAGCTCTACGCTTATAAAGTGATTGCTTATCAGCTAAGTTCTCACTTTCATCCCACTCTTTGTTTACTTTGTCATTGTAGTCTTTGATTACCTGTTGTTCAGATCTAGGCTGTCTTCCATTAGCTTCATCTTCATTAGCTGCATTAGTAAGTATAGATTGTCTTTGAGCATCTGTTATATTATCCCAAGTAGGTCTATAAAGTCTTGTATCGCCAGTATAAGAACCGACGATATATGCAGCATTGTGTTGAATAAGATCTTGTGTAGCCCCGTCATTAATAAACTTCTCAGTAAGAGCTTGTTCTAATTCCTCTTGATAGGGGAGAGCTATAGCGTTTAATGCTTCTTGTTGCTCCGCTGTTCTTTTATTCTGTTTCTTTAAGTTCTTAATATACTTTTGAATTCCAGATATACCGTCTATATTGACGTCTAAGTTTAAGTCCTACTTTAGACGTTTTAAATCTTGCTTTCTATTAGATAACTCTGTATCAATAGTATTAAGAACTTTAAAATAAGTATTATTTATAAGATTATTAATAGCACTTTCTCTATATTGAACAAAGTCTATTGCTTCATCTCCTTCTAATTCATCTACATATTGATTATACATTAGTCTAAACATGTCATCTAACGTATTATCATTACGTATCTTAGATTCAAGTTCTTCAATAGCCTTAGTAGAATTTTCAGAAGCTTGTGTCTGATCATTCAATCTATCACGTAAATTAATAGCATTCTTGATAATCTGATTATATTGTGTATCACCAAAAGTAGCATTAATTTGATTAGCTATATCATTAAGTTCTTTATTAGAGACATAAGTAGATACAGTATTAGCTAAAGCTATATCTTCATCAATCATTTCATCAGTTACACCTTCTGGCTTATATTGTTTCAATGATTGTAAAGAGTTACGTATTCTACCAAAGTTATTACCATTCTACTTGGAAGCAGAGATAAACTGATCTATCTTGTTATCTCTTTCAGCATCAGCGTAATGATCAGCAGTAAGACCTCTAAGTTTATTGTCTGTTAATACCTGCTTAGTGCCTTCATATACATCCCTAGCTCCATATACTCCTGTCATAAACAAACCAGTAAATCCACCAATCTTCATTTCATTGATAAGATCTTTATCTGTATTAAGAGTATTGTCTGGATGTATTCCATAGTAAGCCAAGTTGGCTTCTAATCCTAAATTAGCCATATTGGCTGCACCACTTAACAAAGAATATCCTTCAGCATTATCATAATCTCCCTTCTGATATCTACTGGATACTAAATTCTGAACACCTTCTTCAGTACGTTCAGTAAAATAACTTAATCCTAAAGCTTTACCTAATTTAGTAATAGTACTTAAAGCATCCTTGGTAGCTACTTTACCCATAGGGTTCTTAGATATCTTATCAGCTACTCTGGTAAGGGTATTATCAAGTATGGAATTACCTGCCTCAGCTAATCCTCTATTGGATACTGACTAAGCCATTTCAGCAGAAGTAGCCATGTTAGGAGTCTTACCCAATAATCTACGCATACCATATGCTCTAGATAGCCATTGACCACCATATGAGAATAAAGTAGACTCTACATAATCAGGAATAGATAAGGCTGAGTTAGTCTGTTTTAATACTTCTAAACCCTTTTTAGATTCGTCAAGTATTTCGTTATATCTTGGATCGTCAGTCTTTAACTGTTGTGCTACGGATGCTTGAAATATTTCATAATCATCCATATCATCTACAGGATAACCTAATGAAGCCAATCTAGACTTCGTCTGATTAGTAATATTAGAAATATTAATACCTAATTCATTAGCACCATTAAGTACTCTTTCTTGATATGCAGAGAATGCTTCTGAAGATGTTTCACTATCACGCATATAAGAAGCTATGGCATAATTGACTCCAGCTTCAGTCATAGCATATAACAAAGGTAAAGTACCACCAGAGCTTGCAGAGAGAGCTCCTTTAGCTACTCCATTCAATATAGCACTGGCTCCCATTTGACCAATCATAGCTCCAAATTCTGAGTAACTACTACCTAAGTGAGGCAATGCGTAATACCAACTCATAGGATCGTCGATACTAATTTCGTTTCTCTCGAATTTAGCTTTGAATTCTGGGTCTATCTTAGTAGGATCGAATAATAGATTACCTTTCTTGATAGTGTTAATCTTAGCTTGAATGTCTTCTTCTTTAGATTTCTTTCTGGCATTAGCTACCTGTAAAGCTTCATCTAACTAACTTACTTGAGTAGAAAGAGAATTCATATCATTCTTATTTCTACTATCCCACATAAACTACATCTGTTCAGGACTGAGTTTACCTATATTACCAAATATAGTATTAACTCCCTCAGTAGACAACATGTGTTTAAAGTTATTATTGGGATTTAAGTCAGCAGAGTAATTTGCATTAAGGTAGTCATAAGTTAAATATTTTAAATAATCTTTAACACTACCAAACTTCTCACGATTCTTAAATAGTTCTTGAGGTCTTGTTTCATAAAATATATCCTGCAGATAAGGATTAGTTCTAGCCATTTCCTTAACAGCAGGTTCTAATTGAGCAATCTTTTGGCTCAATTCATTCTAACGAGTATAGGCTGCGGCTAACTGTGAATCAGACCAGTTATATCCATTAAGCTCTATATTCCTATTTAAGTCTATTAATTCTTGTTTAGAATTTAAATAGTCTTTAGCATTTTCTAATTGAGGAACCCATAATCCTTCAGTAGAAGACAGTTCACTATACTTATTATCCAAGTTAACCTAATGACCTTGTACATTAGCTTGTCTCCAAGGATCTGCAATAGCATCGGCTATACCAGATTCTTTCAATGCTTTATTTATAGTACCCGGTATAAGTGTCCAAGGATTGAACCAAGAACTATCATCTTGGTCAGTCTTAGGTCTGCTATAGTCTGCTTCTTCTAATTGCTTATGAACAGACTCAGCTGCTTCATTAAGCAACTGAGCCTATCTAGCTTCTTGACTATATTCTTGTATTCCAAAGGTATCTAGCTTTGGAGTATCGTAGAGCTCGAAATCTCTCGCTCTTTGTCTAGTATTAAGTATTTTATCCATAATAGATATTAATTCATTCTTTCATACTCTGAAATGAGATTCTGTGTATCAGTAGTTTTACTGCTTAAATGTCTATTATCGTGAGTCCAAGCTGCATCTCTTGTAATTGCTGACTCACCTTCATCTGGTATTAAACCTAAAATTGGAACTCTAATAAATTCTCTTGTTTTATCTGATACGGTTCTAGAAGTACCATCACTAGTAGAACTCTATATATCTGTTGTAGATGTAGTTGTATTTCCTAATTTAACCTTTCTCATTCCCATTGCAGCTCTTTCTTCAGGAGTGAAATCGCTCATTTGTTCAATAGGAATATAAGCGTATTTTCTTTGGTATAAGAAGTTACCATCAGTAGTTACTTTAGGATCGCCTTTGATAATGAAGTCGTGATACTTGTTACCCATTTGCCAATTGTGTTTAAATTTATCACGAGCTACCATACCTTTAACTGTAGTATCACTTAAGTTCTTAGCATTTCTACCGCCAGGATTAATAACATTTGAACGAGTAGTTCCCATTAATCCATAAGCAAAGTCTTCAGCAAGAATAAAGTTACGAGTATCATTGGCTTCATATCCACCATAAGCTTTAGTACCATTGGTACCCTATTTTGCATATACGTCACTTACTTCAGGACTAAGTGGACTGGACATAACATCTAACAGATAGTTCTCTGCAGCAACAAGACTCTTATGATTTCTTGCTATTTGGTTAAAGCTATTACGCATTCTAGCCTGCATTACAGCAGGGTCAGTATTAGCAGCATAAATAGCCTAATCTTCAGGGGATAATGCATCTACACCTTTCTACATTACTACAGATACTTTATCAGGAGTAAGACCACTAAAGTTATCCATTAATGTCTTACGAGCATCTCTATGTAATATAGTAGTAAGATTATTCATTGCTTGAGCACTTCTATTAGCAGCAGCTTTCATCTGTAACTTGGCACTTTCCATCCACCAAGGATCACGTTCAGCCTAATCATATGCAAACTCTCTACCAGCTGTAATTAAAGTGTTATTAAGTTGATACTCTGCATCTTCTTTACTAAGACCCTGTCTTTGTAATATTTCAAGATGCTTACGATATTCAGGAGTATTCTGTATACTTGACAGATTCTTTTGAATTTCATAATCTGTTCTATCCGTAGATACTCCAGAGTGTATCCAACCATTTGATACTCCCATGAAGCTCGCCTTTAGATTATCAACATATGGTTTAACTAAGTCTACTTCTGATTTATAAGCTAAAGGCGATATATCATTAAATATATCATCCTACGCTGTATCATAATTAGTAAAGTCTACATCGTGCCACAAAGGATTATATTTACCAGATAACATTAATTGTTGATTTGCTTTCTATCTAGCAAGCATACCCTCTCTACTCTACTTAAGTCTACTTAAATAACCATAATCTATATTATTAATTCTCTATTGTAGTCTAGACCTAAAGTTAGCATCCTTCATAGCATCTGGATTAGTAGATGCCTCTTGAATCAAATCAGAGAACTTACCTATAGAATTTTTATAGTAGTTTTCTGTATCTACTGCAGAAGGAGATTGAAACTCTCCAAATGTAGTAATTGTATTTGTTAAATCTTTTGCAGCCTAATCTACAGCTTCTTTCTGTGCTGCACCTATCCTATATAATTCACCAAAATTAATAGGAACGTATGTGTTTAATATAGGAGCTTCCGCAGCTCTATCATATCTATTTGCCTACATAATTTATCCTATTATCTTAAGTACTTACTCCAATTCTTAATAGCATCTGATGTAAATCCTGCCTGTAAGAATGGTTTATATAATTCAAGCATAGCCTTATCTCTCTTACTTTGATTACGCATAAGAGATTTGTTCTGTGCAAATTGACTCAACTGACTTAATCCAGCTCTACGAATATTACGAGCAGAGGCTCTATTCTGTGCATTGAGATCTGAAGCAAGATTTGTAGCATTAACCCATTGCTTACCGAGATCATTCATAGCATTTACATACTCACCTTTATACTGATTATTAACATTACTTTCAGTAGCTCTGGCTGCAGCTTTAGCTTTATTTGCTTGGATAGCATTCTGTAATCTAAATGCCATATTATGTCCAGTATTAGTCATTTGTTGACTTGCACTATAATTAGCTACATCTCTATTTTGCTCTATATCTCTAAGTAAAGGATTAATATTATATCTACGTCTACCCATAGTATTAGCAATAGCAGATGCATATGGATTATAATTAGCCTATACTGATTCAGGACTACCTGTAAATAGATTAGACATTATTGGAGCTAGTGTTGCAAAGTCACTAATAGCGTCTATCCAGTTAGGACTACTTACTTCAGGAGCACTAGCGGTAGCAGCAGGATTAGTGCCTATAGTAGGCATTATACTTCTAGTTCTAATATCTTGAGGAGTAGCAGATACTTCTGGTACTATTTCATCAATAGTATTTAAATCAGACATTATCTCTGGAGCAACTACAGATTTAGCTACTCTGGGAGTAGCCTTTTTAGAAATAGTCTAAGAACTACTAAATTTAGTTCTTTTAGGAGCAGTAATAGTCACTTCAGGTAATGTACCAGCATTTACTTCTGATACTCTACCATAATTATCCCAAGGTGCAGTTACATCTCCTTTTACATATGAAGTATTAGATTTGTATCTAGGAGCAGGAGCACTAACTCCCATACTAATTTCACCTGCAAATCTAGGATCGGTCATAAATCCTGCAGCATTATACAGTGGTTTATCATCTCCTCCATAAGCAAATGATTTTACTTCCTTACTCTTAGATTTAATTCCTTTCTAATCCTTAAGAGCTTCTTGCATCATAAACAGTTTATTGTGTATCTGTCTATTATTAATTTCATTTAGTTTTGCAGAGTTCTATGCAAATCTATCATTGTATTTACTTTTATTTTTAGCCATCATTTGTTCTCCTAATTGGGCAAATGTTTTCTTAGTACCCGGTACTTTAAGAGTGTTGCTTAATACTTTACTGCCTTCAGGCAAATTAATTAAGTTACTATCAGTAGGTTGCCCTTGTTCTGGTACTTTACTTACTTGACCATCTGGTGTAGCTATTAATTCTCCATCATCTACGTATGCCAAAGATGCTGGATTATAGCCTCCATAGGCAAAAGTATCTGTATCAAATTCAGTATTATCCTCATTGAATTCATTCTACAATCTCTCTGTAGCAGCAACCCCTTCTCTATTTCGAAATGCATTTAGTTTAACAGCAGCTCTACGTTTTTTTAGTTTTCTATTCTTAAAAGCTCCTATTAGACCAGTACCTAAAGTACCTTCATCATAATCAGTAAAGGAAGTCATAGAAGCTTCCTTACCTTTTTTACCAATTAATCCCGTTACTGCACCAGCTGCACCACCTATAACACCACCAATTGGTCCACCAATTGACATACCTAATTGAGCACCACTGGCTAGTCCCTCACCTATACCAGCTATAGACTACATAGCTGCTTCTCCACCAGTAGTTGCAGTAGATGTCTAAAATGGACTAGATAAAGTATTAATAGCTCCAGGTATAGCCTAAGCTATAGAGCCTATACTTCCCATTACATTTCCTAATCCATTTCCCTTAGTAGGAATTGACTATGCTAAGTGAGAAGGATCATTAGGAGCTATACCTCTTGTGATACTAGACTGTAATTCTGCATTATTTGAAAGTCCATATATTGCAGCAGGTACTTTAATCTTTCTTTTCTTTTTCATATTAAATTCTAGAATATCTATAAGTAGTTGTTATCTAAGGCATCTAAAAAGTATAGTCCTTATCTGATCTAAATGAATAATCACATATCATATATTTACCTCTCATTCTAGCTGGGAATGACATACTTGTGTCTTCTTCAAAAGTATCCTATCTAGGAACAGGTAATCTATAAGTATCTTCACGATAGTCAAAGTTTAAATCATCTCCACTTCTAGTAGCGGTCTGATGTTTAGTAGTAAACTTTACTCCACTTAATATATTCTATCTGAGTGTTTCATTATTAGGAGCTATGAATTCTCCTTGCAATGCTATATTGTCAAATACCTTAGTATACTAAGCATCTTTATTTACTACTGTCTATACTTTGATATCTTTATCTGTATCACCAAATCCATCAATGTCTAAGGAGTTAATAATATAGAAGTCATTATCTTTTATTGTAACAACCTTATCTTTGAACGGTAACGTAAAATCTGGTTCAAATGTATATAAAGATGTAAATACATTTAATCGTTCATTATATATTAAAGACTTATTATACAATCTGAACCATACTTCATCATATGTCTTGTCATACAACGAGTTAGCTCCTTTAGTTTTCTATTCAAACATATTGTTCATATAAGTTTGTACATTACAGTCCTTAGATATAATGCTTATTCCACCACCTGAATATCTACAGATCTCATTCTTATTAGAATCATACCAATAAATACCTTTATCAGAGTTAGTTATACTTCTATCGTTGACTACTTCAGTACCATTTAGAGTACTAATATAATCGTATCTATCAAGTACACCACCAGTACCTAATACCAATTGACCAATATTATTATCCTATATCAATGAGCGTTCATTAACAGATAGTATACCGAATGCATTATTCTACCAGAAATATAATCTATTAGCTATACCACGTATATTAGTTATCTATCCATACTGATAGTCTACATCTATATAGTCAGCCGGTTTAAATACAGACCAGTTATCTACATTTTCATTAGTAGTCTTAGCCTGTGATACATATACTCTATTCGATGATGTTACATTAGATTCACTGTACAGTCCTTCAGCACTAAACATCTTACCATCTGGATTAGATGAATAGGCATCATTGTATAAATAGAATGGTTTACTTTGACTATGGTATGTACCCATCTATACAGGTTCTATCTGCATATATGCATCTACAGTATTCATTGCAGAACTGTAGGTTCTATTTGTCATTTCACCCATAGAAAGCTTTAGATTAATAGTACTCTCTAATGGAATGTATGCTCCAAAATAACGCTTCCTTTCTGACCATGAATCATCTCCCGAAGCTGCATTTCTTTGAAATATCATCTGTGCAGGATAGTCAAGTATACCAATATAAGTATCTCCACCAAACGCATATACAGTAGAATGTGCTTTATCACCATACGCTCCTACTGGTATATACGTAGAGCTAGTTCTTGCAGAGTAAGTATTACCATTATAAGGTATTACTGGTCTTTTAGCATTTACTACAGTAAGTGCACAATAATTAGTAAGCTATTGATCATGATAGAAGGATACTGGTTCAATAGAACATATATCATCATCTGATACTTGTAATATAAGGCAAGGCCCAGCTGGTCCATACGTAATTATATCTGTACTTTCTTCTCCTTCATAAAAGTTACAAGCAGTCCAATTAGAATAAGTGATATTACCTATACTTGCTTTATAGGGCTTTACTCCACCGTTTAATACAGCATTATATGGTATAATAGCTGGATACTTGGCATCAACTATGGTTTGTTCTTTACCTAAGAATTTTGAATTAACTCTGGTATAAAACTTTTGTATATAGGCACAATACCAGTCATCATTGTGTATAGCGAATACTTGTGCAGCAGAACTAGATGAATTATTACCACTATTGTAGACTCTGGTATATTCTCTATGAGTACTCTAAGAGGTTCCTTCTGGTAAACGATAGGCTGTAGTATTCATTGCTACCCAGTTCTATATGTTGGTTCCTTCATGATTTACCATACTCGTAGAGAAATCAGATATAAGTATCTATTCCTATTTAAGATATATATTATCTTTAAATAGGCTCTCCATCTTCTCCCCATTAAAACATACCTCTGGTGATATGAATCTCCAATAGTTATCAGTAATATCGGCTGCATCTATCAGCTTAGCAACTACAGCAGTTCCAACTCTGTCTACTACAAGACCTCTACGTTTGGTGTGTAGGAACGGCATAGGTCTATATTCATTGGTATCCTGATTACTAGTTCCTCTACCAATTTCTCCAGTATCATATGTTTCAATAATCTTGTAGTTATGGATTGGAGTGATAACACCTTGAGTTACAATAGTTCTATCTTCCTCTGTTCTATCACATCTTACTATTTCATAAGACACTGCATCAATGGGAAAGTTCTTTACTGTAAACTTAATACCCATTGGTTTAGAATACCAATTATCACCATATTGAGTTGTAATAGGCGCTGTATTATAGTTAGGCATTCTAATATCACCAATCCAGAGTACAGGAGACGGAATAGCTTTACTATTATAGAATACTATACCAAAACGGTATACTTCATCTCGTTGATAACTTCTAAACAACGAAGCTATAATAGGGTCTGCATAGTTTTTCTGTCTGCTAGCTGAATATATACTCTTTGAAGTTATCTAACTACCGTTGAGTTCATATATAGGCATTGTGTTAATATACTCGCTGTGTGCTTCAAGACCTACATTATTTGCTAAACCTGAACCCTAGAATGGAGAGTATGTTTCAGTTAATTCAGTACTAATGAAACTATAAGATATATTGAGACCATTACCACCGAGCTTATTATCTGCTCCATATACATATTCTGTAGGCGTAGCAAAACTTGACCTAGCAGCATTATATGGATTAATACAGTCATGTTGCTTAGGTATGTTACGCATTGCTTCATAGTCAGTAATGGAGAAATACTCGTATTCATCTGGATTAGCAGTTTCAAGCCTAACATAATTATTAGAGTTAGCTCTATATGCTCTTGCATCATACTCTACTAATTGTCCATTATCTTCTATCATAGGAACCCAAGAAGTTTCTGTAATATTAGATGCGAACAATCTATTCTACATAGAAGTTAAACTATTGCATATAAATGCATAACTAGTAAAGGCATTAAACTCTTCCTATGACATAGTACTTAATACATTACTACCAGTATCAGTATAACTAATATGGTCTAATGTAGTATCTATCTCAATATCATCTATTATAGAATAAATAGGAGTAGCATTATTATCTTCATAAAAGATACGTATAATAGTACATCTATCAAAGTCTTTCGTACTAAGATCTGCTCTAATAGTACACCCTTTACCAGTATAAGATCCTTTCTGAGAACCTTTATGATTGATAAGTGAAGCACTAATGGATGAAGAATCTAAATGTACCATATTACTCAAACTAGACATAGAAGTCTATTGAGAATGTTTATTATACAATCTATAACAGTATTGAACCATACCAGCTTGAAAGTTACCAGATACTATTTCCTTTATTTCAAATGGCGGTAATACTGCATTAGGAATAATATCAATACTATTAGGGTTAAGTATATTGCCATCTGCATCTACTAATGGATTATCAACCCCAGGATACTTAATATACTTATCACTCATTATATTGATTACTTTGATAGAAGATTGACCATCAGTAAAGTAAGCTTTAATGTTTGATACTGTTTCATAGTTAAGTACTATACTCAACTGATTAGAGTCAGCATCTTCACATAAATGTAACTTACCTTGTAATACTACTGTACTAACTAAGTTAGGAGAATTAAAATTCTCTATACGGTACACTTTGTTATAACCATCTATTAGCTTAGTAATTACGACAGCAATATCATTTACAGTAGCCGTACCTATAATCTCTTCAGTACCTTTAATACCAAAGTTATATTTCTTAGCTCCCTCTACACTCTATAGTACACCTGCAGTTCCTCTATCATCAGTAACGATACGAATATCCTACGCATATCTATACTTATTGTTTGGTAATAAGTTGACATCCGTATCAGTATCCATACCGCCTGTAAACGTGTTTATTTGAGCTGTATTACTAATCATAATTATCTATTCTAATTGTATATATTCTGTTCATCTCCTGTAGTAGAGAAGAATGTATCGTGATCGTCAAACTCTGTATACAGTTTATTCCAAGTATTCTTTATACTTTCTATTTCATCTGTACCAGGCATCATAGCTTCAGCATATGCCTATTTACGATAAAAGTTATAAGAGTTACGAATATCATAGTAGTCTCCTTGACTAATCTAACCTTTTAATTTTTTAGGATACATTAGTTTCATAGTCACATACCAGAATATAGCTTCTTTGTATGATTCGATATCTGGTATCATTGGCATTGCTTCTTCATCAGTAAGTATTGCATAGTATGATACTTTAACAAATCCTTCAGGTATATTAGTCATTATATAACCAGGTTTAGTCATATACTGTAGTTCATTACTAAACATAGTGCTATCTCTATGACCTATAGATCCATTAACATATTTACCATTAACTGTACCTACCGTCCATTGATTAAGTAAGATACTAAGGGTTTGACGTAAACTAGTATCTTCATTTAATTTCTGTAGGGCCTCAGTATCACTTGTAAGATTAAACATATTCTTTACTAATGGAAATAATTCAGTATCGTGTATCAACATACAAGGTTTACCACATCCTCTATCGTGAAATATCCCAAAGCTTGAAGTAGTCTTACGCATAGGCAACCAACCACCATCATTCTAGAATGAGAAAGCTACTTGACCCAATTTATATAAATCACAGGGTAAAGCCGCTTGATGATTTACAATAGGTAGAATAACTACTTTATGATCGTACTATTGAATGGCTCCTATCTTAAGTATAGCTTCGAGTATCCATTCTCGAATGTCAGATATACGTATGTCCGATTCTTCCAATTGCAAATCTGCAATTATCTTTGCAATTATACTCTTTGAAGATATTAATCTATTATTTATCATAACTGTATTTCCATTTAAATCCAAAAGCCTCTTGTCTTATACCTAGTATACAGTCCTTAATCCAAAATCTTCCATTCTTATATCCAAACTGTTTTGCAGCTTCAGTAGCAGAGGTATATCTATTTACAAATATTCCATCTAATGTAAATTGATCTACACTTTTTCCTCTGTTCCAAGTTTTGTCAACATATGGATTTAATCTATCATATTTTACTTTGGACCAAAGATAACCGTATGCGTATCTACTTTTACTGTTCTTTGAATGTTTACCTATAGCACAATAAATTGAAGAACCGTTTTCGTTTATACCTAAATATTCCATTGCTCTACGTATACCGTCAAACTCTGCTAGATACTCTCCATTCAAATTATAAACATAAATTTTTTTGGTAGTTTTATACATGCCTGCTTGACTTATTTTCTTTTTGGTTTCTTCTGATAGTTTCTTTCCCAGTCGTCTCTATCTTAGCTTTTGTTTATTTTGTTCTGTACACTTTCTTCCACTACGATCTGGTCTATTGGCAAATGGAGATATGTTATATTCAGGTTTTAAATCCAAGTACTTCTATTCTAAAAACATAAGAGTATCTCTTACTTTAGAGCATATTTCCAAAATTTGTACTTTAAATTTATCTTCTCCATATTTGTTGTATGCATTAAGTAAATGTGTATTATTATGTTTGCCCGTCCTTAACTTACTTCTATGACTGGCTAATCTCTAATGTATATTCATAGAACTACCTATATAACGATGCCCATTTAATATATTTACAATAGAGTATATCCCACTAACTTTTGGCAATCGATTTATATTATTTAAAGATTCTTCTATCATAATTCTGGATAATCTTTTAATTTTTTGAAAATGAGTTGGGCTAGATCCCTCTTGTTTTGTCTACAAGCTACAAACTAATAAGCTCCTTTATTAATCAATAGACAATCTTTCTTTTGCCAGTAGAATCTGTACTTAAAGTAATTGGAGTGCTCATTAAGTAAATATACAGGTTTACCTGTTTCTCTAGTAGCTTTCCAGTCCCATCTTAAACTTTTACCTGTAAACTCTTTAGGCATATGCTTAATTATAGATAACTTACCAAGTCTACAAGGTAGCTTGAACTCTTTACAATTAAGCATGATTTCATCTCTAATAAATTTAAAGTAATCTGTAACTATAGCTTTAAAGGTCTTTAAATCTACATCATACTAAGTATTAGGCTCAATGTATTCCTTATAACTTATATAGTAATCAGCAATGGTATAACACTTTCTGTCATACGTTAATCGTTCTCTCATTTCTTACTATATATATTTTGTGTATCATCTTTAGAGTCGTTAGTTACATCACTAGGTTGAGTTACTAATACTCTTAATTCTTTCTCTAATATCATTTGTACTATAGTTGGAACCATAGCAGCAGGAACAGGGTATTCATCATCAGGATTATAACAAGGTATATCTTTAACTGGATCCTCTAATATACAATCAATACTTATGTATTCTAACTAATTAGAATCTCCTTCTACATATATTTTATTACCTTTAACCCATGCAATATAATCCTTACAAGTAGCCTTTCTGTATCTCTATAGTTTAGCTTTAGTATAACTGCCTAACTATATAATATTGCCATACATATCTCTTACTGCTACTACTCCTGGTCTGTATCTAAAGCTGATTAATGCCGGTAGTTCTCTATCTCCTACATATACATGTTTACCAGGATAAGTCTATACTACATCAAGATGAATAGGTTCAATTGTAGAGACATACGCTTCATCTACATCATAACCTTTATCTATTGCCTACTTTATAAGCATTGCTCTATAATACTTTATCCAGAGTTCAATCTAATGTCTGCTTAGATGTTCTGACTCTGTAATATTATTATTACGAGCAATCTATAATATATTATCTATTATATTATTAAGTGACATATAAAATTCTATTAACGTTAATATACCTAGAACGCATTTTAAAGCGATTAGAGGCATTTTATGTGTACAGCTATACAATCCCTTATCGCAACTAATAGCGTTTCCTGTACAAGCTTAAAACAAAAAAAGGTTGACCTTATTGATCAACCTCTTTCATTACATTCTACATATTCTGTGGTAACATCTATTTCATAGGTGGTGGAACCATAGAACTTGCTTGTTTAATTATATTCTTTAATTCGTTTATTTCATCTTGTAGTTCCTTTATCCTAGGGTCCTCTGTATTAATGGGTTCCTTTGGTATATCTAGTTTCTCAAGTAAAGCCTAGCACTTACTCATTTCTTCATCACACTTAGCTATTGATTCTTTCCTAGCTTTATAAGTGTTATACTAATTCCTTATTATACCTACAATCTCCTGTTTATCTGTAGATATAGTTAAACCTAGATTATTGTCTGTTATCACGGTCCTATTCTCAGGTATAGAGAATTTTTTCTATTCCCCATTACATTGTATAGTAACATCTATTAGTTTCTTCCTGGGTTGATTAGGTAACTAGAACTAACCAGGTTGTAATGGTTCATCGTATGCATTCGATACTGATATAACAGTACCTACATTGTATTCCGTTGTTTTTTTGAATGTTCCGACAACTTCTATAATATAGACGTTATCCCCTTGATTTAATTGATCGAATGTCATAATATTAGTTATTAAAGGGCTACTAAAAAGTAGCCCTTGTTATTATTAAGCAGATGGAGTAGCAGTTGCTTTATAACCACCGCTTACCAAAAATACTTGATTTGTATACTTATTATAATGGAGTAAATATATACCAGTACCTGCAAGATTTTCAACTCTAACCGGTTCATTGTTATAAGTTACTAAAGGTCTAGTATCACCATTAGTGCCAATTAGTATTGGTAATGTAGCACTAGTACCTGTAGGTATTGCAGTTCTTAAGTCTATATAAAATCCACCAACATAATCTCTATTTCTAAATGCATGATTAGGAAGTTCTAATGTTACAGCTTCAGTTCCAACTGTAACATTAGTTACTGGTAAAGTATTGTAATTTATTCTTCCTAATGAAGGAAATAGAAAGGGTAATCCTGTAAAAAAGTTAGGCCACATACTTACCTCCTTTCTTACTGGAATTAACCCCAGTAATTATTGCATCCACAACCGTATCCACTACGACCATATGCTACATCACCAGCGTATGCACCATAGGCAGCAGCACGATAAATATCTGTGTTAATGGCTGTTAACTGAGGATAAGGTACGCTTACTGTATTAGGTAATTTGCATTTGATACCATCAACATCTGATTGCAAATCATTCAGTCTAGTTACAATAGGAGCAGTAGCCTGATTAATCATAGAACCTACAGCAGCTGTTTGATGTTCGTTACTCAACTGAGAAATCAAAGTAGAGTTCTTTTCACGTAAAGCGTCAATCTTATCTAACAGAGCTTGGTTCTGTATAGCATCAAGCTTAGCGATTATAGACTGAGTATTAGCTGTATTGCTATCACGGAGAGACAGGGTATTACTGTTCATAGTGTTAACCAAGTTATTAGTTTGGTTACATACAGACAACTGATTTTCATAACCCATCTTAGTGATGTTGTTGTTTACAGCGTCAATAGAACGCTGAGTTGTGCAGCAGCAGTTAGCTAACTGAGAAGCAAGATTTGCATTACCAGAAGTAATAGCATTAATCACTTCACAACTTGACAGCTTAGTATCACAAGAGATCTGACTTACACCAGCATTGATTTGATTCAAAGCGGACTGAACTGCATTGATGTCACAGTTCAAAGTAGTTGACAGATTGCTTATTGCATCTTTATTACCATTGATAGCCTACATGAGCAAATTAGTATTAGCATCAGTATTTAGTTCAGAAGCTAATACACCAGCGTTACGGCCACCGAAACCGTTACCACCCCAGCAGAACCAGATCAGAATGATCCAGATCCACCACCAACCGCCGTTTCCACCGAAACCGCCGTTGTTGTTCATCATAGCCATCAAAGCTGCAGGATCCATACCTTTATTTGCATTTTGCATTAAAGCAGCGAGACCAGCGTCGATACCGCGATCTTGCACGATAATTCTATCTTCTAACATAATTGATTTAGTTTATAAAAAATTGATTTTAATTAATATCTGACATAGCGAGTGGCTCTACGAGAGTACTCATAAGGATCATATTCGTGTTCTACTCTTTCGTAGTCTCTCTTTTCATAATCGTCCTTATCATACATGCTACGTCTTCCGAACATACCCATTCGTCTACCACCTCTACGATAATGTCCAAAGTCTTCTTCTTCATCTTCATACTTAGACATTTTCTCTTCGTAACATTCCATTTCAGCTTCTCTGATATGATCACACATTACGTAAATATAATAATACCACATTTTACCTTCGTCAATATCTTTATCGTTAAGCCAAGCTTTTGCAAATTCAACGTAGTGTTTAGTATTATTAGAACCAGTAATGTTCATAATAACTCTATAATAATCAGAGTAAACCATATTTAATGCTACAAACCAATCATAACGATTGAATTTGCTTCCTAGAGCAATTCCGTATTGACTGGCCAATGTGGTAGTCTCTTCTAAAGACCAATGTGGTCCACGAGTACCGTCCTCATTTTCCATCTTCATTACAGCTTTACGAGCATATTCCTCATTGAAGTGAGGTCCGTGTTCTTTCTCGTAAGCCTTCACACGAAATATTCTATGCATATTATTATTGATTAATATTGTTTTGAATATGTTATTTGTCGGGAATTTCTATTACCCGTGTATCCGTTACTTTGATCAACGGATTGCTATTTACTATCTGGTAATTTTTGATATGTATTTTCTTAAAGTCAAAGTGAAAGAATCTAACTAGCCAGTTCTTATAAGTATTCTTATATTCTTTGTTTTCTGTTACGAATATTGTCTACTAGTTTTTTATATCTATTTTGGCTGTTAGGATTGAATCCTTTCTACTAACTATGATAGTTGTTAAGTCATTGAGTTTTAACTCTTTATCGAAGTCTATTAACTTCTCTTTAATTACTGTTTTCACAGAATCCTTAATCTCAGTATTGATTACACTTACATTGGTTAGATTCTTATCTTTGACTTTATTGTCTTTCTTTACTTGATTTATCTATTGTATCAAGCTATCCTTACTATTATTCAGTTCATTTATAGTAAGTTGTAATACTCTATTGTGTGCTTCTTTATTAGATGCTATCTCTTCATAAGCTCTAATATTGTTAGTTATTCTGTTAATCTCTGCATTCTTTTTATTTAACTAATGGTTCTAAAACAAAACAGTCGCAATAAGTAAACTAACTAAACCTACTGCGACTATTCTGATATTGTTACTGAACCAATTAATTATCTTTATTACTATTGGTATCATCTGAAAGTTCTCCATCTAATTCGACATCTAATATCTGTTCCCCTTTCTTCTTTGCTATCTTCTTAAGTATATTCCACACTTTCCATCTAGGATGTAGTTTACCTAAGTTCTCAAGTAAGGAGAAAAATTCTACTAAAGCTATAGCACCGGCTATAAACTCAATAGCGTGTAAATCTATAGAAGTTACTATAAACTTCTCAATAGTAAACGCACCACATATAGCAACTATTGCATCCCTTAGCTTATAGAATATTTTTGAAGTTAATCTCCTTGAACGTGCTAATATTTCATCGTCTTTATATTTCTTATTTACTTTGCACTCATATAAAGTATTAACTATGATAATGCCAGCTAGAGCTGTAATAGGAACATATACTGGTGAGTATAGAGATATTAATCCACCTAATGCAGCAGATGCTAATTTCTCTGTACTACTAAACATGTTTTTAAATATAGGCATTGTATGCTCTCCTAACTGATAATAATTCATAGATAGTAAATGATATAAAGTGTAAATCAAAAAAGTCCCAGCTGATTCATAAGGGGTTTAAAATCGGCAGGGACTCTGAAAATTGTTCGAGATTATAATTAATAAACGTTTACATTGTAAATAAGTTGCTATTACTCGATTAAACTTAGTTAAGACTAATAGCGGTTCTTACGAGCTTCTAGCATATTCAATCAACTAATGATACTTAATTGTCTTCTTTAGTAGATTGATACCATTACAATGTTTCATCCAACCAATATGACTACAGACTTGCTACCTATATTCACTATAAGTCATATGCTTAAGTTTATTCATAGCAGCAACTTTCTTACACATTTTGTGTTTAATATTCTTTCTAATCAGAGTATAATCGTGATAGATTTTATATCCTACAAAAGATATACTTCTATCTTCTACTCTGAATATCTGATAATTACTTTTAATTTCTAATTTAAGTGTGCCTAACTGCTCTCTTATTTCATCAAGTAATTGTCTTAAGTATTCTTTATCACTATGAAGTATTACCATATCATCTGCATATCTGAAGTAATACTTTACAGCTTTATCCTCTTTAAGCCAATGATCAAAGTATGACAAATAAAGATTGGCAAAGAACTAAGAAAGATAATTACCAATAGGAACTCCTTCTACAGAGTCTATAATACCATCTAATAATGCAAGTAGCTTATTATCTTTAATCTTCTTTCTAACTATCTACTTTAATATTTCATGGTCTATACTTGGATAAAACTTTCTTACATCTAACTTGAGACAATATACTGTATTCTATTTATCTTTCAATGCGCTTTGTACATCATATAATGCCTTATGAATTCCTCTCTTCTTAATACAACTATAAGTATTAGTAATAAATACAGAACGCCAAATTGGTTCTAATATATTCATAATAGCATGATGAACAATTCTATCAGGATAATAAGGTAATTTAAATATAAGTCTTTCTTTAGGTTCTCTAATTATAAATGTATCATACTTAGAGGTAGTATAAGTTTGATTTATCAGTGTACTTTGTAATCTAACCAATAAACTATCTTTATACTTGTCAAACTCCTTAATATCATTTCTATTACTCTTATTCTTTCTAGCTTTCTTATCAGCTAAATATAGATTGTCTATTGAAACAATCTTTTCAAATAAATTATTATATCTTTTCATCTGAAGCACCTAAGTGAGTCTTCACCGAAGTTACCAACACACTCGTTTAGGTTAGTTATCTTTTGCCAAGAGGCAAGGTCTCGTTCCTCAAAAATAATCTGAAAATCACTGATAGTTCTCTGATAATCGTGCTTCATTGTACTGACATTAGCATTCGCATTACTAAGGTCATTGTTAGAATTCAGATTGAATAAACCTGCATTGGAACTATTACTCGTGTTAGCCCCTATCTAACTTACTTGTTCAATCCAGAACGACAACCTATTTGTTAATAATTAAGGGATATATACCAGACGAGTACCGACATTAGCACTCGCACCACCAAGGCCATAGTGAGAAGTCAGATAGAATAAACCCGCAAAGGAACCATAACCCGCGTCAGCCCCCAACAGTAAAGTTCTGTCAGCTTCTACAGCATTCGTCCAATAATAATCACAGAAATACGTAGTAGAATTAGCTCCACCTTCCTAACAGAATAAGTCAGCAGCTGCATTGTTTGTAATGCGTTCAACCCATTGTCCGTTGGTAGTTAGAGTAGTTAAACCACTGTCTTCATATAACGATTTATCTATGCCAAAATTCTCTTTGTTGTTGGTGACGTATATCTTATTGTCTGTTCCTGTTACAACAATATCACAACAGTTCTTCCATACATGACCAAATGGATTCTCAATACCTCTATATCTATTAGCGTATTGACTGGCTTGTGTTTCAGTACCTTCTGCATCTGTATTAACGTATGAATACTGTACTTGACCAGAACTATTACCTAATGAATTAGTAGTACCTGTAGGTACAAAAACCCATCTATCAGCGCCGTTTTCTTTCTTAGTTCCATTAGTAATACCATTACCAAGCCCACCCTGATGATAACCTTCTTCAGTTAATGCAGTATTAACTGCTTTCTAACTATTAAGGGTAGCATATTCTACTACATAACACCAAGTAATAAACTTATGTATCTCATAAGTATAGATAGCATAACTGTTACTTCTATCATTACGAGCTTGTGTCAAGAAAGTAGTTCTATTAGTATTTACAGTAGGTACTTGATTTCTAATTGAGTATAAAGTACTGCCGTCCCTATAAGCTTCATATGCAGAGCAATACTTCTTACTAAACTTAGTATATCCTTCTAAAGGATATAAAGACATTCTGATTTCCCAATCATAGTCTCCGTGTACTACTACAGTATAGTATGCATCAGGTAATTCAACCATATCATTACCATCTTCAATGCCATTAGTTACTTCAGAACCATCTTCGTAATGATCCCAATCTGTAGCATTAAAGTATTTAATAGTACCATCAGAAGTAAGTCTACAGCCTTTGAATAATGATTGTACTGGTAGGTCTTTATGCATTTGCATATTACCAGTTCTTACTCCATCAGGACTACTACCTGTAAAACGTACTCCATACCATAAGTCACCTGCAGCATATATCTAAGAACCATTCAACCACATCTCTTGAACAGTCTTACCGTTTGCAGCAACCTCTTGGAATGTAGTACCATTAATAGCAATTTCTCCCATATTAAGCAGCAGTTGAAAGTTTAATATACAATACTCCAGTTACTTGGCTATCTGCTTCTGGTATAGCATCTACTATCTGAATACTGTTAACTGAAGTAGAAGTTACTTTATTATTAGTTGCATCACTAATAGCTGTATCAGTCTATGACTTAGTGTATACATCTGCACTGTTAGCTTTAGCATTAAGCTTAGTATCTACTTCTGACTTAGTGTAAGTAGTAGCCTTATCAGCCTTTGTATCTAATGAAGCATTTACAGTAGCTGTATCAGCTTTAGTACCAATAAGATTAGTAATAGTAGTTGCAAAGTTAGGATCATCACCCAATGCAGCAGCTATTTCATCTAAGGTATCAAGAGTTTCAGGAGCAGATGCAACCAACTTAGCACATTCAGCTTTAGCTATCTCAGTAGCTTTATTAGTTACTTGGTCTCTAGTATATGCATCAGTAATACCATAGCCAGCTAATGTAGTAGCCTTATCTGCTTTACTACTGTCTAACTCATTAATAGACTCTCTTACTTCCTGTATATCAGTAGAATGAGTATTATCAATGGTATTGATAGTATTCTCAAGTTGCTATTCCTTAGATTTAGCTCTACTAATTTCAGATGCTAAACTAGCATCAAGTTCATCTATACGTTCAGACTGGTCTGTATTTTCTTTGTAGTTAGTGGGTATCCACTGCTTACCATCAAAGCTTTTAATTACATTACCTGTAGTATCTGATGATAAGTCAATCCAGTATGAAACTTCTTTAGGATTTGGAGCATACTTAGATGCTACAAAATTAGGATTTTCTTGTCTTGTCATATTGTTTAAATTAAATCTCTATATTATAAATATTTTCCTTTAGCCAGTTTATCTCTTCTTCGGTAAAGCTGCGGTCGGAGATGATGATTTTGCCGTGGCAGCCGATATACTCTCCTTTCAACTGTCCACCTATAAGCAATATATCGCCATCTGATGAAGTGCCTACACCAATAACTTTCCCGTTATAAGATTGCTTTGTCTGGTAAGTTATACCACTCTTACCTATTAAATCATCAATATTGGTACTTTGTGAGTATGAAAATGTCTCACTAGATAACGAAGCATTAACCTTCTCAAAATTAAATGCACAATTAGGCCAGATATTACCTTTAGTAATAAAAACTCGATTACCCTCATTATCAAACCACGTCCTATCCGCCATCACCGTGTAATCCGTTAATATCGGGAAGTCGTAGCAGACGGCGTACATCTTGCCGTCGTAGCAGAGCTGGTCGGGGTAGTCAGGGATAAATTCTAAAGTAATAGTTGCTCCGATACATCCTAATGTGCCGATAGTTGTATTTCCATTATTATCATACGCATAAGTTCCTAAATATTCACCATCTTCAGTTGCTGTTATCCAAGTTCCAAAATAAACCCTACCCCCATTAGGAATACCAGATATTTTGACTTTAACTTTATCACCCTCTTTAGCAATATTAGAACCTAAGGCAAAAATAATTCCACCGTCTTCAATAATATTAGTAAATTCAAAACCTTTTTTGGTAATAATATAATCAGCACGTCCAGTCGAACTCCAACGGTCAGAATTATAATCGTACGTATAAAGCCCAATTCCGCTATTCAGCTTCCCCTTGCCGCCGTACAAATAGGCGTGGTTGCCGTTGCCGCTAAGGTCTTTTAGGATTGATGTAGGGAGTTGCTCAATAGTAGCTTCTTCTGTTACTGTTTGAGGATTACAATAAAAGCCAAAATTCTTTTGAGCTCTAACGCTGGCAGGTAAATGATAGATACCACTTTTATCAATAGCAATAGTACCTACTGTACCGTCTTCTTTGTTGTATCTATATGTTATAACAGCATTACCTGTATATTTAATATCGAATCCAGCAGTAAAACTATTAAAACCTCTAAAAGCTATGACATATTTTAACTCTGTACCAGCGAGAATAACTATTTTCTTTGGGGTAGAAGTAATACCTGTATTATCAAGCGTCCAATAAGTAAAATCTTCCGCATAGGCCTCAATCACATCATAGTTAGTCATACCTTGCTTCGCAGGGTCATAGATAGCCTTTACAGAAGAAGTAAACCAATCAGGATATACTGGAGTTGATTCACCTGGCATTAACCATTCACCTAATATCACAGCACCTTCATCAGTATACTAACTAATACGTATATGCTTACCTGCAAAGATACTAAAGTCAACCTAATTGTTATCCTTTACAGTAAGTATTATAGGGGTTAAAGTAGGATCATCGGTAAGAGTATTAATGATAAGCTACCCAGTAATATTAGCAGGCTCTATAAACGAATCTCCCTTCTCTATATTATACAAAGAAGGGAATACAAAGTATGCCTATGGATTTATAAATATAGGTTGATATAAACACGTTTTCATTCTATAGTAATTTGTATAGGTTCATTAATATCCTTATGCTCCTTAAGCATACTATATAACTCTTTAAAGGTATTAGTACTATTGATTACTTGTCCCTTTACTTTATTCTGTCCAACAAGTATACAACCATCTGTATCCTCTGGAGTATTACCTATATGGATTAACACACCTTCATAACCAGGAACTCCTACTAATCTAGGTAAGTAGCCTTTACAGAATGAGTACTGTTTGTAGTTACTAAACTTAGGAGACTGTACATCTAAAGTAATACTGTAAGTACCAGTAGGTATTGCTGTTACTCCTTTAATCTTAATACTCTTAATTTCATCTAGAGTCATTTTAGAATCTAATCCTCTATCTGTATCTTCAAGAGTATCACAGATATACATCAGATCATATCCTTCTCCAGATGCATATTGTTCATCTGAGTAAGTCTTACAGTATAGTTTACCTATAGTATACTTATCTCCTTTAAATATTCTTTTTAATACTAATTCCATATTATTCATTATTAGTTTTTCTACTACTCACTGACTAATCATCTAACATATTACCAACTAAGTCAGCAGCTAAGTTCATACCAAATGTTTTGGCATCATTATCTATCTCACTTACCTTAACGTTAATCTGAAGTAATAGTAAATATATTTGTTCTAACAGTTCCCTGTTTGTCATGTGTGCTAAGTACGGGTTCATATTACGATATAATGTGAATTAGTAACGTTGTATAGTTCTATTCACCTGAAGACTCGGATACAATAACTTGTCCAGCAGTATAACTATATCTATAGTTAAATAAGCCTGTAGATGCAATTGAACTATTGAAGTTAGCGCAATAGGATACATTGGCTGTGAAGTTACTACCTGCATAAACAGATAATGCAGTATAAGAATAGAATCCTTGCATTAGTACCTACTTAGGTTTAACAGTGAATCTAGAACTATTAATAGTAATGACCTTCTCTTCGTCACTTGTATTGTTTATGTAGATAATCTCTCTGTGACCATTAACAACTCTTAAGTCATACTGGGGGGGGGTTGGTAGATTTGCATTAAACTCTGCCTTAGTAAGGCATTCATTAGTAGAATCTACACTCAAGCCCTCAGCACTAGCTTCTGCTTTTGTTACTAATTCGTTTGTTGATTCCATATTATGTTGTTGGATGTAAATTAATTTTTAATTGTATTTTTAATCCTGTTTCTAATGTAAAATAAACGAACCCAGTTGATTCACAATCACAGGTATAATAGTAGTTAGCACCACCTCTAAGATATATAATGAACTTAGATAGTTCTTGAACCTGATGCATAGAACCTACTGCAGAATCTCCACCCCAATTGGCAGTATAAGCATTTAGTTTCTAGTCAATATACAACTATCCCCATCCTGCACCACCGACTTCCATATTTACATATAGAGCAAATCCTCCTGAATTAGTAGCCCAAGAAGGTTTAGCATCACCCTGTGAATCAGTATTTAGAGTATTATGAATGATAAGGTGTAAAGGAAATGTAGTTACATTAGGATCTGCATCAAAGTCACAAGGATACCAATGGTCTTCATCAAAGCCTTCTCCTCTAAGAGATACCATCTTTCTATTTGCACGATCTTTGTCCAGAATACTATCTCTGGTTACTTTCTTATCTCCTATAAATATATTCTTCATATCTTTAGTGTTAAGGGTGAGGGTAATCACCCCCCCCCCACTTTTATTAAAAATCTACAAGTCCTGCAGGTAATTCACGCTACGTTTCTAACTAACCTACAGTCCATTTATTAAAATTGTTTTTTAATACTAATATAGAAATAAAATCAGAAAACTGTTTCTTTGGACTAACCCAAAGTTCACACATCCCATTATTAATTCTATAATAGAAATCTAAATAAGTTATACCAGTCAAAGTGTCATAATTAGTTTTCACTCCTCCTCTATGTATACATAAATTACAGAATACTGGTGCATCTTCATTATCAGCATAATTACCCCCCCCCGTACATAATAAAGACAAGTGGCGTTGATTACCTTCTTCTAAAACTTCCGCAGGTCTATACGGGGTTTCAGCTATCTTAAAATAACCTATGTTACCTTCAAATAAATTGGGATTAAACTATATGACAGAGTTTATTAAATTAGATCCTATAGTAATCATAATTATTCTGCATCAAAAATAATGTAAATTGGAACAAAGGTTAACCATCCAGCAGTATTAAAGTTATCAATAATACCTTGAGCATCAATAGTTCTTGTCTTAACCTCAGTGTCAGAATAGCCTTCTACTTTGGTAATTAACTAATGTACTTTAACAGGTTTGTCTCCATTGTTCTTTAATGTGTAAATTATCTCTCCACCGTAGTTAGCAATACTACACCAGTCTATATAGTAAGGAGCAATCTCACCGTCGTATCCTAAGACAGGTCTGATTAATCTAATAGGCTGACTACTAAAATTAGCTATAAACATAGGTATAGTCACAATATCGCTCTAGTCAGGTGCAAGGAAAGCTACATTATTATACAGCTTACTCCAATCAAACTAAAGCAACTGGGTATCTTTTACATAGACACCTTCAGCATTGCTTGAACCTACTTTTAAATCACTATCTACCATATCAATCTACTACAAAATAAGCGGTATTATCATTCTTACTCAGACTATTATATTCAGATGTAGTCTTCCTAGTTATTATATTAATATTATCTGAGTTAACTAAGTCTGCTATCTCTATAAATGCAAGATCTACACTATTATCTGAGTTAATACTAATTCTCTTAGTGTATAATGTACTACCTGTATAATAAGCCATAACGAAATGTAATTGGTACGTACTGCTATCAGCATTCTTCCAAGCATTTACACAACTTAATTCTATACAGTTGTTAGCATCACCATCCACATGCATATAGTATCTAGTATGATTTGAGATAATATCATCTACTACAGCACGAAAGCTTTCCTTACTACCAAATATATTATTAGTAGCTGTCTCAGCAGCTGAACCAGTTTCCTTACGATTAGTTAAGAAACTATTTACACTTGATACAACGAACGTCTTACCATATCTGTTATCATCCACATACTTCTTAGTAGCAGGACTATAAACAGTAGTGGGAGTATACTCTTTAGTATTACCAAATGTAAGTACCATATTTTCATTAACCAGGTTATAGTTATCTCTACTTACACTATGGCCAGTATTACCTGAAATGATAATATCACATACTACTAATCTTCTGGTATCCTCACTACCACTTGTAGTTCCAGTAGTTTGTGTTAAGCTAAGCACAATCCTATTACTACCACTGTCATAGGTAGCTGCAAAACAAGGTTGATATATCTGAGCTATTACACCTAAAGTCAAACCTAAATCAGCTATAATAATCTTATTAGCTTCTATAGCGTCTTTTAAGTCATTATACTCAGTATCTGTTAACTGGTCTACAGCTGCAGTCTCAAGTACAAAAGTACCAGAATCTCCACTACCACCACCTTGTATAAGCTTATATGTACCATTGTCAGCTAAGTATCTAGTACCATCTCCATCAGTGGTTATCTTATCTATCTTAACCTTATCTGCAGCAGTAAGTACACCAGCTTTAGTAGTAGTTGCAGCAGTTAGAGTTTTAGTAACTGTGGACTGCTTAAGAGAGCCATATACTCCGCTACTCTTGTTAACATACTAAGTACCTTCAGTAATACTGACGGTTTCACCAGTAGCATCAATGCTACTATCAGGAATATAAGCAATTATTCTATCAGGTAAGCTATCAGCAGTAGTCTTAAGTGAATTACCTTCAGTAAGGCTAAACTTAGCATCTAATGCAGTTTGAGTTGCAGTAGATATAGGTTTATCAGTATCTGCTGTATTATCAACATTACCTAATCCTACTTGAGCTTTATTAACTTCATGAGGATTAAACTTATTATTAATATGTGTTTCTAAATTAGTCTATACAGCATCAATATCAGAAGTAATACCGGCTTGATCTTTTAATCCATCCAGTTTAGTTTTATCTGATGATGACATTAAACCTGCTTGAGATGTAGTAGCAGCATTAATTATATGACTATCTTCACTATCTGAATTAGTAGATGTAAAGTGAGTTTGATACTTTAATACTATCTTATCAGTAGAAGGATTTACAGTAGTAGGTCCAACAACTACTTTGTTAGATGTTTTATTCAGTTTATCTGTAGTAGCTTTACCCTTATCTCCAGGATATGCAGTAGAACTAGTTTCACCTAATGCTAATGATTGAGATATCTCAACATATGCAGTACCTGACCATCTATAAGTAAGGTTAGTATCCTGAGTAATATATATCTTACCAGATTCACCTGTATCAGGTAATGCACTAAAAGTACTAACTTCAATTACATCATCTACATATGAAGGCAATTGACTTGAAGGTACTAATCCATTCTAATCTAATGTAGCAATACCATTAGCTACTCCTTTAGAGTTATTAATAGCATTAATATTGTTCTGCAGTGTAGTATCTGCTGCTTCATATGCACTAGTAATATCTTGTTCAGCTTTAGTAGCTCTAGCAATCTCTGTATCTAAACTACCTTGAAGTGTACTAATAGCTTGAGTTCTATCACTAACTTCTTTACTTATCTTACTATCTAATGCAGCATCTGCTTCAGATCTTGTAGTAGCTTCATTATTTATATTAGATTGTAAAGTTGTATCAGCTGCCTTATAGTTAGTTGTAATAGTGTTTTCAGCCTGTGTAGCACGTTCTGTCTCTGCAGTAATCTTACTGTTCAGGTCACTGTTAGAACTGTCTATATTGCCCTGTAAAGTACTATCTGCAGCCTTTCTAGCATCCTCTTCTGCCTTTATATCATTAGGTAAAGTAACATCTAACTTTACTTTATCTGCAGCAGCCATAAAGCCAGCATTACTCTAACTAGCACAGTTAACTGTTTTAGTACCTGTTGAGTTAGTATCACTAATACGGTCATAGAAACTATATCTTAAGTCAACAGAACTGCCACTGTAATTAGGATCTAATATACCACTGACTAACTTAGCTGGATACTTATCTATAGTTGCATTAAGAGCATCTAAGTCATCTCTAACTTGTTTACCCTTAGAACCTTCATAGGCTGTACCTTCTTCTTCACCGATAAACAGACGCTCTGAGATAACAGTCATATTATTACCATCCCATCTATGAATGATATTAGTACGACCATATTCATCCTTATCCAGTCTTACATACATTCTATATTTAGACGGATCAGTAGTAGCCCATGTACCACCTTCCTGATACACATATAACTTCTTATCACCAGTATTGAAGTATACATCACCTACATTAGATGATACAAACTCTAGCTCTTTACTATTGCTTACATACTGTTTGATGTTTACCAAACTCTAGAGATTAACTTCTTGATCAGACACTTCCTCAAAATAATCTATAATTGATTTCATGTCCATCTTTCCGTTAGACAACTGATCCTGGAAAGGAATTAACTCCTCTCCAGTCAGTTTATCTCTAAGTTCGAGTTCACTTATTTTAACTCCTTTTACTATCATTTTACTTCGTCTGTTTTAATTTCTTCTGATACTTTAGTTAACTCGATGATAGCATCAATAAAGGCAGGCTTACAATATTGTTCTATATACTGTTTAATGATATTAACTTCTTCAGCATCATATTCTGTTTCACCCTCAGAATTATAAATCTTTAGTGCCAGAGAGTGCAGTTTAATACCACTACCTGTTTCATACAATAATTCACCTAATTGCTGTCTAACATCAGCGCAGACCTTATTAGTTTTCTTAATGTCTGTATATACTTCCAGTTGTGCAAAATTTATTTTCATAATCTATTATTCATTAATTAGAAAGATTTTCTATCATCGCGTAATATCTACTAGCGTATTCTTTAATTAGTGTAAAAGTAAAAGTATCTCCTTGATTAATATCAACGTATTCTATTCTACCACCATTTTGATTATATAAGATAGGATACTACTAATTAGTACTACTATTCTATCTACCATATATTCTTACATTCGGAGAAGAAGCAGTAGGTACATAAGTGATTGTCATTGATACAGTCCAATTAGCCTAATTTATACCTAATTTAGATTCTACTATACTATATTCTGGTAGACCAATCATACAAGAACCATATGGTGCTACTATTAGCATACGACTAGCGTATGTCTAACGTTGAATTGTATTACTAGCTTCAGTAAATTCTGCAACACGATAACTATAACCAACAACATTGCCATTCATAGATATATCTCCATTACCATACATAGCAAGGTTATTGTTTAAACCGCCTGTTAAATCCATATACAAACCAGCATTATTGTATACGTATTCATCTGTAGCATTAGAAGTCATTCTACCAAAGTAACCAAATCCTAAACTACTAACAGTCCCTAATATCAGTTCTCTATAGTCCTGTTTGAATTTTATATAGCTAGGAAATAGCATCATACCATCACTGCCGCCATTAGTACCATCAATATAACCAGTCAAATATAGAGTACCGAGTGTACCTGTAGAAGCAGTAATATTACCTTCTATGTTTGCATTACTAGCGTATAGTTTACCAGCTTGAGTTACTCTAAAGTCTGCATTAGCTCTATTCTCCTCAGTAGTACCAGCCCATATTCTGATAGCATCTCCATTAGTACCGCCTTCACCGGTTATACCAGCTACTACCTAAAAGTCATTAACTGTATTACCAGTATAGTAACCAACACGTAATGCATTACCTGTCATAAAGTCAAGCTTAGCATTCTTAGCTATAATCAAGTCAGTATAAATACTATCTACATTCTAAGCTAATTCTTCCCAGTATTCAGCTCCACCTGCTGTTCCAGGAGCATTGTCATTACTAGAAGTATGTTTACCATTATTTCTAGTGTATATGCACTTATATACTTTGTAACCAGTTTCAGCTCCTAAATCCTTTACTAAGGCTATATCTAAATAACGTAGAGGTTGCACTGTAGGAGATACCTCACTTTCATTACAGTATTCTACTCTAGGTTTCCATTCAGATCTACGTAATATAAGACCTTCACCTTGGTCACCTTTAGATACTTGCATTAACCAATCAGGATTATCTTCACTTGGTTTAGTATCAGAGCCATTGTCATTAACGCATAACCATAAGTAACCTAATACGCTTACTCTATCATAATAGTCATAATGAGTATCTGGTTCCCAAGCGCCTCTATCATTAGCATAAAGTACTTCTTCACCACTTGGTTTTACTTGAGTAATCTTACCAGTAAAGTATACTGAATTAAGGTATGCGGAATATCCTTCCATTTCATAACCAAATATATTCAGATTACTTAAGTCACCGAATTGCATTGCAATGTTATTAGCTCTCTAATCCCAAGTATTTTGGTTAACTAAGTAACGTGTATAAGTACGAGTTGAGTAGCAAGATGTTTGGCGGTCTACATTAGTCTTATTACCATATGCTACGAAATTCATTTGTGCACATGGATGATAAGTCATAGTCCAATATTCATCTACAGGTCTAAGCTTATAACCAAATTTCTTATTTTGAGCATCAAGTATATTAGTGACTTCAAAGTAAACAGTATAAAAACCTGCAAACTTTCTATTGCCCATACCATCATCTTCATCACTTTCTGCATTCTCTACAGTGTTCTCAGAGTGGAAGATACCCATACAAAGGTCACCCATTGATACTGCACCATACTCACCTTCTTCTAGTTTCAAAGTAATAGTACCAGTATACTGATCTAATTGTTCTACGCTTTCAATTACACCTGCACCAGGAGCATTCCATTTGTCACCTAACTGTATCTCTACACGATTGTATCTAAGTTCAGGTACTTCAAGGAATCTACGTAATGTAAGACTATCTAATTCGGCATGACCCCATTTATCAATCTTACCACCAAAACCAGTAAGACCTGATGCAAAACCTTCTTGACCAAATACAGCTGAATCTTTAAACCATACTTCATGTGGTGTAGAATCTGGTTTAATCTTACTTATGAATATATCATCATATATCTCTGTATTCAGATTCTTATTAGTCCACTTTTGTAATTCACTGTCCCAAGCTAAGGCTTCGTCATTACGAACATCTTCTACTTTTACATCCTATAAATCAACTAACTTACCTAATAAACCTGTAACTACTTTATTAGCGGCTACATTAGACCACCTATTACCATCATACTGCAATAAGTCTAGTTTAGTTGCATCTACTATATTAGTATCCTTTAAATATTCAATACGATTCTGTAAGTTAATCTAATTCTGTATATCACCTAAGTCATTACGTAACTTCTCTATATCAGATGTATTAGCTGATACACTCTTGTTAGTATTGTCTAAATACTAATTCTAAACATAGTTTACTAAGCTATCTGATACAGTCTTAATAGCTACAGTATTCTTTAGTACCTATTTCTCTAATTCTTCTGGAGTCATTGTTCACAAATTATAAGTTGACCATTAACGGTCTCTAAACCAAAATTAGTATTTAGCTCTCTCTCTAATAGTATAGGTCTAATGATTTCCTAATCATTACCATACCAATACCTACTAGGTTGTACAAGGCAGTTAATAAGCTATTCTAACTTATCTATCTGTACTTGAGTTAATGGGTAATCACCGTCAAGTAAGTTAGCGATATACGAAGCACAAGCTATACTCTTTATATCACACTTATCATACTCTATATTGTACTTAGTAAGTAAGTTTTTACTGGCGCCTATTTTATATATCTCTTTAGTTAACATAACGAACAACACCCATTTTTGCAATTACAACAGCTATTAACTATTTTCTTGCAACGATTACAGTCAAAGTGACCATCATTGAATATACTGTTATTAATACATATACCTAACATTCTTGCAATATCTTTGTAGTATTGAACTGCATCATTCATTATGTCATGTTCTATAGCGTATTGCAATAAGTTATACTTAAGTATAAATAACATTATACGATCCTTCTATTGATCATCTAAACAAGTACTACAGCTTGTACAAAGTAAATCTATCTGCTTATAGTACAATTCTTCTCTATCGTAATAGAATACAGTAGAGTCTTCTATACTTACAGTAAATGCACTAGCAAATGGTGATGTAGCATCTAATGTAATATGATACCTATCTTCACTGATGTTAGTTACATCCCCTTCTTCGGCACTTATTAACAGTACAGAATATGAATGTTCTTCAGAATTATCTGAATTACGCTTAGTATAGTTATCCAGTGTGTCTATATATAAATATAAGTCCTCTGACACTGTATCAGGTAATTTAGTATCTAAAGAGATTACTAGAGTATCATCTATATTTTTAATTCCAATTATTTTCATGATATATATTTAAATAAAAAAGGCTACAGGGCTATTTAGCCCCATAGCCCTTTGTCAGCACACTGAAATTATATCTTATTATTTTACTTCTGCACCAGCAATAAAGGATTGAATACCTTTATCAATGATAGAACCTACCATACTAGGACAGTAAACTTCAGTCGTAAGAGGAGTAGTCTTAATGTATTGGTTATCATTACTCAAATACTTGTTATCATTTTCGATAATAGCATAATCATACTGAGTACCTTCAACTACCTTACGTGCCTGTTCTACTTCAGGATAAGCTCCAGTAAATACGTGGCCCTTGTAACCCATGTTACGTACTTCAGCATCACGTACCTGTTTCCAATAACCTTTACCCGGATTACCAGCAGTCTTAGCAATAGTAGCACCAGCTACAGCTTTCGGCTGATTTGCAAGCAAAGCACCAGGAATAGTCTCATACAAAGAAGCTTCCATACATACAACGCTGTATTCATTCAGTGAATAAACGCCTTCATTATCATCCTTAGGCATAGCATTCAGAGTGATAACTGCAGCACTAGCAGAAGCCTGTACACGACGGTTCTTGTGAGCGTTAATCTTCTTTACGATAGCGGAAGCCAAGTCAGAAGCAGTTGCAGTTTCAGCATATACTTCATAAGAATGAGTAAACTGCCAAGCAGCTTCATACAGGTCTTTATAAACGATACGCAATACATAACGGTTACCAGCTACGATAGTAGCATCTGTCAGAGTAATTACGATCTTTTCTTCAACCGGTTCAACGTGAGCACCGATAACTGCAGACGGCTTAGAATCCTTCTGAATTTCATTAGAGAAATCAATATTAGCTTTCTGAGCTACAGAGCCATCAGGCATAGTAACGTTGATTTTAGGGCCAGCTACACCAACGTACAAAGAGTTAGCGGATGCAGCAGAAGCAGCTGTTTTAAGCAGAGCTTTGTTTTCATCAAACAATGCTACGTCACCAACAGCTAGAGCATCTACAGTAGTGTAAGATGCAGGGCAAGTCTTTCCGATCAATACGGAATGAACGCTTTGAATCATAGTTTTAAATAAATTATTAATTAGACATATTAAGCGCTTAGTCTAAATCCGCTTACTTTCTACTTTCCTAACTTGTTAAATAAGATTTTAATAACATCCACTTGAAACCTTCTAACTCTATACTGGTCTTCTTACATCTTCTTAGAGCGTACCATAAAGGACTATTTTTATGTCCATATATGGATTTTTCTGCATCAGTAAACGTTGGATATATTTCAATCAATTTACCGTCTAAAGAAAGTTTTACAACCTCAATATATTCTTTTCTACTTTTCTTGTATCTTTTTCTATATTCAGGATCTTTCCATTTCTTTTTGGCAGATTCAGAACGTTTTTTTCTAGTTTCTTCAGTTTCAACGTAATGTCTATTATTATGATTATAGACAATATTAGAACCGCCAGAAGTTAAATTATAGCCTTTATCTCTATCTGTAGATTTATAATAATCTATCCAATAGACTTCCAAGCCATTTAAATCTTCTGGATTTTCACATGTCTCTAATATAGAAATGTCAAAATTTGATAATCCATATTTAGCAAGAGCTTTGTGAAAATAAGAAGGGCTACTATTCATTTGCCACACATGATGCGCTAAACGTTCTCTAAGTTGTTTTCTAGTTTGTCCTATATAAACCTTGTTATTGATCAAGTTAACAAATTTATATATTACATTCTTAGATTTAGAAACTTCCGAGTTTAAAATTTCAGTGTAACTCATCTTATAAAAGTTTGATTTCCACGTTAGTAAGCGCTTTCTTGTTATGTTATTCCATTGTATTTACTTCGTTGGAATAAACATTATAGTTTGGTAAAGTACCTAATATAAGTTGCACAGCCATCTTTACAATCTCCATATGAGTATGAGCAGGAAGGTCTGTATATTCATCTGTAGGTGTACCTACTAATGTTACTTTACTAGGTCTCTTTAAATACTCAATAGTATACTCAGCTACTTTATATTGTCCATCAGTATATAAAGTAATAGTATTATCCTACATGAGTTTGATAGGTTTAGCTTTAGTATACTTTAGATGATACTCTGATAATGAATTTTCTTTGATTCTGTCTACAGTCTCAATAGTACCTTCTATCGTATCACTATACTTAACTTTGTAGTTACCTTCCGAGTCTTTCTCCCAACAATCATTAGTAATACCGTCTGCAGGAGCTATACCTGCTGTATCACCTAATAGTATTACATAATCGTCAGGTAAGGTAACTGTATAGGTTTCTTGATTAACCTTAGTAATGCTAATATCTTTATAAGTGTGCTTTGTAACCAAAGTACGTAAATCATCAGTACGTTTCTAGTCCTACTCGAAGCCTCTTTGTTTGAAATTGATACCTGAATATCTAGTCTTCCAGAACTTATCGACAGCTTCATTAATAAATGATAATATAGTATCAGATGGTAGTTTGTTATCAATAGCTAATGTAGGACTAATCAGCTATAGTCTTCTTTCTACCTCTATTTGCATTTCACGTGGACTCATTATTCATTCAAGCTATCAAGTTGTACTTTAGTCTGTGTTCTCTGAGATTCTATAGTCTCTAATGCTATTTCTACAGCTCTATCAATTACTTCATTTAATATGTAATCAGGAACCTCAGTAATATCCTTATTGTAGTCTGTATAGCTTATATTCTGAGGATACTTAATATAAGTAATATCAGCAGTATAAGTATCAGCAGACATACGTATAGGATCTATATATATCTTCAGTGTATTATCTTCTAATACTGCTACAGGGGTTTCTATCCAAGGCATATTGTTATATGTCTATAAGAATCCTTTAGCCTTTTCATGATCTATAAGTGTACATATAGCAACTTCATCATTGAAGTGTAATACACAATCTACATAGAACATTCTCTTAAGTTCTTGATTGTCTTTAAAGAAATTAGATAGAGTAAGCACATTAGAGCTAGAGTATGGATATACTAAAGGTTGTGCAGTATCTGTCTTAATTAACTTCTATAAATCAGCAATACGTTTAACAGCACCTTCGAACCCTACTTTCATAGTATTGTTACCAGTGTACTTATTACATATTACTTCTATATAAGCCTAATTAAGAAATAAATCTATTTCTTCAGGAAGGAATGCAGGGCAGCCACCGAAAGCGACTGCCTCTGAATTCTTATCCATGAGAACTTTAAATGCCTTATGTAAATCAGATATCTTCATTATTTGGATTTAATTTTTTTATAGCTGTCGTATAACATCCATATATATCCAGCTTTTTTAGTTCCTTTCATCTTAGTAAATTTCTAATTAAGATTAAATTTTAATTTACCATTATTTCCTGAAAGTTGTTGTATAACTAAATTAGCAGGAGTATATTCGTAATACTAATGTACTATATTGTATTCTTTATCTAACTAAACTAATAAAGGTTCTCTGAGTAATAGCTTATTGTAATCTTCTAAGTACATCCAGATATATCCACATGTTAATATATATTTTCTATCTTTCCTTAGATCGTATATCTGACTACTAAAATTTGAATTTATGTCTTTTTTATTATTCCAAATTTTAATAAGTTCATACTAATATGTTAACTGCACTATTTTTTTAGATCGCCTTTGTTTTGCTTTTATTCTAGATTCAATCTACTATTTACGATATTCTTTATCTTGCCATTTTAATTTATTAGCTAAAGATATTTTATCTCTAGTAGATTGTTTTATTTCTCTAGCAATACTACAACCATCTCCTCCATTTGTACAATTATAACCTTTTTTTGGATCAGTAGAGTGATAATATGAAATCCAGAATATTTCTCGTTCGTTTAACTATTCCTATTTACATACTTCTACTATATCTATCTGAAAGTTATCATATCCATACTTTTGTAAAGCAAACTAAAGATGATGTTTCTTAGACTTAGTATTATTTTTAGAATGGGTTATATGAGCAATTATGCGTTTTCTCAGCGAATTTTTTGTTTGTCCTATATAAACTTTATTATTCTTGGTATTAGTAAGTTTATATATTAAACAAGCGTCATTTAACCCACTTCCGGTGTCTATAAATTCAGTTATAGTCATTTACTCTTTATTTCCTGCATTATGGTAAGTTTAAGATCCTAATTCTTCTTATCATTCAGATAAGCTATTACATCTTCCAAGCCGTTACCAATCAGATCTGTACCAAAGAAGTATTGAGTTCTATTCTTACGAATAATATTTTTAGCAATAGCTTCTTCAATAACAAAGTTAATTTCTTTATTTGGGTTATTTACCCATTTCAACATAAACTTATCAGGTGCTGTTTCAACTTGTTCAGTAAGCTTAGCTTCAACGAGTTCATTTGACATAGTATCTGATTTCATACCATACAAACGCAAGCACTTACGCATATCTTCAATAGACATTTTATCTAATTCTCTATATGCTTCACGCTTAATCTTATTGATACGATTAGCTTGTTCTGCTTCAGAGTCTTTATTAATCAATACGTAATCCTTAGAAGGATTCATATTAGCTAATCCATCTGCTACTCGTTTGTGACCTTTAAGGAACAGATATTGCAATTCATCCAACGGCTTATCTGTATCCAGTATTAGATCTCTTTTACCAAGTTTAACTGCGAAGGTAGTCCAAAAATCGCTATTAGGAGACAACTCACCTTCTTCTTTATTTAAGGCTTTCTCTAATCTACGAGCATCTTCTGTACTCAAGCCAGTGTAGATATTACCAGATCTAGTCCAGTAAGGTCCTACATAGTCAAATGTTGTAGGCCATTTTGTAAGTCCAGTCCAAGGATTTACTTTAACTATTCTAACGATTACTTCCATAATACTTTGTATTAGATTTATCAAGTTAGTGAAAAAGGCCAGCCTAAACTGGCCTTCTATATTATTCAAGAATTACTCGAGAATTAATTAAATAATGTTAATTAATACTCGTCTTACTCTAATATCAATTCCCCACACGCACGTGGATCCCTCAACATTATTCCCATTTCTCCAAGGAAGAATACGGTGTAACCGTCTTTACCGTTAGATCTCAGAGTATCTTTAGACTTAGCATAACCATTCGGAGCTACAGCACCACCAGTATACCAAGTTACGAATTCACGATCTTTACGTACTACTTTAACGATGTTAGCTTCACCATCACGACGACCAAGATCCAAGAAAGTCATACGATATGATTCCTTCGGTTTCAAGGTTACCGGATGCAATTCACGGTTATAAGTAGTATCGTCATACAGCGGGAAGTACTTCAGAGTCAACTCGATACCGTTGGTCATTTTGTAAGTCTTGAACTGACCACCAAAAGTAAGGTTATCACCAGAACCAGTTACAAATACTGTATCCATCAGATTCATAGTAGCTACCTTCTCTTTCAAGATACGGTCAAACTCACGCATACCCATTTCACCAGTCAAGGCAACAAACTTACGTTCGTTAGTACCAAGACAGTTGTAAGACAGATCGAACAAGAAGTCTTCCAACATTTCACCAGTTAAACGAGTGTAATAACGTCTGTTAGACGGAGCAATCTGTTCCAACAAACCAGCACCGATAAATACCGGACGGCCGTTAGTACCCTTCAAATTACAAGAACCGTCTTTGTTTACATTAGTCTTCATGTAAACCAACATACGTTCACATCTCTTATACCATTCACGCAAAGCTTTCCATTCCTGATAATCAGCCCACAAGTAAGAAGTCTTACCAGTTGCAGGATCTTTCAGAGCAATAGCCATTACAGTAGAATAGGCAGAACCAGTGATATCGTAGTTAATACGAATCGTAGTAAGGTAGTTACGCATCTTGAAGTGAGTGTTATAGTTCAAGATATCACCCTCTTCACTGTATTCCTCATATGCAGAAGCAAGACGAGAAACCTGCTTTCCAGCTTCAAGATATTCAGCAGGAATATAAGATGAAGGTTGACCATCGGCTACAAAACAAGTATATACCCACAGATTTCCATCTTGATAAGGTGCGCCAGATACACGTACTTGGAATTCCTTGTTATCAAACTCAAGAATAGCACCAGGACCAAACCAGTTATCTTCCAACCACAACATAATAGGTGTGTTACCCAAACCTGCAGTAGAAGTAGAAGTAATAGCTGCGCCATTCCATTTAGCGTCTCTAATTGTTACGGCACGGTCAGCATCGATCATTACAGACCATTCAAATGAAGGCTGATCGATAGTCATAACGTTGCCAAGACCACCTGTCAACATATCCAAAGAAGTGCTATAGCCACTATCTTTAGTACCGAATACATAAGACAGAATGGTAGAAACCTGATACGGATTCTACTGAGAAGCTACAGAAATCTTCGCAGTATCAATCAGGTCAGAAAACCACTTACCTTTGTATAGTTGCAGATTGTTAAGAATACTGTTATCCATAAAAATACTAGTAATTTAATTTATTTGTTTTAATTTTATTATGCGACACGTAGTTGTCGTGCAAAAGTATCCCAAATAGTTGAGGTACTGTCATTGTTTATAACTTGCTTCCTAGACTTCTTAGTAACTCCACTTCCTCTCAAACTATTTTTGAAATTATCTAGAGCGTCTTTCTTACCTTTCTGCTTTGCAATAGTAATCAAACTATCACCCTTCATAGTAAAGTAAGCGGAAGTAATCAAATTCTTAAGGCTTTTAGCATAATCTTTCTGATACTTGGTAACACCTTCTGCATCAGGTTTAAATATATATTCCAACAAAGCTCGTTTGTCTTTTTCTGGAATTTCAATACCATAAATGCTATCCATGCCTTTTATTTCAGAGACAACGTTATTAAAGAATGTCTGTTGCTGCTTCTAAGCCTCTCTAGCAGACTTTTGTTGCTCCTCTAATAGCTTTTCCTTCCTTTCAGCTTTGATGTCTTTAAGAGCCTCTAATGCATCCACAGCTTCATCTTCAAGAATACCAGCATCTTCATACTTAGTAATCTTCTTATCAATCTGTTTAGCAGAGAAGCCTTTCTCTTTCAAAAACTCCTTTACAACTAATTTCTGATTTATTTCGTTATCCTCCACCTCGATATTGTCAAGATCAATATCAGCGTCAATACTAAAATAATCTTTAAGGTTACCTCCATTACGTACAAATTCATCAAGTTTCTCTACTTCCTCACTAGCATACTGAGGTACAGAGTTTTCTTCAATTACATCTTTAAAATATTCAATAAGGTCTTCTGCAGTCTTAGGCTTATCTTCATCTTCTACATCAGACCAACCTAACTGTTCAGACAATGAATCAAAGAAGTTAACGATTAGTTCTTCGGAAGTAGTTCCATCATCGGAATCTATATCATCCTCCTCTCCTTTTTCATCCACAGTGTCATTATCCTTGTCAGTCTTAGTTGTCTTCTTACTAGACTTCTTAGTTTTTGAAGGCTCATTAGTTTCAATGTCGTCGTCTTCTTCACCTTTGCCATCTACATCATCTTCTTCCTCTTCTTCATCTTCTTTGTTATTTGTAGATTTCTTACTTGTTTTACCTCGTAGTGCTTCCAACTCCTCATCTGTCAGCTCTTCAACTGCATCAAATTCATTATCAATATTATCAATCTCTTTAGTTTTATTAGCACCTACATTAGGATTAAGGCTTTCAAGAATAGCCTCAAAACCGTTTAATGTGTTCTTATTTTCCATAATTATTTAATAATTAGATTTATTTCTTTTTTCTCTTTTTAGCCCACTTCTTAGCCTGAATAGCAAAATTAGCTCTGCGTCTCTATAGAGTAGAGGCTTTTGGATTATTCATTACACTGTGTGCATGTTCTTGTACACTTTGACCTGCGGCTTTGGCAGACTTTGTAAATTTACCTCTATTCTTTTTCTTTATATGTATCCCTCCATACTTATAGCTAGGTATTGGATACTGTGGATATTGTAACATATTAATAATTCTTAGTAGCTCCTAATTCATAGCATCTTCTTATTAAGAATTCTATTACTTCGTGAGCTTCTTCCTATGTAAAATATTTTTTATCTTCAAATAGCTTGATTGCATTTATCTAATCTTCTGATAAGATGTCCTCTATGTTATAAGAATCCTGTGACGGAGGCATTATAACATCTGGTAAGTAATGATATGAATGCTCCTCTTTGTATTTATCTAAAGTATTAACCCCTGTCACATAAGTATATAACTTACGATCAGTCTCTGTTTTCATTGCTTGTAAAATATTTATTTGCTCCTACCGCTCCTACTCCAAGTAATGGTATAGTATTAAACCATTTTGTATAAGATCTCATAGATTTAAACTATTCGCTAGCCTTCTTTATAGACTACATACCTTTTGGTAACTTACTTATTGCTTGTTTTATTAGGTCTGGAGTAACTATCTAATCTCTTGTATCAATCATTTTATTTGCATACATAAATTCTCTTAACTGATTCATATATGCTTTCTACTCAGTAGGTTTACTATAGTACTTAGTAAGTTTATCTGTATTTGGATCTATACGACTAAATGGTTTTAACGCAGATCTCATCCAATAATATAAATTACTGTTAGCATCCGCATCTGCTGCTTTATTTTTCAAATAATCTGCATTATGATTCATTTCGTGTATAGTAGTACCATATGGCACACCATTAATGTCATACTGATATTCGTATTCTCCCATTTTAGGAAATTCACCTCCATCCATATGCCTTTTAGTTGACTCAGTAGTAGTAGTAGCCATTCTAGCTCTGGCATTATCCTCAAATGCAGTTCTTTTAGCTTTAGGTAGTAACTCTGGACTATTATTATAAGCATCTATTAAATCTGCATATATCTAAGTATAGTCATCACCGTATTTTTCTTTTACCTACTAAGCTCTACGCATATAACTAGGATCGTCCATCAATCTCTAAACGGTTTCATAAGTTTCATTATTCAACCTAGCTGACATTCTACGTTCTTTCTCTCCTAATTTAACAGCTTTATCCAAAGCATTTGATAAACTACTACGGTAATTCTTTACAGTAGGAGTACTCCTCCTTACAGTACTAATTGCTCTAGGTACAAAAGGAATCATAGTTGCAGTAGCCAAACCAACTCCTAACCAATCATTATTCCTTGCTGCATTATATGCATCTTTAGCAGATAGCGCATTACCTATAGGAGTTACATTAGCGACATCTTCTAAGTCTATTACAGGTTTAAGTCCTTGTTGCAATGGTCTACCATCTGGAGTTCTACCTAACTTAGTATTAACAGCCTTAGTAAATTCATCATCTGGATCGCCTACCTCACCGCCATTAGCCATATACTATACTGGATCCTAATACATATTATATGCAAATGTATTAGTAAGTTCTGATATGTCTGCATCTTCCAATGACTCCCATTGTTCAGGTATCTTAGCTCCTCTACTACGCATATTACTTATATCTTCAGGAGTAAGTTGTCTATTAGGATCTATATAGTAATTACCCTAATCATCTTTCAGATTTGAATTATTACCTCTAAAGTCCCAAGTCTGTGCGTGTTTCTCATTAGCCTAATTAACATAATCTTCATATGAACTATCAGGATTGCTGATGCGTACATTAGGAGCAGCATTAAGTATAGCTGGAGTATTGTCTCCTACCATATGACCAACACCTTCATGCCAAGTATTAGTAGGCCTTAGTGAAGTATAACTATGAGCCTTTGGATTAGCAAAACCTTTAGTACCTTTTTCCTTAAGTATGTTAAGCTATTGATTAACCTGAGCATCTGTAGGATTATAACCCTATCCTACCATATTATCTCTCATAGCTTCAGTAGGAGTTTTCCATGTAGCTTTGTCTATATTAGATAATACACTGTTTAATTTATCCCCTCCTATCTAATCTGAATATTTTGGATTCTTAGACCTCTCAGTATACCAATAGTTTGCAAAGTCTTTTTGATATTCATTCTGATTCTAGAACATCTTATTGTAATCAGGTCTTCCATCTACTAAAGACTCTTGCATTATATCTCTTCTAGTCTTACGTTGAAATTCATCTACTTCTCCACCATTTGCAAAAGCCTATATTTTCCAATCCCAATAGCCTTTACCGGGATTATTCTCCCGGTAAGACTTTAGGTTCTGCATTCTCTATTTAAATGCTTGTTTATCCATAATTCAATCATTTACTACCTTTTCCGCCTTTTCCTTTTTTACCGCCGGATTTCTTTCCACCACATGCCATAATTATTTCTCCTTTTTACTTTTATAACTACCTATTTTTAAATACTTAAACCACGCATAGTGCTTACGCTCTTTACAATAGTTTAGGTTCTTATCATTATTATGTGCTTCTTCTTCGAAGCTAACATCGTGATATCTATCACTCTGTTTATTCCATTTACAGGACAGCATTATACAAAGATATTCTATAGCATACCATAAGTAAAAACCAATCCACAACATTTCTTGCATCTACTTCAAATGGATTTTCTCATGGTTATACTCTGTCATTGTGACTACAGCCTCGTTTCTTTGTAATATAACACCAAACAGATTTATCAATTTATAACCTTTAAAAGGTATAAACTTATTCTTAATTATCTTCATATTACTTCTCTCCTGTTACTTTGTTTTTGATAGCCGTTTTTGCTTTCAATTTCTCACGTTCCATTGCGGCTTTGTCTTTCTATTTCTGCAATTCCATTTCTTGTTTCATCTTGTCCTTTTCAAGTTGAATTTTCTTGTTTTCAACATCACGTTTCATTTCAATTTCACGCTTCTTGTTATTCAACTCAAATCGTTTAGATGCTGCATCAGAATTAACCTTCTGTTGTTCAATAGCCTGTTTGCCTATCTCAATAACATCAGGTATTCCGTTACCGTCTTGATCCATATTCTCGGCACCTCTATAAGCATTTAATTGAGCAACAGTTATCTTAGTAGCATTATTAGAATCAATTTCATATTTCTTAAGATCCATTTCAGCTTCCTTAAGCATAAGCTCTTCTTCTTTAATTTCATTCTGAATTTGAGCCATTTGCTGTTCACGTTCTGCTTGAGCTTGTTCCATAGCTTGTTGCTGTTCCATTCTCTTTTGCTCTATTTCTTCAAGACGTTGCTTAATCATACTAACGTTGTCCATAGTAATAATTTCAACAATATCAAGTAAGCTAGCACCATTCTGCATAGCAGGTTGCATAAGCTGTTTAAGAGCCTCTACCTGTTGTTGATTCTTGGTTGTATCATCTACAAATACATCCATATCTTCATAGAAGAATTCATCAGATAGTGTTATAAATGCTCTAGTAGCATCATCTAATATATAATGAAGACAACGCTTATTATCTTTCCATGCTACTTTTGATGTATCTAGAAGCATAGTAAGAGCTTCTTTCTTTACCTAATTATGTACCCAGAACCAAGGCTCAGTAATATGAGCAGATTGTACCACAGAACGTTCTACATTACCTACTAATTCATTAGACGCAATAGAACCCTCACGTTGTTTACTTACTCCTGAGATTTCAGCTACCATGTCTTCAATCTTATTCATTAGATTAATATACTAATCAATAGTATTAGCCATACTTAAATCTAATGCCTAGAACTGATTGAACTACGAAGGCTTACCTCCCTCACGACCAGGTATATCCCAACCTTCTTCATATGGATTAATAAAGACAACACCTAAAGCTCCTAAGTAATGCATCCACTTATTTACATCAATACCCATAGATTTAGGTATCTAAGTAACATCAATAACTGGTACTTTACCTTTATCTCTAGACATAGCCAACTCGAGACGATACCAGAGTACAATATACATGTATTGTAAAGGTTTCATCATACTTACTAATGATCTAGGAGAACTATTGGTATTATTATATACTACTCCTGTATAAGGTAATTTCTAAGAGTTTAAGTTATCTGCAGATATGTGTTGATATTCAAGTGGTTGTATACCTATATATAAATCTTCTCCCACTCTATATCCTTCCCATACCTCTATAATCCAAGACCATTCTACATTTATTTCTAGTCCTGTAACTTTATAGGATTCGTCTACTTGTAATTCATCAATCTCGCCAGTTTCAGGGTCCTAATATGTAACGAATCCTATCTTTTTAAATGACTTCCAACAGCAATGCCATACATTAATATTATCACTACCTTCAAATGGATTAGAAGTAAACCCATTAATAGTATGTGTTTTAATATGTGGATAGTCTAAAGATGTCTTTCTTACTTCTGGATTAATACCACCTCTACTAGTGTCTTCAATCATCTCAAGCAACTCATTCAATTGCTTTTCAGACATTTTGTCATAGAATCTATCATATATCTCGGTAGCTGACATAATCATCTTACGACAGCACCAATCTGAGTCGTGTATAAATTCTAAGTCTGCAGTCTGATCATAACTAAAGTATAAAGGATTTACTCTCTCTAAGTAAGGATTGCCGTTAATAATACCTACATAGTATATCTCTTCTCCAGCAATTAAAGCATCTTTCCATCCTTTATAGAACTCATGAGTTATATTGAGTTTATTCTTTAAATAGTTGAGGCTATGATATGCAGTAGTTTCAGCAATATCCTTATAGTCTTTATTCAAATACTTTTGAATCTATTCGGGAGGCATTATTTCTCCAGACTATATAGCTTGCTGAAATCTCATAGCCTCTTCGGGACCCATATTAGCCATGATCATACCCATTATATAATCGGTAAGCATCTACTTAGCTCTCTCTTGTATGTCACTAGTAGCATTATCGCTAGTACGTACAACTCTAAAATTAAAGGGTCTTTTAGTTTCTTCTCCGAGTAATAAGTCAACTTTAGGCTTAATTATGTTATAGTCCTGTGCAGTAGCTGGGAAGCCGTCTTTCTATTTAAAAGGGTTAGTAACATAAAGTAAATCCTTTTCATTATAGATACTATTGTATAAATCATAGTATGTCTACATCTCTTCATATCTAGTACGGCCATTATTACCACTGCCACTACTAAATCCAGATTTACCGATTATGTAATTTACGCATGCTTCTTTCCAGTCCTTTGTCTTCTTTGACATAGGTAGTTTCTATACTGGAAATGAACCAATATTTTTACTTATCATATTCTGTTAATTAAATGTATATACATCTTCATCGACTTGATTATAACTATCGTCATAGCTATAATTATCATAAGTAAATAGAGGACCGTCGAATAATAGTCGTTCTCTATTACTTTTTTTCTTCTCTTTAACAACTACATTGTATAGTTGTTCCCGATAAATCATTACCTGCATCAACGCCATGACACGGTCAAAGTTACCTATATCGTTGTAACCTATAAGTTCTTCTAATAGCGGTTCTGACAGTATCTCATGCAGGTTTTTATGCCCTGGGGATTTTTCCTCATTAAGCCAGTCTTTGATCAATCCTTCACCCCATTGCTTTATCTACTTATTCATGTGGCAACCTTTCTTACGCTAAACTTTAGAATTGCCAACAATATCAGATATAATGTCTGGCTAATCAGCCAACAAGTAGTCACAATGCTTAGCAGTAAAATATGGAAACAGGCCTTTGCGCTCATTTTCATACATAATTCTACCATTGTAATAAACCGCTAATTTACGTAAATTTTCATAGTATTCTTCTGCTGTAGAAGGTCTTCCAGTGTATTCAGCTACAATTATATCGTAATAGTTTTCAAAGCCCTAAAAACGCTTATAAACAAATGTAGAACCTAAAGAATTAGTACCTGACTAATCGTGATCATAAGGGTCTACTCCAAGTATATATAAACCAATAGGAGCATCTTTTACAGGATGTTCCCATATTACTATAGAACCAGTAGGATCATCGTCTTTACCTAGTGGGTATTTAGTAATATCACCTTGTTTCTTTACTATCCACTTTAATGATCCGTCAGATTCCCACACTAAATCCCCTATTTGTTTATGGTTGGTTAACTTCTTATTAGTGCGTATTCTTGCTAATTGTTCTTGTAGTTCTTTCTTAGGAAATATGTTACCATTGAATTCCAAACACGCTTCAGCAGGAGTAATAGGACGTTCCGCAATATATCTATCTACGGCTACAGAATTAGTAGAATTCTCAATAACTATCTTTCTTTCAGACAGTATATATTCCCTTGCTTTATAGGTCAAAGTATTACCATCATTATCCATATACAGACGATTACCTTTATCGTCACGTATATCCATGTTAGCATACTAAGGTATAAAGAATCCACATTTGGTATTGTCTACTGCTTCATCCCAGATGTTATTAAGTTCGAGGCAATTAAATCCTTTTGGCTTATAAAACATCTCTTTAAGTGTAGCAAAGTTAGAATCCGTATCACCACCTGTACCATATGCAATCATAGTACCAAATGCTATACCGTCTGTCTCTACAGAAGGTCTAGCAATTTGCCATGCCGCACTTAATTCTTTAAAAGAACCGGCCTCTTCAAACATAATAAGATTAGCAATCTTACCACGTACTACATCTGGATTATCTTTCAAAGTAACTCCAATAATTTCAGACTTATAACCTACTTCAATTTTATTACCGTATTCATCAGTAACCCACATACCTGCTCTACGTCTAAGCTGAGTACTAACAGATCTCTTTTTACTCCATGCAGTATGTTCGTCAATAAAGTCCATGTAACCCCAAGCTTTAGTAAGAGTACCATCATCTGTCAAATACTATTTATTAGATGCATATACATATGACTTAGAATCAGGTATTAAATAGTAATTACGACATAGCATAGCCGCACACTTGTATGAATAACCCTTACGTCTGGATTTCAATACACACAAATGTTTACCCTCTTCTTTGCATTGTTCTACACATTGGAAGTAGTAATAGTCATAATCCCAGAAATCAGGGAATGTAACAATGTGTTCTGATTTATTCTTACCATCTACTATGCGATTAACCTAACGATAAATAGGACAGTAATTTAAATAAAAATAGTTATAGCCACTAATGAAATCTCCATCATCAGCAGTATAACCATTAATACATTTCTGCTACTCTTCCTGCCAGAAACGCATATATTCCGTTGTATTTTTAGGCCAATTGCAGTAACTACCAGTTCTAATAAAAGTTAAAGCAGGACCACGAAATTTATCAGAATTAACAATATTCTTTGTGAAGTCTACCATTTAGTTCTTGTTTTAATTGTTCTATACTTTTATTATGATAATGTAGTTTTCTATGGCAATTTGAACATAAGATTACACATTTGCCTATTTCTTCAACAATTCTCTTCAGAGAATGTGTTTGCATATGAGATATTTGATCATATTTATCACTAATATGATGAAAATCTAAACATGCTACATCCTTCTCTCCGCATATACAGCATCCTGATGATTTTTTGTTTAACATATAATTTCTGTTTTTCCTCACTCTATCCTGCCTACAGTTTCGGCATTGCGCTATTCTGTAAGGACACTCTTTCTCTGTTAAATCACATTTATAGAAATTACATTCATCTAGTACTTTGTTACACGATGAACAATAGTATTTATTCTATTGTTCTAATGTCTTCTTATATACAGATTTTAGAGTTATATTCTCTTGAGAACAATTTAATGTGTTTCCATCTATATACATACAATTTTCTTCAAAAGCCTTGCTGCCATATTTCTAATATGCCTGTAACTTAGATAAGTACAACACTCCGTTTATTCCTGGAACCCAGAAATATAATAAATTTCTTCCTAAATTTTTCTTCCTTATATATAAAGGAAGTTCTTTATCATTTAAATATAACTTACCATCTATTGTAGCTCTGTACCCTAATGAGTACGCCTTTTCAATTCGATTCATAAATCACTATTATTTTAAAACCTATAATAAAAGGGGCACGTTTCACAACGGACCCCTTCTCTTCAAACCTTAAAACATTTTTATGAAAAAATTTAAAATTAGTGCAAAAAGCACTAGAAATAGCTCTCTAGGTTATACCAGACCCTAGGAACTGGCCGACTTACGATTCGGACCTTCATTAGCTGTGTTTACTGTTAATTACTCAGTAAGTGACTTAGGTAGTTACGTTGTATGCGCGCCATACTTCAGTTAGTTATTGGTAGCCCCACTAGGATTCGAACCCAGACTAAGAGGGTTAGAGCCTCCTGTGCTAGCCATTACACCATAGGGCAGTAAGATGTGGCTTCTTTTTAGACGCGCCACATAACGTCGCTGATTGAATATGTTTTAACCTTATTTCTTAAACCAACCTTTGATACGTTTGGTAATTCTTTTATACCAAGGCTTAATTACCTGGCGTACAGCTTCACATTCTGCAATTGCTTCTTCTACTGTCTTATTATCATCTGTCAGATCTACTATTATGTCTGGCAGTTCATTAGTCTTTTTCATAATCTCTTAAATTTGTTTATCTAAACGATAGTGTTATTTTTTTGTATCTCTGCAGTGTTATTTTCTAACACCAGTGGGTAATTCGAAAGGATTAATCTTAGCATCACCTTTAACCCTAGTAGTATCCATTTCTCCAGCTTTAACTGCTTTTTCCAAGAAGTCTAGAGTAACATATGTATCTTTTACTTTAGCAAATCCTGCTAAGTATTTCTCTATCTTCTTTTCATCTAGTTCCTCTTCAAGACTATCGTGATAGTATTGAGTAAAAGTATCTAGTTTGAGTCTAATACTATTTAACATTGCAAGAGTACGAGTATATTGTAATCTCTTAAATGTATCTTCAGCTATTAGTTCATCTGGAGTAAGTTGATAACCTTCTGGGAAAAATTCTTTCTTTAATGCTTCTTCTAAGATATCCTCGGTCATACTAAGTACATATGGACTATCCCATTTATTCTTAAAGACGATATAACTAATAACTGCTATAGCGTGTTGTTTATCAGCTTTGTCTTTCTCCCATATTTTCTTAAATGCTGGAATAGCTAATGCGTCTTCGTGTATTGTTACATTACCACCTAGAATATCAAATAATTTCATTAATAGTCTCCTTTATACTCCTTTTAAATTAGAATTAGGTGCTTTACATTTACAAGATTCCTCTTTTTCTGATTGCTCTTTATATGCTTTTACTTGCTCTTTAATCTCAAGTATCGTAGCCAATAATTCAGGAGAATCGAATACAACAGGACGCTTAATATATTCGCCTTCCCAATTACGAATTACACCAATAAACTGTCCTTTCTTATAAGGGATATATCCTCCTACGCCATTATTAGTTGTTTCATCAATGATAATTCTACCATCATCCTTAGCGATTCTAATTTCACCAAGTTCATAACATGAACGTTCACTCTTATACTTAAGATCTTCAAATGAATCTCCTGTTAATGTAAAGTCTAAGTTTTTTCCAATTATGGTTTCCATATTAATCTATTCTATAACTTGTATAATATTCTTTTTGTAATCGTGCTAGAATTACTCTAGCTTGTTTCTCAGAGCAATTAGGATTTACATATTCTGGATCCATTTGATACCTCTCTATCATTCTTTGATAAATCTCCATTTCCTGTTCCAGACTTTCCTTTGTTATGTTCATCTTCATATCTCCTTATCAGATTATTAACTAATATATTTAGCGTATGAAAATCAGTACTACCTGTAAAATGTACACGAGGTATTACATCTTTATCGATATTGATTCCAAATATATCTTTCTGTATATCTCCTAATGAGCTAATGTCATAATATACATCGTAATTTCCGTCATTATTTCTGCATATATACTCAGCTTTGATATTATAGCGATTGTAAGTTCTATTGCTTAGCTCATGCCCTAAATTATCAAGCTTTTCTCTTATCTCAGATTCTTCCTTTTTTTGACACTCCTCAATATTTTCTCTATTTTTATGTTCCTTTTCAGAAATCATACTATCTATATCGAGTATATCTAATAAGCTATTGCAATCATCAATCTTCTTAGATATGCGGTTATTGAGTTTGTCAATTAGAGATTCCTGAGTTTCTCCGTGCTTACTGCAGTAGAGCATTGCTATGGCATTCCAAGCTACTTGTGCAAGATGTCTACAACCGGTTTCGTTGTCCATCTCTTCTCCCTTTTCGAATAACACAAGATGTCTGAATAATGCGGCTTTATATCTAGAGTAACCGTCTTTAAGTAACTGCCAAGTATTGACTCCGTACTTCTTCGATCCTTCGGTATATACTTTAACGATATCTTCTAATTCTTCTAGAGGCAATAAATCCCATCTGAGTTTATTATCTTTAAAGTCATTCTTTATCCCCTGTTTCATATTTATCAATCAACTTTTGACAGATATCATTAACTACTTTTTCTCTCTTCTCTAATGAAGAATCATCTTCGTCAGATACTTCTTCTAGCCCTTTCATCATATCTTCTATGAAATCAAAGTATGATATCTTATCAGCTTCAACTGCCTTCTCTACAGAGTCTAGCAACTTCTGTATGATCTCAGGGGCTTCCTTAGAGTTTTCTCTCTCTAACTTAAGTAATTGTAGAGAGGTTTCTTTATCTATTTTATTCATTGTCTCTTATATAGTCTATCATGTATTGACCTATCTTACCGGCTACCCATCCTACTAAGTATGCATAAGGTTCGTTTCTTTCATCAAAAGATTCTGCACGAGCTCCAATTAATTGCCATATTGCATCAGTAATATGTGTTGACTCATGTGCAATTGTATTGAATAGAAACTCACTTATAACTCCATTACTGTCTTCATCTAGGAAAGTTATAACTCCTTTATAACCACTTTTCTTTTCTTTTACTAAGAAGGTAGTTGCTGCTGAACCCATTGGATCTGCTGGTATGCCATCATCATCAATCAGCATATCTTGTACAGTTCCATAGAACTTAAATCTCTTCTTACTATTGTAAAAGTCAGATATTGTACCGATATACAATGACATGGGATAAAGGTCTAAATCATACTTTCTAATCATCTTTTATTGCTTTATATATGTTTGCTACTGCTTTATTACTAAGTAAATACAGATATAAGTAAACATCATTTGTCATTTTATAAGTAACGCTAGGAGTTATGATTTTATTAGAGACATCATTTAACTATACTTCACAAGTATCTTTATTACCAGTGGGATACGATAGTTTAAAGTATACCATATACTCAATTAATTCTGTAACTATGTCAATCTCTGGTATCTTTGTCAGTCTAATTATCTTTCTATCTCTCATGATTCTTCTTTATCTTTATCTTACCTAAGTAAGTAAACATTAAGGGTTTTTCATCTCTCTAGCTTATTTTCCTGTTAGCAAACAGGAATGGGTGAGTACATATTGTCTTTATTACCTAAGTAGGTAGGTTATACTTCTTACTTAACTCAATAAATATATTCACTCCAGTTTTGTTCATCAGCTAAATCCTTAATAGTGTAATACTTATTATCAAGGAAAGCATCCAAATCCTTAGTGTTTTCAAAGGTATCAGGTCTAACGCAATTAATAGCTGTAAATAGATCTGCTACTGTAGCTTTATTAGAAGACAACCAATCACCTTCTTCCTTACTAGAATCAACAATAGTATTTAATCTCTTAAGTTCCTTTTTACTATAAGCCTTCTTAGGTTCTGCTACTACTGCATCTTTACGCTCACCTTGAATACTAACTAGATCACAATCATCTGTAAATATAATAAACTTATTATACTTAAGATTCTTCTTTCTAATCTTGTACCAGAGTCTTACTATCCAATTATAATCTCTTTGTAATAGGATAGAACCTGGTTTAATTGACATGTATTCCATATTCATATTATTCTCTGTCTAGTCGTAATACGATAGTAATTTGTACTCTATCTCCAATCACTTCAGGTATCAAAGCAGGATTAACCATCCATTCATCATCTGCTTTACCCTTAACAATCAGACCTTTATCTCTTAATCTTCCTATATATCTACTTAGATTATCACCTGTAATGCCTGTTGCGGCTTTTAGATAACGTCTGTTTTCTGTACTTATAACATTCTTACTGTAACCAGGGAGCTTTGGAGTATTAATATCTAATTCAATGAGTAATACCATTATATCCTGCTCCCTGTCAGTAAGCTAAAGTACGCCATCAAGCGATCTGAGGAATTCTCGATAAAGATCCGTTTTCTTAACTGTTTTAACTAATTTGTTCATTTATTCGGATCCCTATTACGAGTTTATTCATTAATAATATCTTTAATCTTGTTTAATACTTTAGTAAGGTTATAATAAACTGTATCAGCTTCTACTTTAACACAAGTAGGTACTTCTTGATTATTATAAGCCTCTTCGAGTTTCTTGTGATCTGTTTCGTACTGTTCTAAGAGATTATCAATTGTATTGACAATTGTATCAAGCTTGTCTGACATCTCTTCCAACAAAGTATCGTCACAGCTACATTCATCCTCATCATCGAGTACAATGAGATAGCCCTCATCAACATATTCATCACAAGTATCTTTATCCATAAACAAAGCGCGTTCACTTGTTTCATCTTTAAAGTAGAACTCAAACATTTCTGTTTCATCATTCCAAGTAAGGATATCACCTTTCTTACCACAAGCAAACTCTTTTACTACTTTATACTGTACCATAATAATTATTATTTTTAATTGTCTTAATAGTTGTTACAATTACATAAACGTGAAGTGTTAAAAAGGTAACTATATTTTAACATTTGTTAACTATTTAGATTAATGCAATAAAAAAGGCTAGATCCGCAGACCTAGCCCCACAACAACTATTAATACGCATTAATACTTATTTCTTAACTTTCTTTGCAACACAATCATAAGATTTTACCAGCATACTATCTTTGAATAAATCAAAGTCTTTAGCAAATTTCTTATTAAATACAATAGTATCTCCTACTTCAAATTTAAGGAGGGTAGAGTCTAGATTAGACCCAATTGCAAGTACGATACCGGTTCTCCACTCTGATTCAACTTCTTTTACTTCAGTCTTAGTATCAAACTTCTCATAACCGTCTACGTCTTTCTCACCTGTACCAACTGCTTCAGTAACTTCTTTCTTTAACATAATAGGTGCAAGAGGTTTAACTAAGATATCCTGCAGAGGAGTATATTCTAAACCGTTAACTACTGTTTCAAGTACTTTATCTTCCATATATTTTATAACGTATAAATTTTATCTTTGTTCTATTAATTTCAGTATGTTTCCACCCCAAATACAATTCCTTAAAGCTTTTGGGACACAATGTCTAGTATAGAAATAACAGCCATCACAGCTACCATTGTTTGTCTTAACTACTTCAAATTTCTTACCTAGAATCTCTACTACTTTATTTTCTTTTGTTGGCATACTTCTTAAAGTTTAGTATAACCTGATATATTGCATGTATTATACCACCACCAATTATCAAGCCTATCCAGAATTCTTCTTTCATTATAACTCTACCTTTCTAAGTATATAACCTTGTCTACACAATTGTACAATTCTATCTGGACAGCTATTATCGTATAAAGCACAGCCTTTACAATACTTCTGAGAAGTATCTGTTTGTACTAATTGATAAGTGTTTCTATTATGATTTACATACATACCTGAGTATGCCTCTATTTTATTAACTACTTTTCTTTTTCCCATAATGCGTATTATATATACTTTAACTAAGTAAAGACATTATCTAAAGTAAGGACTATTAATACTGTCTAATCTGTCTTAGACTGTCTTTAACTGTATAGACAGTAACGTATAAAACACTACTTAGGTTCCCTTTTATATTAACTTTTTAACATTTATTAAGAACAATTATGGCTATTTAACACACAAAATTTAACATTTTTTAAGATAATAATCTCTTTGTCTTCTTCTTACTCTGATAACAGGTTATAAAATGTAGATGCCTGTATTCCCCTTTTGCCTTAATCTTTATTATATTTATTAATCTTTTACTAGGATCTAATGCGATAGATTGATCAACTAACTGTGCCTTAGCTATTCGTTTGGCAAATATCCTAATTCTACCTATATCATCTCTTTTACATCTCCTAAGATATCTTTCATTAAACCTATTTACATAGTGTTCACAACAGTGAAATATTACTATTTCATCTGTACTCATATTGTGATACCAGCCAGAAATCTCTTTACTGAAATTAGTAAAGTATACCTTATAAATCAGTTCACGGCCGGCTCTTATATTGACAACAATTATCTTAGTGTTATCAACAGTAACCTCTACATAGGGGAGTGAATCTATACTATCCCCTATTTTCTGTATATAATAATGTGGATCGTATTTTATATATACATGAACGCAAATATGTTAAAATATGTAATATAATTTAACATTTATTAAAATTTTTTTATAAAATAAAATTTTGGGAGAAAGGATGCGAGAGGTGACCAGCAAAGATTCACTCCCCCGTATTATGTATCGGCAGGGAACACCCTATGGCTGTTTTGTTCTATGGTGTTCCCTTTCTATGTTCACATTTTTTAACTTTTTAAACTTTTTTGCTTATGTTGTGTGTTGTTAAACAATTTGAAAAGAGAGAGGACGAAAACCGTGAGTTACCGTATTATGTTATACGTGCTACTGGAACGGTTGGTGATGTAAACGCTACGAGTGCTTTTAACGATGATGGTACAATCAACGTTATGGCTATGCAAAGTAGGGTATACAATTTCACGAAAACCATGTTTCCAGCCACACGAGAACTATGCGATAGTCTGGAGAGTGGTATGCCCGTAGACAAGGATAATAATGTAACAGAGGAACGCAAAATTAACCTTATGTTATATCAGTGGGATACAGGTAAAAAGTTTCACATCCTTAACAGAGATGGCGAATATTATTCAGACGAAAAAGAAGTCGAAAAAACGAGCGACGGCACGGCGAGAGTCAACGGTAAAGTGATACCAAAAGGACAAAAGTATAAGACAACTGAGTTAATACCTCGTGTGTATTCCAATATTAGTCTCGTGCTGTTCTGTGATGCTGATGAAAACAGTGTCGAGGGTAAACCGGAAGAACTTGCTGAACGCAACTTTAAACGAGGCCTTGAAAACGATACGTATGTTTTAGTAGATTAAAATATATGGCCTTTTCTCTCAATGTGTGAAGCGTAGGGCTTAATAAGCCTTGCGCATTCTGCATATCACAATTGAATGTGAACATAGCGAAAATTAGTCAATAATCAAGATATAATCACTGCTGACAGATCGGTAATAAGAATAATCTGTCATGTTTAAAATCTAAGTCTATACTTTTACTTGCGTCCTAGTTTAGTTAGGTTGAGTCACCATGTAGAACTCGTAATGCAAATAACATGACAAACAAAAAACTCAATAACTTCCCAAGACATTGAGGGCACCAGTTTCTTATAGGTTACGCATGAGAGGACGAATATACTCCTTGCGATATAAGTTTTAGGTGTAAAATGCAAATAACTAAATTCAATATATATGGAAGAATTCACAGCTTATACAGTAGAGCGTATAAAAGGCAAGAAAAACAATTTAGTCTTTAATATATCTTGTGATGTAGTTTTTAATTCTTTTAAGACACTCAAATATGCACAAAGAAGTAAGGCAATAGCATTATATGCAGCTGTATTAAATAGTACTTCTAACTCAATGCATACTGCATTTCATGACTTTGAAGAATATTGTGACAATCTATGTGATTGGTACAATATATATGACAAAGAACAATTAAAGGCAGATATTGAAGATGCATATCATAGTCAGGAAATTACTAACTAAAAACATTATATATTATGAAAGGTTTTATTATTTTCTTTGTATATATAGCAGTAGCTCTTGTTATATTATCTTCTCTCGGTCTAACAACTAAAGCAGGAATAGGTTGCTATGCTGCTTTTAGTACAGTGTATGTAGGCATATTAGCTATCATAATTGAATGTAAAGAAGAAGATAATGAAGAATAAAGAGTTTGCTATCTGTTTAGCCATAGCAATATTGTTATGGCTAATCAGTATTGTGTCCTTCCATTTGTTTGGAATCTAATAATATAATATAGATTTTCGCAGAGTAATTATTCTATGAAATGCAAATCATCTACTTATGTCGTGAGACATTATTTAACCACGTTTAAGTTATAATAGTATAAGTTAGGTATGCCCTTATAAAGACTTAGGTAGCGCTAAGGACTATACTATTATAACTCTTCTCTTAAGGCAGCCTATAGTCAGTGACAAGCCTGTATAAATGCTGAGTCAAGAGTAGTCCTAATCGATATGAACAATCGAAGACAGACTATGAATCCACGTGGTAGATGCACAGTTAGGTTCGCTGTGAGTGCACATCTCTATTAGATAGTAACCTGACCAAAAAGCAAGAATAGATGGGAATAAAGCTATGCCTCGACAGGCGAATGAGGTTCTTGACAGTCTGACACTAACTGACAATAAGTGTCATTTCAATAGAGTAAGAGAAAATGAGGCGTTGAATCTTCTGCAGCTCTTAGCATAGCTTATGGTGGTGTTTTCCATAGCCATATTAATGCGCTTACTCTATTCTTTAAGGTGAGAATCCTTGACAAGCATGTGGGGCTTATATCTTATTGTGTCCTTTACAGGATAGAAATAGATTTATTGGGGATACAGAGCGTTGGCATAGCCACTCTAAACCAATCACAATAAGTATTAGTGCAGACTTAAAAATCATGCAAACATAACAATCCTGTGTTACATAATAACCAACAATGTGTGCAAATAACCTCTTTTTTAGTTATGTTTATTTGGCCTAAGTGTAGGCTAGTCCTCTATTCGATAAAGTCATGTTTATTGGATTTAGTAGTATTTGTCGAACAACTGTAAAATTTTTGTTGGCTATTATTCTTGTTTGTGAAAATGAGAATAATAGTTGCACTCACAAGGTAGCCTTCACGTGGCGAGTGTGTTAAGTAATAAGTTAATAAATCTTCCAGTTTGTACTTATGAAAACCAATACCTTATAAATTAGTCAAAGTCTTTTATATCAATATATATTGTTTAATTAAAATTATCAAAATTATGAGACAAAGTGTAATTAATTACGTGAAAGAGAATGGTATTAAGTTAGCTGCTAACTCAAAGGCATTAAAACTCATCAACAACGGAGCATCCGAGGCAGAAGTAGCCGTAGCTTTGCAGACTACAAAGGCATATAAAGAGGATTCTACTCTTCGCCAAATATGCCAAGAGGTTGTTGCTGAGGCCGGCAAAGAACAAGCTGACAGTGCTAAAAAACCGGAAAATCGCTCAAATTCTACCCGTAGAGGAGAAAATGAACGATACTAGTTTCATTCAATACAGATTTTGATTAAAGGGTTAGGTTCTTAGGAATCTAACTCTTTTTTAATTAAATTAGAAAAGATTATGACTAAGTGGCAAGAATCGTGCATTACAGCACTCGCTTCATCCCCAATGGCATGGGAAGCCTTTAAAATGAAGCAAAGAAATAAGAAGTTATTGTGGCAATATATAAATCGTATATGGCCATATAAACTGATTACAGGAACGAAAGTAAATAAAAGTAAAAAAGACCTTCTCGCTATTGCTAGAATACTAAAAAACCTATCATCTACAATCCAACATTATGTTCCAAGTATAGAAAAAGCAATTTATATAGAAGATGTTAATGTTCGATTTGATAAAGTAGACTGGTTTTGTATTAAAGATATTATATCGAAAGAAGATAGCGAATATAAAAGAATAGTTAGAGGAGCATATTGTGGCAATCACTTATTTTCTTTAGATTACACTTATCTAGATGATGATAATTTTGAAAGTTGGTGTATGTCTGAAGGTAATCGTAATCTAATAGATGTTCTTAACACCTGTTTTGAGAAGTGTTATCTCCGTAATCATTGTTATATAACTGGTATAAGATTTCATTCTAGCGTTATAAATACATATAATATGTTATTACAAATGCAAGACGAAATAACTTATATTCTGTGTAAAATAGTTAAAACTGTTGAAGGCGTTAAAGGTAACACTTTAAAATATACTCTAAAGAAAAGAAAAGGGTATAATTCTTTAAACGTTGGCATTGAAATAGAACATGATGCAGAATATCCTACACCAGATAAGATTCAAAGAGCTATCTTACTTAATAACTGTGTATCATATGATTCAGGTTATGATGGTAACTCTTCTAGTAGACTACGAGAAAATCGTATTCGGTTAAATGGTATTAAAGGCTTAAAAGGCTTATATATACTATTAACTAATATGAAAGAAAATTGCGCAATTGCTAAAAGTAGTAGTGTACATATGCATATTGACTGTAAATATGACAACTTTTTTATGAATTGTGATAAGTTCTATAAAGGGAGTGAAAAAAACAACATATATGATATGTCAGATGTTATAACTACTAGAATGAATAAATACAAATCCAACAATGATAACGCTTTGCAAATCATATCACGTATAGTAGATTATAAAATTAGTGAATATGATTTTACTTCTGGTAGTCTTATTAGATGCGATAGTGAATTCAACACTATAGAGTATCGATTTGCAAAGATAAATTTTAACTATTCTGATTATGTTATACAAATCTTGACATTTATCCATATAACGGAGTGCATTAAGCATGATGCTCCGTTTAACATTCAGTATTTAGAATTACTATATAAAGTAATGAAGAATCTGAATAATAATTAGGTTTCCGATCTAACACTAAAACTGCTAGCGTTAAGGTGTTATACAGGAATTAGCGTAGACTAGTCTTCTAGAGAGTAGTCATTTTATCGCTTGGTTTATCTGTTCGTTCCAGTAATTGCCAAACGAAAAACAGATGGGCACACATGAAGAGGTAGCTGTCGAATTGTGTGTGTAGTTGTTTTGTTTATATTAATATTTAGTCTTCGTATTATATTAGAGGAATACATGTCACTAAATAAAGATATAAATAAGGCAAACCTCTGCCCTATAGTTTAATTCTGTAATCAATACAGAGTGAGTATAAAACAACAGTATGATGCTTACTGTTATCTAGGTTCTCAATCCTAGTAGGGTACTATCTAAGAATTTTAACTAAAATCAATTTAGTATGAAAGAAAAACCAAAGAAATCAGTTCGAATGTGGGTTGCAAGAGATAAAGATGGAAGTTTATATCTGTATAAAAACAAACCTACAGAAAAAACAAATGGTAGTAATCCTCAATGGCTTACAACATCATTTTATGTAATAGGATTAGATCCAGACTTATTTCCATCTGTAAAATGGGAAGACAATGAACCTACAAAAGTAATTATTAGATTAGCGTAGTATGATTATAAGAAGAAACACTTCAGAAAATATACTTGCTACTATTAGTGAATCACTAATAATAATAATTGTTATAATTATAGTAGCAGTATCATTAGTCAAATATTCTAATGCTAAAGAGTACTACAACTATGTAGAGCTTAAAGCACGGTATAAAAACTATATTGTGACTAATAAGTATATACGGAACTCAGACACATATGTGTTAGAACTCATGAATCCTTTCAGTAAGAAGACTGAAGAGGTATACATTAAGGACTATTTATACTATAACACTTATTTTGTAGGAGATACCATAAAATGACAAGAAGTAAGAGTCAAAAGTATATATATCTATGTAGATATAACAAGAGTAAGCCATATCGTGTAATAATACGTCATAATGGTAAAAATATCCAAGTAGGAACATTTGCTACGTTTCCTGAAGCTCTTGAGGCCCGTAATAATAAATTACGAGAATTAATGCTAAGAATACCATTTGATCCATCTCAGAGATTAGCTATTAAAACTGCATTGAATGATTGTGTAGCTACTTTAAGAGCTGTAGCAAAAATATTAAAATATACAGACGATGCTATTTATAATGTAGTTACTAAAGATCTCAACAAACTCGCTAAATTAGTAGATAACTTTTAATCATTTAATCAAAAAAATTATGCCCGAATTTGAAAAAGTAAAAGATTACAAAAGTGCTTGTGCTGTATTAGGTAAGAAACCTATTGATAAGCGCAGGAAGTTAGATGAGCATGTTATGTTATACATCATGCTAAGTACTATCACTGAGGCAATTAACTTTATTGCTAATAGAAACAAACCGTGGATACCAGTCTACCAACAAAACAAACCAATTAAAACATGGTACAGTTGGTGGTACATTGATTGGAATAAGATTAAAAATGGTTCCACTGCGGGTTTCTTCGCTCTGGGTTCTGACGTTGGCCTTGGTCGTGCGGGTGCTGATGTCGGTATTCACTTGAGGTTCATTAACAAAGAAGCAGCAGAATATGCAGCAAAAACTTTTCAGCCATTGTATATGAAACATATCTTTGGAATTGATTAATTCATATTATTAACTAAAAACATTTATCAAAAATGGAAAAACAAAAAAACAAAATGGCAGTAATAGCCATGATTATTAGTATTCTTGCTATAATCCTTTGTGGATTTTCTATAGCAGCGCATCTTGGTGTGACAAGCAAGATTAAAAATGCTCTTAACCCTGATAAGGTTGAAAGTGTACAAATTACGGATACAACAACATATGCCGAACCGGTAACTATCGATGACATTCTCCAGTTCCGAAGGGATATTAAAGAACAATCTCGATATGATTCAATATTTATGAATATGCCGGACGTAGCTCTTATTGCAATACTTATGAAAGGAGGCACTGAAATGTCGAATAGTGACATAGCCAAAGAGTATTTGCAAAACAGGAAAGACTACGATAATGTAGAATTTGGTGCACAAATTAATGACGCTTATAAACAAAATAAAGTTACACCAGATTCTATACCGAGGAAATCCACAGCAGATATTCCTCTTGAGGATAAATGATGTTCCATTTGCTAAAAAATTAACATTATTGCACCAGTTCGTGAGAATAGGTGCAATGCCTTTATAATGTCTTCAGAAGATGACAAACCTGTGGGGCGTAAGTAGAAATGCATATCGTGTCTTTATATCCTTGAATACGGTAGACAGTGAATAAAGTACGAGATATCCGTATTTGTGTTTCTATGATCGTGCGGACGTTAAAATCAGGTACTCCAATAAGATTTAGTTTTGCAGCTATTTCTGCTTATGAGTTAAAACTAAGTGAGAGCTTAAAATTAAATTTGAGACTATTCTAGTTTCGGTAAATAAGTAAAAAGCGTTTTACAAGTCTCTTATTAACAAGTGTAGGGTGGATATTAACTGTTCAACAAAAAAATCCAGAATATCCTGGTCGTCGTCAATTGAGTTATTAACTTTTAAATATTTAAAAGATGAGTATTTTAAAAAAAATTTATTTCAAGTGGAGAGCGTTTAAAATGCGTTCTCGGGCTAAATCAGAAGCTCATAAGAAGCTCTTTAGCAGCCCATTAGCCTATACAAGGGCTATGAAAGAAATTGATTGTCTTATTAATGGACATCAATGGAGTAGTGAATTCAATCCTAAAACAGAGCTTAATAAGCGGTTTAAGGATAGAGTGTATTGCAAGCATTGTGGAGTTCGTTATCATCAGCACACTTATAAAGAGGTAGATTAATATGGTACGAGTCTATAAGAACAATACTGCTTATATTGCTTGTGAAGTAAAGATATTCAAAAATGGTATATCTTATGGTACTACAAACAATATGATCAACGAGTCCTACATAAAACAAATTATTAAAGATCCTGATAACAATAATACTATAATAGTATTAGGAGATAATCTTAGTATTATTGTAAATGAGAACTACGATGACTTTATCATTGAGTTCTTCCGTCCGGATCCCGTTGCAATTAACAAACAACCTGTAGAAAGAAAACGAAACAAAATAGGTTTTTAACATATTAATCAATAATATTATGAGAATAGTAATTTTTGGTATTAAGAATGATTCACTCACTAGTGAAGAGATTAAAAGATCACTCTCTAAAGCATTTCCTCATGAGTGTGGGAACATTGTAGCTATAGAAGAAAGCTATATTGCTGGAAAGGAAGATTGTGAGAACCACGATAGCGCTTTCATTGAGGCTTGTAAGCAGCTTTGTGCTGTATGTGGTGATCCTACTGAAGAAGAAGCATTCAGAGGAGCATTCTGGAAAGCGTTTTTTGTTGATAAGGCTATTGAGCCTATTATCCTTAAAACAGTTGCTACCGGTCCACGATCAACGAGAGAGTACAATGTACTGAAAGACATGAATGCAAAATTCCTTCCGAAGCTTGCCATTTCAGCATTAACAACCCTTAACGAAATGTAATTATGGGAAAAACGTTTAAAGACAGCGCTTATATGATTAAGTCTGTAAACAAGAGAACGAAAACGACACGTAGAGCTAAATTACAGCCCTATGATCGTAAATCTTTCAAATCTATGAGCCGTGAGTAAATTAATTTGTAACCGGAAATTAAAAGCAACTACTCTTAATTTAATTAAGAATGATTGCCCGTTACAATGTAACAAACAACATTGTGATGTATGTCAATTTAGAGATGATAACTCTGAAAGGACACAAACTAAAGCAGTTACTGTCAGTGCTCCTTCGCCAGAGGCATATGGCAGAGAATTATATTATTAACCCTAAACAAGTTAGTATGGTGCAGTCAACCCAAGCTACTATTTACCAACCAAAACCCTAATGGAAGCTTAGAAATAAGCAAGAGTACAATGGACTATACAACGGTCAACCAGGTATTACTACCTAGGTCAGGTGAAGGAAAGGGGTTGCCTATGAATAAGGAATACGAATAAATAGGATAGTAGTACTAAGGGTATATAGCTTTGGTCGGCTATATACCCATAATTTTTAATATTATGTGTAAAAAAGAAAGAACATGGATTGAGGCTGTATTTTATTCTATGTTTACAGTAGGAATTATTACTATAATACTACTGTTAATAAGCCTTATTTAGAAATATGAAATGGTTTTATCGTATACTATTTGTATTGTGTCTTCCTATATTGATATTTCCTATGTTAATATGGGAAAATCATATGTATGCACCTGATTGGTTCATAAAATGGATAGATAAAATGCATTAAAGAAATTGACTGTTAGGTCTATTGAATCGTCGTTTGGACACGGGTTCGATTCCCGTATGCTCCACTATGTTCGTTCGACTCGAACCAGTGGCAGCTCCTGTGATGGGTAACTCTTCCTCATGTGTGAAATAACACAAATGGCAACTGAGCTGCAATCGGGGCATTATGGTTTTGACAGCGACATAGAGGAAATAGAATAGGTCAATAAAGCAGATAACTGGCAATTTGTGTTATGTAACAGATTATACTCGCTTAGTAGCGTAATAATCTGAACGGCTCGCCATTGTCGTAAAAGGCTGGGGTAAGTAGTTTCATAAGGCTTAGAAACGCTAACACTGATAAGGTTAGAGAAGAGAGGTTCGAATCCTCTCCTTACCACTATTTAATTATCAAAATTAAGTAAAACTCAAAAAGATGTAAAGTATGAGTGTAAAGAAAGCAATCAATGACATCCTACCTCAGGAGTGGGATTATGTTCTTAGAAAGAACAAAGTTCTAACAAGAGTAATAGATTTAATCTATGAAAATTGTATACCTCAAAGCTGGCGTAACAATAGAATGCATAAGCGTTCTGTTGAACGCATAAGACATCTAATTCGTAATTGTCCTTTTATAGATTGCTTTGATGCAAGAGCAACTAGTGAAGGATACGATTTTTGGAAAAGAATTGATTTAGAAATTATAAATTATAAAGAACAATGTCGGTAAAGAAAATTGAAATTGTTCCTTGGGTAAAGTTCAATGCTCAAGGAGTCAAAGACGAATTAGAAGCTTTAGCTCAGTCTTGTATCAGTAAAATGGATTTTCTTTCTCAGATTAAGGATAAATATGAACTTTCTTTATCTGATGCAAAGGTAGTAGCAGACAAATTTTTCAAAAAGGAGGAATAAAATATGTTAGAACTTAAAAAACCAGGCTTATATATAGCCAATGGAAAGAACATTAGTGTTCTAGTGAGAATTGCAGGCACTGCGCCATGTTTAGTTGCTGTCAGAGGCATTTTGCTGAATGATATGCAAAGAGATGGTACTATCACAGTACTAGAAAAGGACAGTCTTGAACTACAAGACATCGTAGCTAATCCAAAGTCATATGTATTTGACTATCCCTCTGTAAGTGAGGCAGTTAAAAATGCATTAGGCTTAGAGGCTACTGAGAGAACTAAGATTGAGTATACAGAACAGGAGTTTAACGATTTCATTCAGGCTTATAAAAACAACAGAAAAATGTTCCCTGAAGACTATATCGTGAAAACTCAAGTTGTATTTATCAACAAGGGCTTCTCAAAATCTCAGGCAGATATGATTATTGCTCAAATTGAAACAAGGTTAAGGCTTCAAGGAGAGTTGTAATATGAATGTCATTGAGTATTTGCAAGATAAATTAGAGCCTGAATATAGGTTCTATTCAAGTACATTACCTATAATAACTACACCTGATATGCCGGTACCATTTATAATAAATGAAAAGGTATATGGATGTGGTAAATTTAACATAGGTTCTACCTGGTATAAGTTAGTAAAAGATAATTCTATAGAAGGTGCAATATTCTATGGGTTACCTAATGCTCTTATTACTAGGATTAAACATCCAGAAATAGCTACTATAGCTAAAAGAGTTCAAAGTAAGATATTAAATGTTATGATTACTGATATTCATAACTCAAACTCTAAAACAGAGTTAGTACAGTTAAGAATTGCGGTAAACATGATTATGAATTTAACTTATCTTGATTCCGATAAAAGACTAGAATGGTCTAATTGGATAAAAGAACTCTATTGGAAAAGAAAAGCTGTAATTAATCAATATATATTGGATTACATCCTTCCTTTCTGATCCTAGGATTACGGCTATTGAGTTAGCCGTAGTCCACTAAAAATCTAGCTACTATGAAAGAAGAAGAAAAGCTTCTTGTAGAGCAAGCTAGAGAAGGTTCCGAAAAAGCTTTTAATACACTTTATAATAACTATTATAAAACAGTCTGGTATACTGCTAACAATGTAGTACATAATTCAGATGCAGCAGATGATATAACATCTATGGTATTTACTAAAGTATATTTAAAGTTACAATCTTATACTAATCATATTTCATTTGAAATGTGGTTAAAGACAATTACAGTTAATACTGCAATTGACTATATAAGACGGAATAAAAAAGAGCAGTTAAATAACTATATTGATGATGAGGAGTCAAAGATTCAATTAAGCGGATTAGAACACAGTCCAGAAGATGATATGATATTTCAACAGAATATTAATATTGTTATGGAATGTATCCCTCGTCTTAAGAAAAAGTATAGAGATTTAATATATGCTCGACTTGATGGGAAATCCTATCAGCAAATTTCACAAGAGCTTGCCATACCAGAAGCAACAGTTAAAACCTGTTTAAATAAGGCAAGACAAAGACTAAAACAATTATTTAACCAATATTAACCAATACTTACAAATTATGGCAAATTCATTTGGTCTATTGCTTGCTGCAATAGTGATATGTTTCATCATCGCAAGATTGATGAAAGATGCCAAAGCCTTTTCTAGATTAATGGCCATTCTAGTAATAGGCTTACTTGTAGGTGCAGGAGTTAAAGAAGTATATAAGGAATGTACTTCTACTCCTGAGAAAGCTGCAGTGGTTACTGTAGAATCAGCCCCCACGTATAGTAGTAATACACCCGTTGTTTGGAATGTATTACCTTGCAATCAGGACTATACGAGTAAGGAAAACAAGACTGAACGTGACAGTACAGTAACTGAAGCAGAAGGATTACCTACAGCGAGAACTGAAAGTAAATTTATAGATGACTCGTGACTGCAGAGATTACATCTCAGAGTTAATTTATTTTATTTACAAGTATATAACCTATTAACTTATAGCGAAGGAGCGCTACATTATCAAAATGGCAAAAGTTAGTAAAGAAGCTAAGAAATTGGCTAAGAAAAATAAGACAAAGGTTGAGGAACCGTCAAAGACTCAAGATACTGTAGCTACTACAGTAGAAGCGCCGAAACCTGATGAAAAGCCTGCGGAAGTAGTGGAAAACAAAGAAACCAAAGATAAACCGCAGGTTAAGGACGAAAAGACCAAGACCGAAGGGGAAGTTATTGTTCCTGAAGTAGTAAAACCGAAAAGTGTTGCTATTACAACATCTACCTCATTGGGTGGAATGCTTGGCAGCGATGGCTCTAAAGACCGCATTGACAAAAATCATGCGATTGAGCTTATGGGCATTATTCGGAACGAGTATTTGACTAACCCGGAAACTCCTGAAAAGGTAAAAAAAGCAATGAAATGTCAGTTTGACGTTATGACATCTGTTGCTTTAGTACAGTATTTCACTCAGCTTGAAGGCGACTTCCAGACTATGGGAGTACGTATTAATGCTGATATGCGTGAACAAGCAGAACGCGTTCTTGGTGAATACCTTGGCATTAAGGTGAAATATATGCAGGCAAATGACAATTCCCGTCAGTTAGTACTTGAATTTAAGGAAGTGCCTGAGGAAGTAAAAGAAAATGCTAAAAAGGATGCTGCTGCGGCTAAGGAAGAAATTCCTGAACCGGATCCTAATATGCCAGCTGCAGATAAGTTGAAGGCTCTCCGTACTATTTTCTCACAGAAAGAAGGTATTGGAAAGAATTTCCTTCAGGGTATTGAATGGGGACGCAAGGCATTCTCATTTAGCAAAGAAGAAAAGAGGGCCGTTGTGCTTGCAAATCTTATTAAGAGTGGAGCAGATGCAACACTGCTTACCTGCATAAAAGGTATGGTAGGAGGCAAGTTGAATACTGAGCATAGCATTCTTGGTGCACATGCCTTGTTGAAGGGCTGGTGTCCGAGTGTTAGTGATGCAGAAATTGCAGAACTTATTCAGGTAATCGTTTCAATCAATTCTGAAAAGAAATTGAAGGAATGGAACGAGAGAGCCGGTGACAATCTCAAAACAACCTTAGAGAAAGAACTCAGTGCCGTTACTCTCAGTATTCTTACTGCAAACGCAGATAAGGCTATTGATGCTATCCTGAAAGGAAAAGATGATGAAGTAACTGTTATGAATGCTGATCAGAACGGCTTTGTAACTATTCATCCATCTGCTATTTACAAGACACTTGTTTCTACATATGGCGATTCTCCAAGTATCCTCAAGGATAAAGTCGCAGAACTTGTCAAATATTATGCGAAACCTATCGCAAGGTTTGCAGATTATGTAGACAAAAGTGCCTATTCCGACAAATAATCAATATGAAACGGATTAATTTGTGGATCACACTATTCGTAGTGTGTCTTGGAGGATTTATTGGATTTGATCCAAATTCTCCGTCTCAAACTTTAGATGCAAGTCAGACTATGATTCGTTGGGTAGACGTACCTAAAACACCAGTAGACGTACTTGGTTTGAATTCTAAGTCTATCAATATCAATCTTAAGGATGAGACTGTATCTGTTGACGGTGACGTCAATAATACTTCTGTGACAATTACAAGGGACGTTGAAACACTCCCGGAGTTTAAAACCAAGGTAATTGAAAAGGTAATTTATTTACCTGAAGACATTGCCTATAGAACTAAGTTTTTTAACAGGTTAATGCCTATTAATAAAACTTTACCAGTTAAAAACTGGTAATCTGCCGAAGATAAACGCAGACCGCTAATAGAGATGCACAAGCGGTATATAAGAGCTATAAGTGTAAAAATTCATTACTTGAGCCTGACTAAGCCGTGTGATGTGAGCAATACAGGATACTGAAATGTATAAGTAATAGCAAACACTATTCTATTTATACTATAGTATGATAACTTGTTGTGTTATAAAATTGTTCTATAACTGAAGAAGCAACAAGAAAATGGGAGAGCGTGCGTAACCCATAAGTGAGAACCGACTGGTGACTAAAAGACGCAGATGTGGAAGGAGCAGCTATCGCATCTAAACAAGGCAAAGGGGTATCGTTCACCTCTATACATATCCGTTTTAGCTATTTCAAAAGCAGAATCACGAAGGGATGTGAACACGTGCTGTATGTTGTCATTTAAATCTGAATCGACTAGCATTCTAGGGTAGTCTCCAAAACTCCCCTGTGCAGGGCGGTAACCAATCCGTTGGCCAAAGAATACTAACCTAGTGTTTTACATATATTTAAAATCTTCACTCGTATCGAAGCGCATGATTCAATTGGGAATGGATATTATTTGTCTAAATATATGTATATAAAGGGGTAAATTATATAATAATGAGCAGAAATTGAGACAAGACATGGCTGAGTAGCAATGATCCATATAGAACTTCATTTGTATTGAAGCTATATGACTGATTAACTGGATTAGGTGCAAAACCTATACGCAATACAGTGAACGTAAGAGTTAGCTGTTTGGGAGAAATCCCTATGGAAAGTAAATTGCGTGTCTTACAGCTTGAGATATTTCATATATAGTTGCAATTACTATACTGTTTATGACAAATAAGCAGAATGAAGTTAAGGTTATTATATAATAAAGTGACTTGTCAGTAATGTCACTATAAAATCTAACGTGCTTTGCACTGGAGTATAAACTGACTAGCGCCTGAAGTCCGCGATAAGACTATTGGTTGATAGATATAGGATTAGTATAAATATATCTATTTCGAAAGAAAAGGGAGTGGGCCAGGACCACTATTAAAACTTGGAAAGTTGAAGTAAGGTTACTTTAGTACTAAGGTTTGCTATAAATAATTTGGTAAGAGCTATGCACTCCAGCATAGAGCAGGATCTTACGAAGCATCCTAGAGGCCG